CCTGTTCTCGCGTGCGTACCCAGAGCTTCTCGCTCGCCACAACGAGCTTGGTCTTATCCAGCACGCTCGTGAGGCAGAGCAGAACATTCTGACTCGTATCGGTAACGCTTCGACAGCTGTTACAACCTCATCGCTCATCGGTGTTGGTCGTGACTTCCTCGTTCAGATTCGTCGTGCGTCAGCTGCTTACCGCTCGCGTCACCGTGTTGACCCAACCACACAGCTCCGTGCCATCGTCCCTTCATGGGTCGTTCAGGCTATGGGTGCTGACCTCACCCTGTCAATGCCCGGTGACAACACCATCGGTCTTGGCATCAACGAAATCAACGGTTACCTTGCTTCGGCAAACGTATCGCTCGTAGAGTCACTTGACTCAGACCTGTTTGCATCGCAGTCAGGTTCAGGCGCAGCTCTCGTTGAGTTCCCCGACACATTCACATGGTACCTCTTCGCTGAGGGTTCGTTCATCTTCCTTGATGGCGGTACTCTTGACCTCGGTATCATCCGTGACTCGGGTCTCGTTGGAACGAACGACTACAAGATGTTCGTTGAAACATTCGAGGGTGTTGCATTCGTTGGTACAGAGTCGCTCAAGATTACATCGACGATTAACGTCAACGGTGTAGCTGCGGCTCTCCGCGACACAACTGGTGGCGCTACAGCTGCCGCAATTGAGTACTAAAAACTCAACTGAAACACATTGATGAGTGTGGGTGGGGCTTCGGCCCCACCTGCACCCACCAAACACATATACATAAACTTCTAGTTAGGACTTTTACTAATGGCTTTTGATGGAGTCTTCCCCGCACCAGACCTCGAACCAACAGAGTTCGGTCTGTTTGCTGTTGCCAAGCCTAACTCTTCCCTCAAGGGAGCAGGAGCTGATGAGAAATGGATTCGTGGATTCTCTCAGCTATACGAAACTCGACCCAACTATGTTCGTGCTTGGGATGAGACATCTTCGACTTCTTATACTGTTAAGTCAGACCCGGCTTCTCCTCTCTACACAAAACTTACCCCTATCTTTCTTGAGGTAGAAGACCAGCGTTCGACACTTGGTCTTAACGGTGAAGACCGATTTGCTCGTGTCCTTCGTCAGCTTGAGGGCACTTCTCAGAAGGCTCTTGAGTATGAGCTATGGAATGGTGAGATTGCTCTTGCTAAGGGTCTCACTAATCCGTTCCTGTCAAGCCCCGGCGTGACTGTTATTCATAATGAAGCTGCGCACGGAACCCCCTACAATGCCCGTCGCGCCCTTTCTCTTCTTGAGCACTATACGGGTGAAATGTCAGCTGCTGGCGAGCACGGTGTTGTTCACCTCACTCGCGATATCTTTGTTCTTATGACAAGCAATAACAACTTGTTCATGGACAACAAGGACAAGCAGCACATGCAGACTGCCACAGGTACACAGGTCATCATTGGTTCAGGCTACTCTGGAGATGGTCCTCACCGTCTTATCTCTACTTTGGCAGTAGCATCAGGTGTAGGCACTGTTGTCACAACAGACCCCCACTACCTTAAGGTTGGCGAAACAGTATCTCTAGTCACTGATGCGGGTGGAACTGCTTATGATGGTACATGGGTTGTTGCATCTGTAACTAACACAACTACTTTCACTCTCACAATGACTGGTGTTGCTAACCGCTCATCATCCGCTCTTGCTGGAAATGTTCAGATGCAAGGTGACGACAACACAAAGTGGATTTACGCAACTGGTCGATGCGACGTGCTTCTTGGCGAGGCAACAGTTGTAAACGAAAACTTGGCACAAGGTTACGACGTGTCGGGAAACAAGAATGACATGAAGATTAAGGCTACGCGAGCTGCTGTTGCGTACTTTGACCCTTCAATCCACCTCGCAATTAAAGTAGACCTTACGGTCTAGACTGTATAATTAAACCATAACAACCTAAGGAGAATAGCTCAATGGCTACTCAAGACTATGCAGCCAGCATTCAGGGTGTTTCCATTCGCGTTACCCGACTCGACGCAAACGGAAACCTCCTCAACGGTGCTGGTGACAGCTACACAACATCAGCTTTCATGCGTGTTTCATTCACACCGGAATACGAAGAGGGCGACGAAATCACAGAAAAGTCGGCTAGTGGCGCAATTTGCGTTTCTTACAAGGCTCCCGACACACTGAAGCGCATCACAATGGAACTTGCTATTTGTGAGCCAGACCCTGAGCTTACAAACCTCATCGCTGGTGGTCTGCTTCTCCGTAAGAACCTTGGAACATTCAGCTCACCAAACAAGCAGTCCATCGGTTGGGCAGCTCCCAATGTTGGTGACTACCCACAGGGTAACGGTGTTGCTCTTGAGGTTTGGTCACTCGCTATCAAGGACGGTAAGAAGGCTGGAACGCTTCCTTACTTCAAGTGGGTATTCCCCTACGTCAAGCTTCGTCAGTCAGGTGACCGCGTTATTGAGAACGGCGTTCTCGCTAACACATTCCAAGGCTACGGTCTTGGTAACATCCTGTACTCGACAGGTCCTGATGGTCGCTGGGAGTTCCCTGTTGCCTCAGAGCGTCCCTACTCATACGCTCGTGACAGCTGGGCACCTAATGGTCGCAAGGGCTTCTACACATGGCACCCAACAGTTACAAAGACTGTTGCAAAGGTTGCTCGTGCAGCTGGTATTGCTACTATCACAACTGCTGATGCACACGGATTCCAGATTGGTGACACTGTGACAATTGCTGGTGTAACAAACGACACCAACTCGTTCAACGGAACCTTTACTGTTCTTGCTTCAGGTCTTACTTCTACAGCATTTACAGTGGCTAACACTGCTGGAACTGCTTCAGTAACAGAAGCTACAGCAACTGGTACCGCGCCTACAGCATCTATCCCTGCTGGTAGCCGTGAGGTTGGAACTCTTCCTGACGCTAACACGACAGTATCAGTTACAACTGATGGTACAACCGTTACAACGACTACATCGTTCAACGTACCGGGTGCTAAGAACTACAACCCTGACCTCCCATCAGACTACATTGTTGGTTCGGCTGTAGACCCAACTGCATAATCTGATTCACTGAGTCGGTAGACGGGTGGCATACCGAGTGTATGTCACCCGTCTTCTTTAGGAGAGCATAATGACCGTTTCACAACATATGTGGATTCAACCATCTGACCTTGGGTCACAGTGGGAGGATTCAGAGTACGCCGAAGATGCTATCCAACTTGCTTCACAAATGCTGTGGGCAATGTCTGGTCGTAAGTATTCGGGTACCGCCACGGTAACAGAGCGTTATGTGCGATTCTCTCCTCTTATTAATACTCGTCTCCTACAAGAGGCTGCAGTTCTTAACTCACGAGTTAATAAGGCACTTCAGATTGTTGAGCCGTGGGTTTCGGCTGAGACCCGTATTCGTTTGCGTGGTCAGCCTGTTACTCAGATTCACACGGTGCGTAACGTAGGTTCAGGCGTAATCGTCTCCCCGGACTCGTACTACATTGTTGACCACTCAACTCTTCAGTTTTCTGAGGGTGCGCTTATCGTACCTGCTGATATTGAAATCTCTTATAGCTACGGAGTTCTTCCTCCGATTGCTGGTCGTATGGCTGCTCGCCGTCTTGCTCTTGAGTACATCAAGCTTTGGTCTGGCTCAGATGACTGCGCCCTCCCCGAGCGTGTTACATCAGTAAACCGTCAGGGTGTATCCTACACAATCATTGATAGCCAAGAGTTTATCGATGAAATGCGTACTGGTATCTATGAGGTTGACCTGTTCCTCAAGGCTATTAACCCAGATAAAGCTCGTAAGCGCTCTAAGGTATTCTCACCTGACATGCCCAAGGCTCGTCGCTATACTCGTAAGAGTTCGGTTTATGTCTCCAGCCCCCGAGACATCGTGGTGCACAAAGCTACTACCGGGACAGTAACTATTTCTCTTGCAAGTGTTAATGCGGAATATCTTGCAAGCGAGTCAGGCTGGACACTCCAGTTTATTATTCGTAGCTGGGCTTCATCACATACTAAAACGATGGATGCCACCTCAGTACACCTAACTTCTACAGATATTACACTCTCGGTACCATACTCTGACGCATTTGGTGTACTTGGAATGGTTGACCCGGGGACATGGGACTTGTACGCAACAAAGAACGGTACTACAGCTCAGGTTGTTTCAGGCAACTTGGCTATCAATATTGTTCAATAATAATCTGATAAGGTAGTGACATGGCATCAAATCTAGACAACTTTGCAGTAGACGAAGGAGCATTTCACCTCAAGAACCTTCTTGATGGTGTGCTTGCCCGTGTCGTTTCTATTTATGAGTCTTATGGTGTTCCGCTTCCCATGCGTCGCTATTGGACAATGGGGACTCCTGCCGAGGACTGTGAACAGCTTGTAGTTTCTTTTGTTCAGGCATACATGGGTTTGCCGGGTGATGAAGCTTCTCGCCCACAGAAGTGCAATATGCCTAAGAGTGCTGTTATGACAATCTCACTTACTCGCTCTATTCCTGTTGTTGGACCAAATGGTAAAGCACCTTCTGGAGACTCAATCCAGAAGGCTGCTGGAGTTTCAGCTGTAGACTCATGGGTACTTCTTGACTCACTACGACTACTCGACCAGTGGGACGATGACTACATCTCTGGTCCTGGCGTAATCGCTACAGTAAATGTTCCAGACCCTCAGGGTGGATTTCAGACTGTAAATATGCAGGTAACGATGGTGATTCCATAATGACTAGCTATACATATAGTTTTGGAAAGCTAACTATCTATAAGCCAGAGTTGGCTGAGTTCCTTGATGGTGAGCAGGGTCAGGTACAGCAGAGTATTAAAAAGCGTGTAGACAGGATTCTTATAGCTGCTCGCGCTCAAGTTGGACACAAGACTTACAAACTAAGAATGTCTCTCCGAGCTAAACACTACCGTGTAACTGGTAGGTCATACTTTAGCGTTGGCTCTGATGTTAACTATGCGCTAGTACACCATGAGGGTAGTAAGCCTCACAAGATTACTCCTAAAGGTCCTCATATGTTGAGGTTTACTTCAGGCTCTCGCATCATCTATACGCGTGAAGTTATGCACCCCGGAACACGCCCAAATAGATATCTCTCAGACAACCTCTATCTAGCTTTAGTATAGTAGAATATAGCTAGAGATAAATTCTCACGACAACCGACACAGAAAGAAAACAATGACTAAAAATCGATTTAAGGACTTCGGTAAGGGTACTGCCTCTACTCCCGAGCCACTGAGTTTCAAGCTCTATGATGAAGAGTTTGAGTGCGTTCCTCAGATTCAAGGAACTACAATGCTGAACCTTGTTTTGGAAAGTTCCTCAGACGAGCCGGGTGCTGCGGCAAAGGTTATCGTCAACTTCTTTAAGCAGGTTCTTAAGGATGAAAGCTATACACGCTTTGAGGCTCTTGTTAATGACAAAGATAAAATTGTCACAGTTGAGACCCTTAGTGAGATTGTTGGCTGGCTCATCACTGAGTACGGTGACCGCCCGGAAGAGCAGCCAGAGGCTTAATTAGGTGGGCTATCGACCTCTGGCACTATGTCAATGGTAAGGCTCTAGCCAATCACATTGATTTAGCCTCGATGGAGTGTAGTGACATGCTTGATGTGTTGCACTACTACTTCGAAGAAGACTTCAAGTTTACTACTGGCGAGGAGTCGGATAGAAAGAGTATGATGCGGGAAAGTCTGTATCAAAATCTTTATGGGCAAGACTATTTATATTCTTCCCATAAATCACCTACCGCTCAAAATACATATGAGAGTGTAGCTGAACAGTACGGATTAGAAGATGACGATGACGGATTGTCAGAAGTCAAGGTATTTAATCCAAAGAGTGCTCCAGCTGCTCCATATGTACCACCGACAAAGTTTGACCCCAGTAGTTCCCAACCATTCGGTAATATCCTTGACTCGCCACTCGGGTAGAATTAGTATATAGAGTTTTTAGGAGGTGAGTTCTTTTGGCAATCGTCGGTCAAGCTGAGATTATTGTTCGCGCTATTACAACTAAGGTTGAGAGCGATATTCGTAGCGGGTTCAACGGCGCAGAAAAAGCTGGAGCCGAAGCTGGTCGTAGTATTGGAACGAGCCTAAATAAAGAACTCAGTAAGTCTAGCTCTGGTAGCACGGTATTTAAGGATTTCGGGGATAAGATTGGTGTCCTTGAGCCTAAGGCACTTAAAGCAGCTCAGGGCTTCCACACTCTAGTACGCACTGGATACACTGTTCAGTCTGCATTGGGAGCACTGGTAGGTAGCCTAGGTGCCGTAGGTGGCGGTCTAGGTGCACTTATTGGTGTAGCTGGAGGAGCTGGCGCATCTATTGCAGTCTTGGGTAATATTTTTGTTGCCTTTGGTTCTGGTATGGCTGCGGCTAAGCTGGCTTTAAGTGGTGTGGGCGCTGCTCTAGGAAAACTTAATAGTGGCGGTAAGACAGCACAGCAACGAATTTCCGAGCAGAAGCGTATTCGTGATGCAGAGCGTGAGCTTGCTCTAACAATGCAACGTAATGCCGAAAGCATTGTCAAAGCTAATAATGCTGTTCGAGACGCACAAATTAACCTAAATAAAGCCTACAAAGCTGGACGAGAAGAAATTCAGCAACTTGGATTTGATGCTGAAGATGCAGCGCTATCTGAGCAGAAGGCAGCACTTGCCTTGCAAGATGCCCGTACTGCTCTTGCTCAAGTTCAAGACCTTCCACCTAACTCTCGTGCCCGCAAGGAAGCGGAATTGGCTTACCGAGAAGCCGACCTAAACTACAGACGAGCTAAAGACAAATCTGCTGACCTCAGCAAAGAGCAAGACCGCCTAGCTAAGGTTGGTGTTGCTGGTACTGATACTGTTATCTCTGCTACTAAGGCACTATCCGAAGCAGAGCAAGAAAAGTCACGTACTGTTCGTGATGGTATCGAAGCAGAGATTAAAGCGCAAGAGGCTCTAGCTGAGGCGCGTCGCCAAGCTGCTACAGCAAGTGGTCAAGACCCATTCAAGAATCTGACTAAATCTCAGATTGAGTTTGTTAAGCATCTCTATGCAATGAAGCCACTCTTTAAAGACCTTCAAGAGTCTGTGGCACATGCGTTCCTAACACCCCTTACTGATGCTATTGACCTTTTGGCAACAAAAGCATTCCCGGTACTGAAGACTGGTCTCACCGAGGTGGGTGGGGCAATGGGTGGAGCTGCTAAAGCAATTGCTCAAGCACTCACTAGCTCTGAAAACCTAGGCAAGCTTGGGTCAATCTTTACTAGCTCAGCTGGGCTACTATCTACTTTTGGTCGTACAGCTGCTGTCATGCTGGGCAACTCACTTACCCTTCTTCAAGCAGTTGCCCCTCTTGCTCAACGATTTGCTACCTTCCTAGAGAAGCAGTCAAACGCATTTAAGAGTTTTCTAGATACTAAGTCTGCTTCAGGAGAATTACAAAAATTCTTCACTACTGCTGGCGACTTAATGGCTCGTCTTGGTCATGCCTTTGGAAACATCTTTGGTGGTCTAGGTCATATGATTCAAGCAAATATCGGTCCGGGTTCGGGCGGAGATATTATGCTTCAGTGGATTGAAAAAGCTACTGCTGGGTTTAAGAATATTCCAGTAGGATTTATGGCTAACTACTTCCAAGCAGCTTCTAAGAATCTTACCGAAATTTTAGATACTCTTAATATTGTCATTCACGCAATTATGGCTGCGGGAGCAAGTCCTGCTATTGGTCAGTTCTGGCAAATTCTTGAGTCAGGAGCTGCTACCTTCCGAAATGTCGTAATGGAGTCTGTAAAGACTGCTCCAGTATTGGCTATTCTTGTTAACCGTCTTATGGAGATGCTTGCTGTATTTGCAGACTCCGGCTCTATTATTGCGTTCTTTAATGCTCTTGGATTTGTAGCAGCTGGAGTTGAGTCTGTAGTTAAAGCAATAGGTCCTTTGCTTAATGTATTAGGTCCTGTTTTTGCTACAATATCTGCTTTCGGTCTTGTATTTAAACTTGCCTCGTCTGCTGTCCTTATCTTCAAGGGAATTATTGGACAGGTACTCAAGCCACTAGTTGCTCTTGAGGCTTGGGCAATTAAAAATACTGCTGCATCAGCAAAAGAGACCGCAGCTACTGCATCTCTAGCAGCATCTAAACAAGCTCTTGCAATGGCTACCCTGCGACTGAATGTTGCTAAGGCACAAGAAGCAGTTGCATCTACTGAGGTAGCCCTTGCAGATGCCGAGCAGTACGCTGCAGAAGCATTTATGACAGGCACAAAAGCAGAACTCGTAGCTGCTACAGAGGCTCTTGCTGTAGCTCAGGGAGAGAATGCTGTTGCTGTAGGTGGACTTGCCGTTGCAAATGATGCCCTTACTGTCTCCGAGGCTGCGGCAGAGGTCGGTGCTATTGGGATGGGAGCTGCTATCTGGGGAGCACTTGCTCCACTCCTACCAATCATTCTGCCACTTGCTGCTATTATTGGTGGAATTTTTGCAGTTATCTCAATTAACCAGCAAAACCTTGATAAGGCTGTAACAGCTACAACTGAAGACCTTAAAAACGGTACTAGTGCTACTAAAGCTTGGGGAGATGCTCTACTATCAATTCCTGATAGTCCTATTAAGGACTCTCTGAAAGATGTCGAGGGAGTCCATAAAGCTCTTGGTGAAGTTAAGACTAGAACTGGGGAGTGGGCACAAGAAACTACCAATGCGGGCAAGAAAACAGGTAATGTTTACGCTGCTGGTCGTGCCGGTCTAGCTCACTACCATACTGCTCTATCAGAACTACATAAGGCTTGGGGTGCCTATGGGGACTCGCTTGCTAACGTAGCAGCTACTGACCTCCCAACTGCTGAAAATGGCTTCAAGAAGTTGATGATAAGTCAGGAACTTAGTACTGCACAGCAGATTGATGCTCTTGATAATATGCCTAAGTATAAAACCGCCTTGGAAGAGCAAGCTACGGCGCTTGGTGTAGTTATTACTAATCAAGATGGCTCCATTAATAAGGAAAAAGAACTAGCCTTTGCTCGTGGAGATGGTGCTGTAGCTGTTATGCGTCAAGTTGACTCGCTTGTTGCCTTAGCTCAAGGGTCTGGAGCTGCTACCGCACAACTCAGTAAAGTCGGAGAAGTAGTGGATGGTCACACTACTACAGTTGCAGATTTCCAAGCCAGCCTTAAAGCTAAAAACAAGGCATTTATGGAAGAGATGGCTAACGATGCAACACTAGCTGCAATGGGTGTTAGTACGGAAACCATTAAAGTTCTTGAGCAGGGTGGACTCACATCAGCCGAGATTATCAAGCAGGTTAAAGCTGGAAACTCTTCTCTTCTTGAGGAAGCGCAGAAGAGTGCTACTCAAATGTCTGCAAACTACGGACCGGCTCTTGCCTCAATCGCTGCAGATGGTGTGACTACCCCACTTGAGGCAGCCGCGCAAGCTGCACTTGATAAGGGTCAAATTACAATTGACCAGTTCCTAAATACAACTGGAAATAAGATTGCTGGGTATACCCCTCCTGTAATCGATATTAAGCCGGGAACAAAAGAGTTTGACAAGCTCCCTAAGACAGTTCAAGATGCCATCAAGAGTGCGAACACTACAGTTAAGGTTGGTGTGCAGTCTGCCGAAAAGAAGGGACATATTAAGATTGGTGTGTTTGACGTTCCCTTCGAGTTCAGCGGATTTAAGAACGGTGGATTTATCAAGGCTCTAGCTAATGGAGGATTTATCTCCGGTGCTGGTGGACCTCGTGATGACCGTGTCCCAGCGATGCTTTCTGCCGGTGAGTATGTTATGAACTCAGCAGCTACCCAGCGTTATCTGCCACTTCTTAATCAGCTCAACAATGGGTCTGCTACATTTACTAGTAATACTCCAGCACAAGCTCCAACTATTAATATCTCCGTACACCCATCCCCGGGAATGAGCGAGACAGAACTTGCCTCTGCCGTCTCCCGCGAACTTGCATTCCAGATGCGTAAAGGTTCCGTCTAATGATACGTAAAAATCTTGTCCATAACCCCTCCTTCCGAGCGGGTACTGAGGGTTGGGTTGCTACTGGCGGAACGTCGTCAATCAGCTTTAGCAAAGACTATGCATGGTATGGTGTTGGAAGCCTAAAGGTAACTAAAAACGGTACACCTAACTGTGGTGTCCGTACCTCAGATAGCTACCTTATTCCCGTAACTGCTGGTCTCAAATATACTGCCTCTGCTCATATTTTGTTGCCACTTATTGTGGATTCGTCAGTTACTATCAACCTATATGTAGCAATTGAGTGGCTTGATACCTATGACACTCTTATTTCATCCTCAGTATCTCCCACAAATCCGACACTTTCTGGTGACCCGTGGGATACTATTGCTGTTGTTGGTGTGGCACCTACAAGTGCAGTTTCTGCTCGAATTTCAGTAACTCAATATCAAGCAGATAGTGCTTCTGGGCAGTATTTCTACCTTGATGCTATTCTCTTTGAGCAGTCTTCATATGTTGGTCAATATGTTGACAACCTCACTCAAGCTGAAGAAAATGCTGTTGTCAATAAGGCTCTTACACCTGTTCAACCTCCACCCATTACGGGTATGCAACTTAATGCTGATGTTGCTCTAGGTGACTTAATTCTAAATACAGTTGATGAAAATAATGTTGTTTGGGTTTGTACAGACATCGAAGGTTGGTGGGGTCACCCAGACTCTGAGGTTCCAGATATTCCTCGTGGCGTTGAGGATGGTTCGTATGAAGTTACTGGTCGATATGGTGCTCGTCAACTGACCCTTCACGGTGTAATTTTTCCACCTAACCCAGAGTCACTTGCTGTTGCCCGAGACAAAATTGTTGCAGTAACAAACCTTGTTCGCAAGGGTGCATGGCTAAGAACAAGTGAAGAGCCTACTAAAGCCTCATATGTTCGTCTCAGTGGTCGCCCTCAGTTCCAAACAACTGGTACTCGTGGTCGTACAGAGTTTTCAATTGGTCTACGAGCTGCTGACCCCATTAAGTATGAGTGGAATGACTCAGATGTAGATGGTCATACTATTTTTTCTATTTCGGCTTCAACAGGGACTATTACTGTAAACAATAAAGGCGATGCCGATGTTCGTGTACGCTTCGACATTACTGGTCCAGCTGGAACAAATAGTTATATCTACAATCAAACAACTGACCAAAAAATAACTCTAGCCCAACCACTCCGCGGTACTACACCTCTTGCCTATATAGTATCAAAAACAATATCGTCTTCAACAGATAAGACTGGAGTAGTTACACAGACTGCTACTCTCACAACCTCTACTCCACACCAGTTGGTTGTTGGAGACAATATTACGCTAAGTGGTGTGGGTAGCGGTCTAGACACCGTTGCTGGTCAATCACATGTAGTCACTAAGGTAAGCAATATTGAGCCATACTCGTTTAGCTTTCACACTACTGGTCTTATTGATTTTACTTCTACTACTGCTACTACTGTAAACAACGGTACTCTCGCGCTATTCAGCAGTGACACCCTATCAATTGATACATATAACAAAAATATCTCTTTTAATGGAGATTCTTTTGATAGTAGATATCGTGTAGATGCAGTTATCGATTGGATTCATCTTGCCCCGGGTGATAATGTTATTAAATTTGTTGACATTATCGATACGATGGATGTTGTCAAAAAGAACTATAACTACACGACAAAAGTTGCAACTATTGAAACAGCCACTCCACACTTTTATAAGACTGGAGACTCTATTGCTATTTCTGTTCCCAATAGCCAGACACTGCTTAATAAATCTATAACAAACCATGTAGCTACTCTTACTACTACAAATGAACATGGATTTTCTGCTGGTGACATCGTCTCTGTTACAACTAATGAGACAGCATCCATCGTATCTAAGTCTGCTAGCGGTACAACTGCAACAATTGCTGTCGATGTAAGTGGCTCATTCCAGTCTGGCGATGTTGCTACTATCAATCTTGCTGAGACAGCTATTGCTTCAACTAAGGCACGCAGCGGTAGTACTGTAACAATTACTACAGGAGTTGACCACAAATTCTCCACTGGAGATGCTGTTACCGTTGACCTAGCTACAAGTGCTGTTCCTGCTAGAAAAGAGATTACAAGTGCTACGTCAACTATCACTACGTCATCTCCGCACTATTTTTCGACAAACGACTCGGTTACGTTAGCTCTACCTACAACTACTACAGTAAATAATAAATATATCTATGGAGCGTCGGCTACACTAACCACAACCTCTGACCACAACTTTTCTGTTGGAGATAAGATAACCGTTGCACTTCCTGCTTCGGCAACAGTTGTTTCGACAACCACGGGTGTCTTTACTGGTTCTGGGGGTTCACCTGCGTATACGGTAACGCTTAATACTACATCAGCCCATAGCTTTACTGTTGGGGATAGTATTAGTCTTACTGGTCTAGGAAGCTCGGATGCCAAGTATACTGGAACTGTAGTAATTCAATCCATCCCAACAACTACGTCATTCACGTACTTATATTATGGAAGTAACACTGCTACAACTGGAACTACTTTTGGGTCTGGTAAGACAGTTACAAATCTGACAAATACATCTCTGAATGGAACAGTTACCGTGACCTTTATCCCAAGTGCCACTCAACTTACATACACTAAGGGCGCATAATGACTGCTGGATATACTGGCTCTACATCCGGTGCCTTTTCTGGTCGCGCCGTAACCCTAATTCTTAACGTAGCTGAAAACTATACTGCGTCTACGAATACATCTACAATCTCGTGGTCTCTTCAACTTGACCCGACTACAGCTGTATCTGCATACCACCTAGACAATAACTGTACGTGGTCATTGACCATTGGCGGTACTACCCGTACTGGAACATTCGCATATGACTTCCGTGCTCAGACGGGCAGTGTTGTAACTATTGCTTCAAGTACTTCTTCAACAGACATGGATATTGTCCACAATACTGATGGTACTCACGCAGCAATTTCGTATGTAGCCTCGGCTGTGACAAATGATAATCTTGGGTCAGCGACTACGACGACGAAGAGTTTGTTACTTACTCCAATTTCTCGAGGTCCTGGTACCCCGACTGCCAGCACTACTCGAAGTCTTAGTGGCTCGTCAATCAGTGTCTCTTCAAATGACCCCGGTGTTTACAATAGCGGTCCTGCTATTACTTCATACACCTATCAAGTGAGTACCACCAGCTCTACCTCTGGATTTGGTTCTGCTCAGGCAATGGACTTTAGCACTAGGTCAGCATCTTTTTCTGCGACACCCACTCAAGGGTATTGGTTTACAGTAACAGCTACTAGCTCTGCTGGTTCTGCAACAAGTTCCGCTGTTTACTCATACCCATACCCATCTCTTCCTACATCCGTCAGTGCTACTCCAAATATGACCGCGGCGGGGGAGATTGATGTCTCATGGAATCCTCCAACATATCCTAACGGTGTAACTAGCTACACCCTATATATGGAAGATACTAGCGGTGATGGGGGAGCTTTACCGTATGATACATACTCTTCATCCATTACCGGAGTTGCTATTACTGGGCTTACTCCGGGTGTGCAGTATAACTTTTTTGTTACTGCTAGCAATGACTACGGTACTAGCCCGCAACCTTCTTCTTGGCCCACAAATGCTATTGCTGGTGGTCTTGCTCCCACTAGCCCGCAATCTGTTACAGCATCTGCTAGTACTAATACGCAAGGTGTAATCAACCTTTCATGGACTGCTCCAGCGTCACTTAATGGTATTCTGACTTCATATACGATATATAAAGCTAGTGATAACTCGGTTGTAGGAACTACAACTGGTACTAACTATGCTGTCAACTCTCTTACTGCTGGAACTTCATACCAGTTCTATGTAAAAGCTACAAACTCATACGGTCTTACAAGTAGTGCATCTTCTTCCACTACCTCCGTTATGGCACCGGGTATTCCGAGTGCTCCCGGTTCTTTGTCTGTTTCAGTAAGTACCACTCAGTTTGGTTCTCTTATTGCCTCATGGAGTGCGCCATCTGTCACAGCCGGTGGTATTACTGGATATATTATCTATAGTAAAAATACAGTAACTGGTGCGCTTACTCAACTTGGTACTGCGTCAGGTACTGTAGTAACGCTTTCTAGTCTTGCATATCCAGTGGCGTACAACATTGTTGTGGTTGCTCGAAATGCATTTGGAGATAGCCAATCTCCAGTGCAGTATTCTCCTCAAAGTACCGCAGTTACTGCAACTACAGCTGGTCCTCCAGAGGCACCTACTGGTCTAACTGCGGATACTAATGTGACTACATTTGGTGCTATTGATTTAAGCTGGACCGCTCCTGTAGTAACAAACGGAACTATTACTGGATACTCTATCTACACTACGTCTGGTGCTCCGGTAGCTTCTACTACTGGTACAGGAACAACATATACGGTTACAGGGCTTTCTGCTAATACAACATATTCATTTGTTGTTCGTGCTAGAAACGCTGTTTCTGATGTTGTAGGTGTTCCGGGTGCGCCGTCAAATATTGCTAGTGCAAATACAACTGGGCTACCAATTCCGCCAACAAATGTTGTAGTGGTTGCTAGTAGCGCAACTATTGGAAGACTTAGTATTAGTTGGACAGCTTCTACTTCTACGGTGACTGGTTATAAGTTGTATATGTCAACTGATGGTGGAGCCACAAAAACTCTGGTCATAAGCACATTAGTTGGAACATCATATGTGATGGATAATCTTGATTCAGGGTTATCGTACCTGTTTTATGTAAAGTCTAGAAACCTTGCTACAGACACTTCCGGTAATGATACTGCTGACCTATCACTTCCTAGTACAGGAGCAAGCTCGCCACTTTCATACTCAACACAGAGTATTGCTAATACTACAGTCACTAATGTGACGAATACTGCGCTATCTGGTACATACTCAATTACCGCAACTGCGTCAGATAGATTCTCATTTACATCTCCATCTGGAATTGCTACTGTGGCAGATACCGCTGTTCCCTCTGGAACTATTTCCAACCTGACAAATACCGCTCTTACTGACTCTAATGCTCCAAGTGGAAATGTGATTACCGTTCTATCGAGTAATGTATTTACATATACAACTACTTCATCTGGTACGGTAGCATCCGCGTCTATTCCCACTGGCAGTGGTAGTCTTGTAAACCTCACAAATAAGAATATTTTTAATGGCACAAAAACTCTTACTAGTGGTACTGGCATGTATGCACTTACTTACACCATTCCGAGTACTACATTTGCAAGTGCTACAGCGTCAGGGATAGCCACAAACACTAGTAACACCGCGTTTAATGCTGTAAATGTGCCAATTATTTCTACTCCAACAACAAGAACATTTACATATTCTAGTACGGGAACTCTTGCCTCTGCTGACTTAGGCAGTACATATGCGTCTGGAGTTGTTGTTAATAAGACTAATAGCACTCTATTCACAGGAACATATAATGTTACCGTCCCTGTAAATAGCTACAATACTCTAACTTATACTGTTGCAAAGTCTAATAGTGTTTTGTACCAAACATCTACATCGTCTATTTGTACGCTAGAAGTGGCTGCAACAACAAACTACAATGTTGGAGACGCTATTACTGTAGCTAATCTTGTGGGTGCTCAATATAATGGTTCCGTAAAAGTTTTGACAGGGGTCAGTACTTCTAGTGGGACAACCTATCTAACCTATGTAAATAGTACCCCCGCATCTACGCAGACTCGGACAGCGAGTGCAACTAATGCTACGGTGACTCCAGCTGTAACTACTGCTTCTGTAGGACCTATTGCAGCTACCTATGGCGGAACTGCTACATCAACTACATGCTCTGTTCTTGTTGCTACAAACTCTGACTTCTTGGTTGGTCAAAGTGTTACGGTAGCTAATACTGGTAGCTCAAGGTTCAATGCCTCGGGAGCAACTATTGTTGCGGTGACATCTAATACGTCAATTATTGTGTCTGGAACTACCTACTCTGGAACTCTCATCACCTATACCAATTCAGGAACTCCAACTAATGTAGGTTCGGTAGCATCCTTGATTGGTGGAACCATTACTTCTAGTGGTGGAATATCAATTGGCACTCCATATGGAGCAGCCACAAAGACCACAACAACTTCTACTCTAAGTGTTAATTATCGCTCTGGCTGGATTGGATAGTGCTAGAATGGATGTAAAGACATCCTAGACAGTTAGACGGAATTATGAGCGACCCACTAAATCACTCACCTGTATACAGGTACTATACCGTTGACTTACTTTCTAATGAAATTCTTGCTGAAATTCCATTCCGAGGAGTTTCATATGGTCGTGCCCTCAAAGCTGCTGGCTCATTCTCCGGTGAGATTCCTGTAATCATTGACACTCAGTACCTCAGTGCATATAAAAACACCGTCCCGGGCAATACAGCTTTGTACGTTCTTCGTGACGGTGTCTGTGTGTGGGGTGGACTTATTTGGTCGCGCGAGTACAGTGTTGTTGAGCGTGTACTTAAGGTTTCTGCTTCGGAGTTTACTAGCTATTTGCATCACCGTAAGATTTGGAAAACTCTTGCTCAGGGCTACACGGCTACAGTTGAGGTTATCGGTGACCTTGCTCATGTTGTTTTTTCTACAGGAATACCTACCCCCCTTAAGGGTGGTTCTACTGTAAAAATTGAGTTTAATGAAATTTCAAACTTCAGCTATAACGGATACTACAAAGTATCTACTGGTCAGCTTTCTACAGTAAATGAGTTTTATCTTGAAGAAGCAAAAAGCCGTGCCTCGGTTAGTGCCATTAAACGGGCAGATAACACAGTAACAATTACCACTAGCACTCCTCACGGATTCCATGTTGGTGACTCGGTAACCGTAGATATTACTGACGATACTTCGTATAACGGAACGTATAAAATTACGGCTGTCATTGGTGCACTATCTGACCAGTTCACATACACCCTGCCGGGAGCAGATACGGAGGGGTTTGTAGACATCTACGATGGCACCGTTGTACGACAACTTCCGCAAGGAATTTATCAGCTGGCTAGTATTGTTATTCGCACTGATACATATGACTATGTTCGTAACATCATTGAAGCGATGTCTACAGACTTTAACGGCGTTAAATTCCCTAACTCAGAAATTGAACCGGGTCTACGGTACCAGTTTGAGGTAGCAAATAAAGAGGCTAATCAGTACGGAAATGTAATTATTAATACCGTTGAGGCCCACGGGCTGGCGGTGGGTCAGTCTGTTGAGATTGCTGATGTTGATGAGACTTCTACTACTATTTTTAATGGAGAACATCAGGTCACTGATGTTGTTGATGATTACACTTTTGTCTATGCAGGACCTTATGGTGGAGGAGTTATTCCGTCCACGGCTGTAGCTATCAAGACAGCAGATATTAATGGTGTCTCAGCTTCCCGCGGGATTGCCACTATTTATCGAGTAAATACTTTATCTAAGTTTACTATCGGTCAACATATTGATGTGTCATGCGAGTTTTACCTCGGCGGTTTTGCGTCTTCCTTTAATGGGACATACGTAATTACCGCTGTAAATGATTCTGAGAAGACTATCCAATACAAGATTGACAATAAGGGGGCACTTCCATACATCCCATTTACACAACCAATTGCGACTATCGGTGGTACGGCATACGAAACGGTAAGTGCTTCTCTCAATGGAAGCGTAGGAGAAATCACTACTGCGGTACCTTATGGAACTGTTGTAGATGGGACTTCGACAGTCACTCTTACTAATGTTGACTTAGAGCACCCCATCACTAATAAGTACTGGGATGCTGGTAAGCAAACTGCTACGGTTACAACAGAAGACGAGCACCAAATGGCTGTTGGTGATGTCATTTCTGTGTATGGTCTACAAGATAACTTCAGCTTGATTAGTAAAACTATTACGGGCACGGGGTCAACAAAAGATGTCACGCTGACAACTAAGGTTACTCACAATTTAAATAAAGGCGATACTGTCTCTATTTCTGATTTACAAGATGTTTATAGCATTGACTCAAAAACAATGATTGGAAATGTAGCTACCGTAACCACAAAGGTGGAGCATAATCTTGTAGCCGGAAGTGTGGTCAATGTAGATGCTGGCTCAGATATTTTTTATGTTACTAGTGCCAAACTTACTGATGGTGTTGCTACTTTAACTATTGGGGCAAATAATTGTCGGGTAAATGACCAAATCACTGTCTCAAACTTGAAAGATAGTCGTAAAGTTATTTCCCATACTCTAGTTGATGGAGTTGCCACAGTTACATTCGATTTTCCACATAACTTTTCAGTTAATGATGAAATAACTATCTCCGGCACGGGTGATGTTATGTATGATGGAACCCATCAAATTACCGAGACTACTAATCAAACAATTGGCTTTAAAGCCACGACAAGTCAAGCAATTGTAAATGCTAATACTGCATATAACAACGCTGTTACTTCAGCAAAAAATCGTAAAGTAAAAGTTGTCTCAAATGACCCAACTGTAAAAGCAAAACTTGCAGCGCTCAATAAACTTAAAGACGCTCTTTCTACTGCAAATACAGGAACAATTCCTTCGAGTGGCGTTGCTAAATCGAAGACAAGTATTTTTAATGGTATTTATACAATTTCGTCTGTAACAGCAACTACAGTTTCATACAATAAGCCATCAGTAAATGATGAATTGCCTAGAAATGTTGACATTATCTATGCAGATATTAAAAAGTATTCTGCCTCTGGTAACTCGGTTACCATCACTCTAAACGCCACTCCGCCCTATGCCGTTGGAGATACTATTCGAGTCCGCTATACCGGCAATACTCGAATTGATAGCCCCTCGGGTACGGATGATTGGTTTACCCTTAGCGGGGTAGATTATTCGGCAAATACTATTACCTATGAGTCTAAAGGTTCTGATGTTGCAGAGGTGACTCCATCGTCTGTCATCCTTAATGGAGTATATTCAACTACACGAGCCAAGGCAGATAGTATATTTTCTGGACGATACCGAGTAAGCGCAATTCCCGCCGTAGGCGGGACTCCATATCGAAAATCTTTTAGCTATACAAAAACAAGTAATGTTCTTATTCGATACTCGAGTGCTACTCTATGTGAACTTACTCTAGAAGATTTTCATAACTACGCTGTTGGCGACTATATTGTTGTTGCTGGCGTTGGCTCTCGCTACAATACTTCTTCTGTAAAAATTGAGAGCGTAGAGAATACAGTTGTGTCTATTTCTGGCACAGATACTAATGTTGTCAAGATTACATATCTTCTTAGTGGAACTGCCGAGGCATCAACTACAACAACTGGAACAGTTACAGCAGTTCGAAATGATGTACTTACTCGTGGTGCAGTAGCTCAAGTTTCTGCCACAGCAAAAATATGCACCATTATTACTACTGGCATTGTCTTATCTGCTGGTGATACAATTCTTGTTGCCACGGGTAACTCTAGATTTGATGGCACTTTTGTAGTGGCATCAGCTACAGCAAACTCTAATGGTACTAGAACCTACACATATGCGTACACAGGAGCAGTAACATCTTTGACCACAATTACTGGTGGAGTAGTTACGCGTTTGGTGGCTGGTCTACCGTTTGGTACTTCTATTCTTAATACTTCAGCTACTACTACTGATGTTGAGCCAACTGTTAAGACCGACAGTATCCACAACAATACTGACGCTAATCCGACATGGACTATTACCAAGGTGTCGGCAGATACATTCACTTTTTCTCAAACTGTACCAAGTGCTGTGTCCCAAGTTACGGTAGATGGTCACGTTAAAAAACCGAGTGTATTTAATACTTCTAATGCCATCATTACTGGAGTATCGACTAACTCATTCCAATATCCTCTAGTCATTTCTGGACTATCTACAAACTTAAATGAGGATACTGCTGGTCAATCTGGGTTTGCTGTCGAGCGGTCTACTTTTTCTGGTACATATACGATTACTAGCCACGATGTATCTGCTAATTCAGTTCGCTTTAGTAAATATGCAACTCGTAGTATTACATTAGCCACAGCAACTACTTCTACATGTACCGTGGTTCTTCCTATAAATACAGATAACTACACTGTAGGAACTGGTATTACAATTGGTGGCACATTCTCTATTTCTGGAGACAATACAGACCGCTTCTTGGGCACATTTACAATCGCCTCCGTAACCTATACCTCGACTACTGTAACTATCACATACAATAGCCCGGGTATTGCAGTTACATCTGGCACATCTTCACTGACTCTGACAAGGCAACGTACAATTGATGTGGTCGGCACCCCGGGATATGGTCATGCTAAGACAACTCCACGAGCTATTGTTAGTTCATTTGGTCCATTCCCTAGTAACTCAGATATTGGAATTAAATTTTCTACCGCTGAGTATTCTGGTGTAAATGTTATTCCAACTACAGTTCGCGGGTCTGAACTTAAAACAGTTGGTGAAGTTCTAGACTCATACTCGGATGGTATTACTGGATTTACTTACCGAATCGACTGTTCTTATGATGCTGATACAAACAAGTTCATAAAGACTTTTGTTCTAATTGCTAATGATGTTCCCGGGACCCCTCCTACAGGAGAGGTGTCACCACTGAGTAGATTCGGTGCTGATAAGACTGTATTTGAGTATCCCGGAAATATCATCACTATGAGTATGAATGAAACTGCTGAGACATCCGCTACTCGATTCTTTACTACGGGAGAGATTTCTGGTGGGGCAAATATTGGACCTAACATCTCAGTCTACTCAGCTAATGACTTGCTCAAGGGGTCTGGCGGAGATGGGAGACGATGGCCCATTCTTGATGCTGACCAAAAGGTAAGTAAGATTAATGACAAGACCACTCTCTATGCATATGCAAAAAAGTATATGGTTGAGGCATCTCCCCCAGATATCAAGATGAGCATGACAGTAAATGGCTCTCTTAATCCTTTTGTTGGAACATATGCCCCGGGTGATTGGTGCAGTATTATCGTCCAAGATTACTTTGTATCTGAGCGTCTTTCCGCCGGGTATGAAACTCGACCAGATGTTATTGTGCGTAAAATTGATTCGTACTCAGTTACAGTTCCAGATGGTACTACTTTCCCTGAGTCAGTTCAGCTGACGCTACTTCCAGAATGGGCGATTGATAAAGTTGGCGAGTAATAGGTATAGAGCTGGACGCTCTATTGCAAATAAAATTAACGAGCTTGACTCTCGTCAAGGCAACTCTGAAAAAGATATTAGTAATCCTAATATTGAAGCTGGTTACCTTGTCACTGACCACTTTGCTGATGGTTCCGTTACAGGCGATAAAGTAGCTGACCGAACTGTCTCGGGGCAAAAAATTAGTCGTGGTGCCATCAATACCGAGCATCTTGGAATTGTCAATAATATAGTTTCTGACTCTACGTTGACGCTTACTAGTGGACCTGGACCGTCTACTGTGGGTGATACTACAGTTGTCCCGGGTGATATTGTCCTCCAACCGGGAAGCACGGGCTATCTTGTGCTTGACGGAGATATGTATGTTCCTCCGACTTCACCCACGATTGATGTCCTCGGTCTTAACTCCCTGAGTCAAGTTGTTGTTACAACAATTAATGCAAATTCATCGCTTCCCCCGGGGGGTACAGCTGGGCAAATTCTTTCTAAGGTAGATGGGACAGACTACAACACTCAATGGATTGACGAAGCCCCCGCTGCTTCATATACCCAAACTATTAAGCATCAAGTAAAACTTGGTGAAGCGATTACCAAGGGGCAAGCTGTATATGTAAGTTCTGCTAACGGAACTAACATGATTGTTTCTAAAGCATCAAATGCGACAGAAGCTACTTCTAGTAAAACTATGGGATTGCTAGAAACAGGCGGTTCTACTAATGCGTTTGTAAATGTTATTACTGAAGGTCTACTGTCCGGTCTTGATACACACACGGCTAGCGCGGGTGACCCGGTGTGGCTAGGTACTTCTGGAAACCTTATCTATGGTTTGACTAATAAGCCGTATGCTCCTGCTCACCTAGTTTTTATAGGCGTTGTTACTCGTGCAAATAGCAATAATGGTGAGATTTTTGTTCGCCCACAAAACGGTTTCGAGCTAGACGAGCTTCACGATGTGAGCATTGGGCATACTGCCACAAAAACAGATGGCGACCTTATACAGTATGTCGGTGCTGATGGTGTATGGAAAAATGTCTCGACGATTGCTACTGCTAAAGTTAGTGGTCTTGATGATGCTCTAAGTTCTAAACTTCCTCTGGCTGGTGGCTCAATGACTGGTCTTATTGTTGGAAAAACAAACACCGGAGGTGCTATCTCTGGAAGTAATGATAGTGGTGCACTATCTGTGCGAGGAGATGGTAGCAACGCTGCTTCAATAAGTTTCCATAGACCCGGAATTTATGCCATAAATATGGGACTAGATACAGATAATGTATTCCGTATTGGTGGATGGAGTAATACTAACTATGTATCTTTTGATACTGGTGGTACGCTCTACTCGACTGGTCACAACTACTCTCCATATTCTGCATATGCTGAATCTGCTGGTCTTGTAAGCCTTAATGGTGGAAGTCAGGTTGCAGCTAGCGTGTCAGTCACTTTTCCAGCAGGACGTTTTAGTCAAGTTCCAGTTGTAAATGTTAACTGTCAATCCGCGTCAGCATATACACTTGTCGGAAATGCTGGTTCAATTTCCAGCTCCGGCTTTGTACTATATGGTCGCCACGTTCTTGATACTTCTACGTGGGTAGGACCTTACATTTTTGGGTGGCATGCTGTTCAAATGACAACAAGTGCCTACTCAGCTGGAACTGCACAGTAACCTGATACAATAAAAATTATGGAAGAACTTAATTTTGCTGACTATGTTGCTACATGTCACACTAAAAAATGTATTAATGAAGATATCCCAATTACCATAGCTTCTGACGCAAACTCTCCTCTTATTGTTTGCGGTCCTTGTGGTCAATATATCTCGGATATTGTCTCGGCTGTGGCTAAGTAAGTTAGAAATACTAAGCTTAGTCGTCTTCTGTATCTGATATGATTTAGAAAACGGACACAAGGACTAAAATGTATGAAGTAAAGGATGGCTCCCGAACCTTACAGTTCGAAGGGAAGCTACTAGGTGAATCCTCGTCTTGGCGACGAGGCTCTTCACGTTGGATTGAGTTTGAGCTATACCGTACAGAGAATGGTTCATACATTCTCTCTCGGGTTGGCGTATCTCTTGTTTACCACTCTGGAGCTTGCTCGCTTGTTGACCGATATGGTCTAAGTGAAAAGCCTGTGTCTGAGCTAGATAAAGATGCTCTGCCATGCCCTGACTGCTCTCCTACTTTTGAGGCTCCTCTTGTATTTCCCGAGAAGTTTAGGTATTGGGCACAAGTAAGTGAGGAGCCGGAATCGGTTCTTGATGCTCTCTACAAATATGATGAGGGAGGTGCTCGATACCTGACAAAGGTCGCCCAACGCGTCCTTGAAGATGCGTCTAAACAGGATGCAGGAATTGATTCCGTCTACAGAGTTGAGCACATTCCGTGAGTGAAAACCCAGAAGAACCAAAAGAAAAACCAACAGAGCGTAATAACTCTGACGAATATACAAGCCCTCTTCACACAATGTTGGTGGAGATGCATGAAGTTCACCGAGAACTTATCAAGGTGGGTTTTCCTGTGCGTACTGCCAATGGTATACTCGCACACATGATTCTAGATGCGATGATGATGCGTCCCCTAGAGGATGATGAAGACGAATATGACGAATACGAAGATGACGATTATGAGGAAGGTTTAGATGAGTAATGGACTCGCAGACACCAAGCTCCACCTTGTAGATAGCGTTGCCAAAGCCGGAGAGTTTCTCACTTGGCTTGGAGAGCGTCGTCCACATGATGCAGTAGCGATTGATATTGAGACCGGGGAGTACCCCGGTACTGATAAGAAGGGCGCACTTTCTCCGTGGCATGGTGATATTCGTCTTGCTCAGGTAGGTGACGGCGAGCAGGGCTGGGCAATTCCGTGGGACTCATGGAAGGGCGTGTTCTATCAGGGCATGAAGGGATATGACGGACAGATTGTCTGCCACAACATTGCGTTTGAGGCTAAGTGGTTTGCCGTCAAGTCTGAGTGGGATTTGCCGTGGCACAAAGCACACGACACCATGATTATGTCTCAGGTCATCAACCCCTTGGAGTCAGCTGCTCTCAAGAGCCTGTCTGGTACATACGTTGACTATCGTTCTGTTGCTCTACAGGATACGCTCAACAAGCAGTTTGCTGAGAATGGTTGGACATGGGGAACTGTTCCTGTCCACTTCGAGCCATACTGGGCTTATGGTGCGCTTGACACCGTGCTGACAATGAAGCTGTGGGAGCAGTTCTATGAGAAGTGTGGTCCCGGCAAGATGTACAGCATTCCTTATGAGTTGGAGATGGCTACTCGTCGTATCACAACTCGTATGGAAATCAATGGTGCCCGAGTTGACCTTGAATATTCTCAGCGCAAGCTAGATGAGTTGACTGCTTATACAGACAGCGTTAAGCAGTGGGCTAAGAATACTTATAATGGTCTATCTATTACGAGTAACGTCCAGCTTGTTCGTGCATTTGAGGGTCTTGGTGCTGAGATTACTGAAACAACTGCCTCTGGCAATAAGTCGATGACTAAAGACCAGTTGAAGATGCTTGTCCGTGATGGCAGTAATGAGGTCAAGGTACTTGCTGACTCTGTGCTGAAACAGCGTAAGGCTGATAAGCTTGCCAGCTCCTACTTCAGTAACTTCCTTGGAGACAACGTAGGCGGGTTCTTGCACCCGAACATCAATACGCTTCAGGCTCGTACTGGTCGTATGTCGATTACTAATCCTGCTTTGCAGACTCTTCCCTCGGGGGACGCTACTGTTCGTCGTGCGTTTATCCCGAAGGATGAAGACCACGTCATCATCTCCTCTGACCTCGACCAAGTTGAGTTCCGTCTGACGGCTAACTTTAGCGAAGACCAGTCTCTCATTGACCTTTTCAATGAGGCTGACCGCACTGGTGGGGATGTATTTACTGAGATTATGCGTCAGGTGTATCGTGATAGTACCCTCCAAAAATCTGACCCTCGTCGTAAACTAATCAAGGGTGTCATCTACGGAAAGCTTTATGGTGCTGGCGTAGATAAGATGGCTCTTACTGCTGGAGTTCAGACTGAGCAGATGAAGTCTGTTGTTGATGCTTTTGATTCCAGCTACCCGGGAGTTAAGATGTTCCAGCGCAAGGTAGAGGACGCGGGTATGCGTCGTCTGCGTGAAGAGGGTCAGGGCTATGTTCAGACACGAACTGGTCGCCGTCTTCCCTGTGATGATGACCGTGTCTATTCGCTAACTAACTACATGATTCAGGCAACGGCTGCTGAAGTCTTTAAGCAAAACCTTGTAAAGCTTGACCAAGCTGACCTTACCGAATACATGATTGTTCCTGTACACGATGAAATCGTGATTCAAGTTCCTCGTGAAGATGCAGAAGAGATGAAGCACATAGTTGCTGAGTGTATGACTACTCGTGACGGGTGGTCTGTACCACTTACAGCAGGTGCAGATGGTCCATTTGAAAACTGGGGAGCTAAGTACGAGGAAGAGGTGGCTAAAGTTGACCAAGCAGTACGTCCTCGCAGTTGACCCCGGCAAGGCTACTGGTCTTTCCCTATTCACATATGTGAGTGGGGAAGAACCAGTTATGTTGGAGTCTTTTGAGGCAACCCTAGAAACATACGCAAATTGGATTCGTGGAAGCCTAGAGGGAATCCGAGACACTAATGAAGAGTGTGAAGTTCACATTGTATGTGAGCGATTTACGATTAACTCTCAGACTGTGAAGAACTCACAAGCTCCGTATTCTTTGGAGCATATTGGAATCCTTAAGCAAATTATGATGGACTTTGGTGGCTCACCTGATGACATTGTTTTTCAGTCTCCAGCAGACGCTAAAGCTATGTTTGACAATGCCAAACTCAAGAAACTTGAGTATTGGCACCGAGGCGGGGAGGGACATGCCTTGGACTCGATTAGGCATGGACTGCTTTATATGGTAAAGTTAGGTTGGTCGCCATTGAATAGACTGCGTTCCTAGCAACTATCCGGTAGACTTTAACGACACAAAGAAGGAATTATGGCTGTATCTGTTGACCTTGATGAATCGGGTCAGAACATTATTATTAACGCTGAATGGCGTTACAAGGAACTCTGCAAGAGTATTCCGGGTGCTACTTGGGTAGCCAAAGAGAGCCTGTGGCGTATGCCTGTTTCGTGGTCAGGATGTCTTGCTCTGCGTTCTACATTCCGTAGTGACCTTGAGATTGGTCCTGCTCTTGGAGCGTGGGCTGCTAATGAGAAGGCTACGCGTATCGACCCCTCTAACGCTCTTCGTGAAATTACGAACATGGAAGAGGGCTATCAGGACTTGTTCCCTCATCAGCGTGCTGGTGTTGAGTTCCTTGCTACGGCTAAGCGAGCACTTCTCGCAGATGAGCCGGGACTTGGTAAGACTGCTCAAGCTATTCGTGGTCTTGCTCGTCTCCACGAGAAGGGCGAGGATGTCTTCCCTGCTCTTGTTGTTTGTCCCAATACTCTGAAGAAGAACTGGGAACGAGAGTTCCAGCAGTGGTGGCCCGGTGTTCGGGTACAGGTTATTGGTGGTACTGCGGTATCACGTCGTAAGCAGTTTGCTCCGCTTATTGACCCGGCTGATGAAGAGCCTAAGCCTCACGTCATTGTTATTAACTGGGAGTCGCTCCGTACTCACTCGCGCCTTGCTCCGTATGGCTCTGTTGCACTTGCTCGTTGTATGGAGTGCGGTGGTCACAATGAGAAAGTCACTATCACCAAGTGTGAGGTACACCCTCGGGAGCTGAACCAGATTGAGTTCAAGTCAGTCATTGCTGACGAGATTCACCGTTCTAAAGACCCCAAGTCCAAGCAGACTCGTGCACTGTGGTCGGCTACTGGAGACGCAGACATTCGCTTTGCTTTGACTGGTACTCCTGTTGCTAACAATGTACTTGATATGTGGACTATCCTCCACTGGCTCTCCCCCGAGGAGTTCCCCAGCAAGACTCGCTGGATTGACCGTATGGTGGACACCATGATTAATGCCTTCGGTGGCATGATGGTCATTGGTATTAAGAACCACATGAGCGATGAGTTTTACGCCTCCGTGAATCCTCGTATGCGTCGTATGCTCAAGCAGGTTGTTCTTCCTTGGTTGCCCGAGGTAACTGTAGAGCGTCGCGATGTTGAGATGTCAACAAAGCAGAAGAAGGCATACAACGATATGCGTGACCTGATGATTGCTGAACTTGAGGGTGGTGCAGTTCTGTCTGCTCCTAGTGTTCTTACTCAGACCCTGCGTCTGCTTCAGTTTGCTAGTGCCTATTCGACTATCGAAGTCAATGAGGTTACAGGAGAGCCTAAGGCTTTACTGTCAGAGCCTTCTTGTAAAATCGATGCTCTCATGGATGATATTTCAAATGGAGACTTCGGTACTGACTCTGTCGCTGTATCTGCTGTCTCTCGCCAGCTAATTGAACTGCTGAGTGCCCGTCTAACTAAGGCTGGTATTGACCACGGTCTTATTACTGGAGCACAAGATGCAGACCAGCGTCAGCAAGCTGTTGACGATTTCCAGTCCGGTAAGACTAAGTGGATTCTCTTTACGGCTCAGGCTGGTGGAGTTGGTATTACGCTTACCGCAGCTCGTCGTCTTATCCGCCTACAGCGCCCTTGGTCGCTCGTGGACGACAAGCAGGTCAATGACCGTGTACACCGTATCGGTTCGGAGATTCACGACAACATCATCATCACAGACTATGTGACCGAGGGTACTGTCGAAGAGCGAGTGCGCCAAGTACTCGACACTAAGGCTGATAACTTTGAACAGATTGTCAAAGACCAGAACCAGCTACTCGCACTACTTAAAGACGATAAGGGAGGCAAACTCTAATGAGTACCGGAGAAATTTATACACTGTCCAACTCTGAAATTCAGACGTTCAAGGACTGCCGACGGAAATGGTGGTTGACATACTACCGTCGCCTGAAGCCAAAACAGCAGAAGTTCACTGGACCTCTTGCTCTTGGTTCCCGTGTTCACGAGGCACTTGACCAGTACTACTCGACTGGGATTCCTTTGCTCGATGCTCACTCAAACCTTGTTGAGTCTGACCGACTCCTCATTCTTGATGCTGGGCGCGATGCTACAGAACTCGACTCAGAGGCTGACCTCGGGCGTATCATGCTTGAGGGCTATCTTCAGTGGGTTGAAGAAGAGGGAATCGACTCGGAGCTTGAGATGATTTCTACTGAGGAAGTTTTGAACATGCCAATGTTCGATGGCTCGGTGGAACTTCAGGGCAAGATTGATATGCGTGTTCGTCGCAAAGGCGATGGTGTGCGTATGTTCCGTGACTTCAAGACTGTCGGTGGGTCATTCGACCAGTTCTACCAGACGGCTCACATGAATGAGCAGATTCTTACCTACATGCTTCTCGAACAGCACAAGAATGGTGGGACTGATGAGCGTTCTGAGGGTGGTATCTTTACTCTTCTTAAGAAGGTAAAGCGTACAGCGAATGCTAAGCCCCCGTTCTATGACCAGTTCGAGGTTCGTCACAACATCTTCTCGTTGCGCTCATTTTGGCAACGACTTCATGGTACTGTTAGTGACCTGATGCGTGTTAAGACTGCGCTAGATAACGGAGAGGCTCACCAAAGTGTGGCTTATCCCACGCCTAGCCGTGACTGCACATGGAAGTGTCCGTTCTATTCTGTATGTCCGTTGGTTGACGACGGTAGTGCAGCTGAGAATGCGATTGAGGAACTATTTGAAGTTTCCGACCCATACGCGTACTATGGTAATAACGAAAAGAAAGGTAACGACTAATGTCAGAAGTTCAGCGTTCGCTGACGATGATGGTCTACGGCGAGTCTAAGGTTGGTAAATCCACCTTCGCTGTAACCGCACCGTATCCACGCCTGATGCTTGACGTTGAGGGTGGACACCGATTCCTCCCTATCAATGTGAAGTACTGGGACCCGATGCGTGAAGAGCCACCTGTGGCTGATGGTACTTGGGACACTTGTGTTGTAGTTGTTCACGACTACGAGACTGTTATCAAGGCTTACCAGTGGCTACAGCTTGGTAAGCACCAGTTCAAGTCACTCATCATTGACTCCATCTCGGAGTTGCAGGTGAAGTGCATGGACAGCATTGCTGGCACAGAGGCAATGAAGATGCAACAGTGGGGCGAACTCCTTCGTCACATGGGTGCGCTTCTTCGTGACCTCCGCGACCTTACGATGCACCCTACGGCTCCTCTTGAGGCAGTCGTGCTCACGGCAATGGCTAAGACAGATAAGGATGGACGTTCTCACCCTTACCTGCAAGGTCAGCTTGCTATTCAGGCTCCGTACTTCTATGACATCCTTGGTGCCATTTCAGTCGAGTCTGTCCCTAATCCTGACCCGATGCAACCTGCATATAAGATTCGTCGTATGTATGTAGAGCGCACGGACAAGTACGAAGCTGGCGAACGTGTTCAGGGTCGTCTCGGTTCAATTGTTGAACAGGGTGACCTTGGAGTCGAACGTATGCTAGACTTGGTGTTCGGGCAAAAGACTGCTGAAGTGCAGTAGTCAAACCGCAGAGAAGAAAAGAGATATATACAATGAGCCAGCTTAACTGGGGCGAACTGATGAAGGACGCTGCTGATTCGGGAGGGTCTTTCGAGCCACTTCCCGACGGTGACTACGACCTCAAGGTAATTGAGGCAACCGTAGCCACTACCCAAAGCCAGAAGACAATGTTTAAGGTAAAGGCTGAAGTTCAGACTGGTGCCTTTGCAAAGCGTCTTATCTGGGACAACCTCGTGGTGTCAGATGGTAACCCATCTGCCCTCGGAATCCTCTTCTCGAAGTTCAACGCTCTTGGTCTTAACCAGCAGTACTTCGACCAGAACCCCACCAATGAGCAGATTGCTCAGGCAATGGTTAACCGCCCATTCCGCGCTAGCATTGGCTCGCGTGTTTGGAACGGCTCAAAGCGCAACGAGGTAAAGCGTTACTTCTCAGTAACTGCCCAGACCCCGACAACTGCGTCTGCACCTGCTCCACAGGCAGCTCCTGCTCCGGCACCAGCTCCTGCACCTGCCCCGGCTCCTGCACCTACTCCTGTAGCACAGACAGTACCGGCTGTGGCTTCGTCCGAGACCGCTCCCCCTGCGCCTCCGTTCTAAGCCATTGAGTTGGGGGCTGGGCTTCGGCTCAGCCCCCTATTTTTATCAAGACAAGGATACAAATGAGTGAAGTAAACTACGACTGGGTTCGTAAGCAGATGGACTTGGCTAAGGTCAAGATTGGTGCTGGAACTATTGTTCTTGAACTTCTTAAGGCGTGGGATGGTATTCCCGAAGCTAAGCCTGAAACTATTGCTGAGGCTCTAGACATCTTTACAAAGCTTGCTCAGGGTCATGCTCTGATGGAGCCGTTCAAGGATGAGATTTGGGTTGCTGTTATCCCGGGTCAAATTAAAGTCGCTGACTTAGTTCGAGTCAAACATAATGCATTTACTGGCGAGGCTGGTCAGCTACATAATGGTCGTCGTGGTGTTATTGTTGCTCTTCGTTCGGGAGATGTTATTTTCCGCTCTAATGATAACGTAGAGCCGTTACTCGATGGCGTGCACTACTCTCCATATGTATTGGAAAAACGCGTTAAGTAGCAAAATAAATAAGTAGGTCAATTCTTGTAATTATTAAGGATTGACCTACTTTTTTTGTTTAAGTGCATATATACTTAGTATATGAATTTTGATAGACGCGGAGAGCGACTTTGGCAGGAATGGATTGGCTGTGGTCACGATGCTGTGACTCCTACAGGAATTATTTACTACACAGAGGAGCATGTTGACCTTAACCATGAAGTAGTTGCTCGGGCACTAGCTTCTGCTGTACAGCGAGATGGTGTTGTAGATTCTCTTGCTCAGGGTTTTCGTGCTATCCAAGGGGAGACTGTCGAGTTTGGCTATGCCGGTGAGGTTGATGGTGAGATTGATGTCTACGCCTGTGACCCGAGCGGTGAAACATTTAATGGAGAATACGTTATTGGGATGCTTCCAGTTACGTGGGTAGAGGTACTTCCTAATGACTAATGCAAATCCTCTTGATTGGCAGAAGGATGGTGTCTGCGCTGACCCCATTGAGTCTGATTATATTGACTTCTTTTTCTCTGAAGACCCTAACGAGATTGCACAAGCCAAGACTCTCTGTGAAGTATGTCCTGTTCGTAAAGAGTGTTTGAGCTGGGCACTAGACAATAAAGAAATCTGGGGCGTATGGGGTGGACGCGACGAGGTAGAAATTCGTAATACTCTATCTATTACTGAAGATGACCAAGAGATTCGTCGCACTAAAGAAGGCGAATCGCCTATCTGTCTTCACTGTGGAGCTAATACAGACAAGCTAAAAACTGGAGAGATTGACATTCCGGGTGGAGGTCGATGGACTACCCGTAAAACAGTTACCTGTACTATCTGCGATTTTCGCTGGATAAGCAGAACAAGCGCCAACTCAGTTGACGCTTATCTGGCTATTAAGAAACGAAACTCTACGAAACCGGAATAACTCCGAGGAACTCGCGGGGGTCATAGCTACCACCGATTACCATTGTTAGGATTCCGGGACGGGCATTTGCTCCGGCGCGGTCACGGTACCAGTCTGAGCCGGGGTCGGTAGTGGGGCATTGTACCCAGAACCGTGAGCCGATGTCGAGCGAACGGAAGTGGTGGTAGTGACCTGATACCCAGACATCTGCTCCTCCAAGAGCAGTCTGACCGAGCATCTGCTGTGAAAGGTACTTCTCAACGTCACGAGAGAACTGGTGACCATGGAAGAGACCAAGCATAGTTCCGTTTACATTTACTGTAAGTGTCTGGTGTCCAGACGCTGGGTAACGGAACTCGACGTGGCTGAGAGCATCATTCTCTCGTACAGCCATCTCTACGCTGGATGCAATCTCAACATTCCATCCGTCTGCTGGGTCAGCGACAACCTGTCGTGTGACCTCGTCGTGGTTACCATTGACGACAGGAACTAGAACACTTTCTGCCAATGAAGCAAAAGTCTTTACTTGAGACAGCAGAAGACGACGGGCAACGCGAACTTGTTCAGTCTGCCCGAGGTCGGATGCACTTTGTCCCTGAAGACGACCATTCTGAGATACATTTCCCTCAACATGGTCACCCACTTCTGTCAAAACTACTGTGCCAAGTTCAAGACCCATCTTGCGGAATCCGTTTAGACGAGCAACACTTCGGTCAGTTCCTTCAAGTAGACGAGCTACGGTCTGCTCAGTCCCTCCTGAGCCAGCTTTTTTACCAATTTGCTTGTCGGCTCCATTGTGTACATAGGCACCGCTACCACCAAATGCTTTTGTACCGCGCTCAGGTCGCCACTTCTTGATTTCATCAACAAGCTTCTCAAGGTCGAGGTCACTATCTCTGACAGTGCCAGTGCGAGGGGCAATATTGATTCGTGAGGATTCGAGCCACTCACCGGAGAATGTCTGCCATTTACCATGACGGGCAGATGTCACTACCCACTCAGCCGGGTCAAGATTATGCTCAAGTAGGATTTCCTCGGCACCGGGAGTATTCCCCATCGGGTGTGGGCTAGAAATAGCAAAACCACCGTCAGCACCGACCTCGGAGCGTGGTCGCCAATTTTCTGGTGTATTGGTAATTCGTGTATCAGAACCTGATATACCGGGACTCGCGAGTTCCTCTAGCTTACGTTTAATTTCATCACTCATTAGATGCTATCCTCTGTCTGGCTGTAGCAAGCACACACTTTGTTGTAGTGGTCTCCAATAGTGGAGTGACCAATGGTGTGCTTCTCTGAGCGAAGTACGCGAGTAAGAGTAGCGTAGCTAATTTTGTTGGGGTGCCGAGTAGGGAGTGAGATACGCTCGGTGATAAAGTCCTGCGTCTCTGGTTCGAGCTTTTCGAAGATAAGTGCATACTTGCACTTTTTAGTCTTGGGCTTGTCAGACGCTTCCTGAAGCTTCTGTAGAACTGAGTTTGTCATTTCTTCTCCATCCGGGCAAGGATATACCCTTGGAACATACTACAGCATGTTTGGAGAAAAGTCTCAACTATGGAATGAGAGTGTTGATGATAATTGCGGAGACAATACTCACAGCGAGTGAAAGACCAGCACCAACAATAGCAAGTGTGATTGCTACGGTACGAGCCTTCTTACTTTTCTCGCTGTCTGTCTTCTCGCTAACAATCTCATCGATACGTTTGTGCAGTTCATCAGTCTCGGAAACGAGGTCGGCTTTGACCTCATCAATACGACGGTGAGTATCTTCTTTGATTTCTGCGTTAGCTGTGGTAGCGTTGCTAATCCATACACGAACGTCTTCTTCTAGACGAACCATACGCTCGTTATAGTTGTCGAATTTCGTGTTGACAAATTCTTTTGTCGCCATTGTTTCTTTAACATCACGGAGAGCAGCCATAATGTTTTCAAACATAATGCGGAGTTCACCGGCTGTAGGGTCGCGGTCTGGCAATGGCATAAGAGGAATCCTGAACGACAAATGATAAAAGCTACTCCTTCAATAATAACTTATTTACATGTCTCCAACTAAACCATTGAGCGTGGTAACATAGATGAACCACTATCAAGCACACACCGAAAAACGGACACACATTGAGCGACGAATCAAGACTAACTAAGGCGGCTGGCTGGTACGGCTCACGGGGTTGGCACATCTTGCCTTGCTATGGAATCACTGATTCTGGCAAGTGCACCTGTAACGGACCGCACTCTGACCCCAAGGACGCTGGTAAGCACCCCGCTATCTCGGAGTGGCAGAAACGCGCTACTGATAATGTGGGTCAACTTAATGCGTGGTGGGAAGCAAACCCTGAGCGGAACATTGGTGTTTTCTGTAAACCGTCTGGATTCTTTGTCATTGATATTGACCCTCGCTCTGGTGGAAATGAGTCGTGGGATAAGTTCCTCGATGAGATTGACTTTGTTGTTCCTGAGACAGTTACTGCACAGACTGGCGAGTACAACTACCAAGGCAAAGTAGTTCGTGGTCGTCACATGTACTTTAAATGTGACCCGTCGGAAGACTTGATTGGTAATCTTAAAGCTGCGAACTTGCCGGGTATTGATATCAAGCACAATGGCTATGTTCTTGTTAACCCATCGCGCCACTCCTCTGGGTTGGAGTATGAGTGGATTGAGGGTCATGCTCCGTGGGAAATGGAGATGGCTGATGCTACAGAAGATATGCTTGGGATTTTTCGTAGGCGTACTCGCCGGGTAGGTGCTTCATCTTCTGGTGGAGCAGACTGGAGTGCGTTTGAGGGTCTTGAGCATAATGGTGAGCCAATTGATATTGACAAGCTTCTTGATGAGGGAATCGATGAGGGTGCTCGCGCTGTAACTCTCTACGCTATGGCTTGCGCTCTTGCTAACCGTTTTCCTGTAGACACTCCTGCTGGCGAGTTGGCAGTCGAGTCTATGATGATGCTCTTTAACTCAGAGAAGGTACGTCCTCCTCTTGAAGTAAATGGTCAGGGCGGTCTTCTTAGTCACGTTCGTCGTGCCATTGAGTTTGTTAAGCAGAACCCCAAGCACCTTATGGGTCGTGGCGAACTTAAAGAGTGGGAAGAAAATGCTGCTCTCAAGATGAAGGAGGGAGCATTCCGTGGTGTCATTCAGGATACTGTTAGCACGAGTGACCCTGATGATGATGATGCTTCGTATTACCCGGGAACTATTGGTGGAGTAATCCGTGCTGGTCTCAGTGACGGCTACTCTGTTGCTGATGCTTCTAGCCTCACTCGTATCGATGTCCCCAAAGACGTGGATGCTATTCGTGCTGAAGACGGTGGTATGCCCGGTAAGCGTTCGCTTACTGACCTCGGTAATGGTCGCCGTCTCGTAGACGACTTTGGTCCTGGTCTGCGTTATACGCCGGGTCTTGGTTGGTTCCACTGGTCTGGTACAAGTTGGCAGAGTGATGCAGAGAACCTTCAGGTTCGTGAGATTGCCAAGAAGATTTCTTCTACTATCCCCAGCGAGATTGTTGGGTATAAAGATGAGGAAAAGCCAGCAGTCTTGAAGTGGGCTTTGAACTCTAAATCAAACGCTCGTATCAATGCCTCTATTGAGAGCGCAACATCTGACCCTCGTATTACTGTTCCTGTTGACTCATGGGATAGTGATGCAGAGTTACTTGGTGTTGCTAACGGTGTTGTGAATCTTCGCACTGGTGAACTTATCAAGGGTGACCCGGAACTTTACATTACTCGTCGCTCTCCTATTGCTTATAGTCCGGGGGCAATCAATGCTCGCTGGGTTGGGTACCTAGACTTTGCTACTGGTGGAGACAAGGAATATCAAGACTGGCTTCAGCGAGTAGTTGGCTACACTATGACTGGTCTTAATACTCTCGACATCATGTGCCTCGTATACGGTCCTCCCGGCTCTGGTAAGAACACGTTTGTTGAGTCAATCGTTAAGGTTCTTGGTACCCAGCAGTATGCATGGCCCATGGACTCGAATATCCTTGCTGATAAGGACGGTATGTCCTCATCTACTGACCTCTATCACTGGGCTGAACTCCGTGGTAAGCGTATGGTCTGGGTTGACGAGTTGCCTGAGTCTGAGCGTATTAAAGAGAACGCGGTTAAGAAGTTGACTGGTTCATCTGAAATCTCGGCTCGTTCTCCGGGTGAGCGTCCATTCACATTCCAAGCACAGGCTAAGTTGTGGATTACAACTAACCACCGTCCGATGATTACTGACGATGCTATGTGGCGACGTATTCGTCCAGTTCCGTGGAAGAATGTCCCCAAGATTTCTGACCCCACTCTCAAAGAGTTCTTGTTTGACCCGAATGGTGGACAGCCAGCAATTCTTGCATGGGCTGTCGAGGGTGCCATGAAAGTATTGAACTCTACTGCGGTAGACCCTGTGGGTTGGTGCAAGGTGGTTCTTGAGGCTTCTGAGATGTACCGTAAGGATGAAGACCGTCTGGGCATGTTCCTCAATGAGGAAACAACAATGGGAACCTCTGTCTCCATCAAGTCACTCTTCGGAGCGTACCGCTGGTGGAGCGAAGGTCGCGGTGAAAAGCCAATGACTCAGATTGCCCTTACTCGTCGTCTGCGTGACCGTGGAGAAGAAATTACTGGAGAAGGAACTCGTGCAGAGTTAGTTGGTCGTATACTGAAACCAACAAGTACGGACTCCAACGAAAGTAGTTGGTCTGAAATCTCACGATTGGCACGATAGTGGCTATTGAAATTAATGAAGATGAGCTTCCCGAGGTCGTTGTTGACCGAGGCGGTGATAACTACACCTATGTCAAGGTTGGTAGTTGGGAGTTCTGTGTAGAAGAGGACTTAGAAGAGAATAGGTGGTGGGGAGATGCTAAGGCATTTCTTGCCTATGCTCGGTATCTTGACTCTCTTAGAGGCATCACTACTGAATAACCTTGCTAAAATGGGACTATAATCAATAGTTTTATTGATGGCTTTTGTGCGCCACCCATTTTTCGGAGGTAGTCCGTGTCGTTCCCAGCAATTGTTAAGTCACTACAGGTATATCGTGGTGACTCTCTTACTGCTTCCTACCGTATGAACTCAAAGATTAATGGGATTACTACACCTATTAATCTTGTTGCTGAGGGCTGGGGTAACTGGACTGCTCAGTGGCGACCTAACGATTCCTCTTCTGACCATATCGACTTTGAGGTGGATGACTCTCAGGCAAGTCAGGGTCGTATTGGTATTTTTCTTTCTGCTGCAAACTCGCTCCTTGTAAAAAATGGAGTCTGGGATTTACAGGCTACTCGTGGAGAAGAAGTAAAAACTTGGATTCGTGGCGAAGTTACGCATATGAAAGATGTGACTCGTGTCTCCTAGTATTAATGACAATCCTCAGGTTATAGTTGTTTCAGAGACGGATGTCACCGAAGTAGTTGTTGAGGTTGAGTCTCAACTTGTCGTTGAAGTTGCTCAGGGTATTCCCGGTCCTCGCGGAACTGATGGTGCTCCGGGTGCTCAAGGACCTCAAGGTGAGCGTGGTATTCAGGGTATTCAGGGTATTCAGGGTATTCAGGGTATTCAGGGTATTCAGGGTCCAGCTGGAGTAACCCAAACAATTGCCTACACTCATGTGCAGAATGCTGTTGCCGATGTGTGGACTATCAATCATAATCTCTCTTTCTATCCAAATGTGAAGACTCTCGACTCCGCAGGGTCCGTCATTGAAGGTGACGTAAGATATAATAGTCTTGGTATCCTTCAAATCTTTTTCTCTTCCGCGACATCGGGAATCGCCTACCTTTCATAGCTATAGGACTGCATAATGGCTCGTAATTTTCTAACTAATCTCAACCTTCTTCAGAATGAGTTGCAGAATGCGCGTGTTCAAAATCTGTCTACGCCTCCCAGCTCTCCTGTAGCCGGTCAAATCTACTTCAATACTGGTGATGCTTCGTTCTATTACCACAATGGAACTTCTTGGCAGAAGATTGCTACTGGTGGTAGCTCTATTACTCTTGGTGGAACAACCATCACCGTTGGAAGTACAGTAACTTCTATTGCCGACCTGACTCTTACTGGTACTTCTACGTGGAGCGGTAATACAATTACTGTTGCCAAGGGTGGTACTGGTACTACAAATGGTTCTATTACTGGAACTGGTGCACTTACATTTACTGCTGGTGGAACAAATCAGAATGTTATTCTTGTCCCGAGCGGTACAGGTTCTGTAAACGTATCTAGTGCACGAATCATCAACGTAGCTGACCCAGTTAACAATGGCGATGCTGCTAATAAGCTTTATGTAGATAACAAAGTTGCTGGTGTTACATGGAAGCAAGCTGTAAACCTTCTTGCTACTGCGAATGTGCCACTTACGGGAAACACTAGTACCGTTACAATTGACGGTCACCCCACCCTTACCTCTACTCACTCAGGGTACCGACTTCTTCTTACAGGTCAGACTGCTGGTGCTGAGAATGGTGTCTATGACTACACCGATAACGGTACAACCTATACTCTGACTCGCTCATCAGATGCTAATACCTACACCGAGCTTAAGGGTGCAACCTTCTTTGTCATGGAGGGTACTTCTTACCAAAACACATCGTGGACCCAGAGCAACACATATCTAACAGACTTTACAGGTCAAACGTGGGTTCAGTTCTCGGGCGCATCAAGTGTTACCGCTGGTGCCGGTATGGTTGCCAACGGTAATGCTTTTGATATTGTTGGAACTTCTAACCGTATTCTTGTCAATACAAACTCAATTGACATTGACTCAAACTACGTTGGTCAATCATCTATTACAACAGTATCAAGTACGACTGGTATTACTACTGGTGCTTGGAAAGCTACGATTATTGACCCAACCTATGGTGGTACTGGTGTTAATAACGGTTCTAAGACTATTACTCTTGGTGGAAGCCTCACCACATCTGGTGCTTACACAACTACTCTCACATCTACAGCTAATACTTCAGTAACACTTCCTACAACAGGAACTCTTGCTACCCTTACGGGAACTGAAACATTCAGTGGTAAGAAGATTACACTTGCTGCTGGAACTGCTACTACAGGAACAGCTCCTCTCTACTTCACATCAGGAACTAACCTCACAACAGCAACCGCTGGTGCGATGGAGTTCGATGGTACAAACCTCTACTTTACACCTGCTACTTCTCGTAAGACGGTTGCTTTTACAGATAGCAACATTACTGGCTCAGCAGCTACACTATCTACAGCGCGTACTCTGTGGGGATTCAGCTTTGATGGCTCAGCTAGTACTTCAGCTACTAGCATCACTGATGTTGGAACAAATATTACTGGTGCTGGTGCACTGACTATTGCGGCTGGTGGCACAAACCAATCGCTGAATCTTCAATCATCAGGTTCTGCTTCAATCAACATTGGTACAACATCTACTGGTGCAGTCAACATTGGTAACGTGTCTGGCTCTACCGCTACAATTAACGCCAACGGTGGTATTACTCTTCAAAGTTCTGGAGCTTCAACATTTACGTTCCGTAATACGACTGCTTCTACAGCGGTAACTCTTACTGGAATGCCAACATCGCTTACTAGTGCAAGTGCCTCGGTCACGCTAAAGACTGGTTCACAAACTGGTAGCGCGTCCACTGGTGACCTTATCCTGAAATCTGGTGACAATACTGGTACAGGCAACGCTGGTAACGTAAATGTCGATTCAGGAACAGTAGTAAGCGGAACTACAGGTGCAGTAAACATTGGTGTTACTAATGCTAGTGCTGTAACCATTGGTCGCTCGGCAACCACCACGACCATCAACGGTACGCTCGTTGCTTCGGCTCCTGCTGGTTCACTTACTGGAACGACACTAGCTTCTGGTGTAGTTAACTCTTCACTAACCAAGATTGGTGCCCTGTCTTCTGGTACAGCTGGTTTCGTAAAGGTGGACGCGTCAGGTAACCTTACCTCGGACGGTAGCACATATCTTACTTCTAGCTCAGCGGTAACATCAATTACTGGAACTGCTAACCAAGTAACTGCTTCAGCGTCTACGGGTGCAGTAACCCTCTCTCTTCCCCAAGATATTGCTACAACATCGACCCCGACCTTTGCTGGTCTCACTGTTGGTACAAGCAACATCACTGGTTCTGGTGCCCTCACAGTCGCCTCGGCAGCTGCAAGTGCCCTCTCGTTGAAGTCAGGTACAACAGGCTCAGTAACTATTGACAACGGCACTTCTGGGTCGAATAGAATCATTAACGTCGGTACAACTGCAGCAGGTATTGTCAACATCGGTAACTACACCAACACCGCAACCGTTCGCATTGTCCACTCAGTTTCTGGAGCGGTTGTATTTGGTGCAGCAGCGGGAAGTACTGCTGGTGGTCTCCTTCGTACAGAAGACTTGAGTAGTGGTGTCTCGGGCGAGCCTCTAACGATTAGAACAGGTAACATCACTAATGCCGCAGTCTCTGGTAGTGGTGACCTAACTCTTGCATCGGGTACATCAAACCTCACTTCTGGAAGCGTATCCCTCAAATCTGGAAATGCTACAGGCAACTCAGGTACCGTAACTATTGATGCGGGAACATCGGGAGCAACTGTAGGAACTGTTCGTGTTGGTTATACAAATGCAACTGGTATTTATGTTGGTAATGCTTCTTCTACAACATTTATTACAGGTGCAGTAAAACTCCCGACTGTTGCTAACAGCACGGGGGGATTTGTAAAAACACAAACTGACGGAACCCTTGTTCTTGATGGCTCGACATACCTCACATCTTCAACTGGTGTAACAAGCATTAATGGTACTTCAGGTGCTATTACTGGTGTGGCTAAGAAGACTACTGGAACAAACACAGCTGGAACTTCATGGTCAGTCAACCACGGGTTTGGTCAGTGGGTTACAGCTCAGGTATTTGAGACAGCTACTGGATATCAGGTCGAGCTTGACGTAGTTAATGCATCTACCGGCGGTGGAACAACGACATTTACATCTGCAAGTTCTCTCACTGCTGGAGCATACACTTACGTCATTATCGGTTAGGATTAACTTATGGCAAGGAAATCCCTAGGCGACGTAAACTTCACCGCGGCGGTACAGAAAAATACTGTACCTGTACCGGCAGTATTTGAGCAGTCTACTCAGCCAACTGGTGGAGTTATTGGTGATATCTGGGTAGATACACAAACTGCTTCTTCTATATCTCCTCGTACAATCACTACATCAGATACTGCACCACTTAACCCTTCAAACGGTGATATGTGGATGTATACCGTCGATGGTACATGTTTTATTTATTATGTTGATGCCACGGGTGGTCAGTGGGTGGAGCAGTCTCGCTCTGTTTACTCAGCTGCGACATATCAAAGCCCGAACTACCTCATTAACGGTGCTTTTGATTATTGGCAGCGTTGGACGGGTACTGCTTTTTCCTCTGCTGGATATACTGCTGACCGATGGGCTATTGTCGCTGCTAGTGGTCAAACAGTTTCAGTTTCTCAACAAGCTTTTACCCCCGGTACTGCTCCTGTTGCTGGATATGAAGGTGCTTACTTTTGCCGTATGGCATGGACGGGTACGCCTTCGGGATACTTCTGGTTTACACAACGTGTTGAAGATGTTCGCACCTTGGCAGGACAGACTGCGACCCTGTCGTTCTGGGCAAAGGCTGGTACGGCAACTACTGCATTTACGCCAGTTATTGAACAAAACTTTGGTTCGGGCGGGGGTGGTGTTGCTCAAGCAGTTGGTTCCGCAATTTCTTTGACAACATCATGGCAACGCTATTCCGTGACACTTAACATTCCCAGCATTTCTGGTAAAACAATTGGTACAAGTTCCTACCTAGATGTTCGCCCTCTTTATAGTGGCTCAACGGGTATTTCGGCAAATAATATTGATATTTGGGGCGTACAACTGGAGTCAGGTACCGTAGCTACTCCATTCCGTCGTAACGCCAACTCGTTACAGGCTGAGCTTGCTGCATGTCAAAGATACTACGAGAAATCGTATAACACGGTAGATGGTCCCGGCTCCATAACTGAGTCAGGTATGGTTTCTTGGCGAGCAACCAATACGGCTACAGCTACTCAAACAAATGCACAAACGACAAAATATCAAGTTCCAAAACGAATCTATAACGGAGTGGTTCATACTTATAGTCCATATACTGGAACGATTGATAAAATGTGGAATAACTCAGCGGATGTAGCAAGTGTTATTTGGGCTGGCGGTACAAGTAGTTTTGGAGCATACTTTAATGCGTCAACAGTTACTAACGCAGCAATTGCGTACCAATGGACCTGTGACGCGGAGCTGTAGGATAAGAACATGGCACTTGACTTCCCTTCATCCCCAACTAACGGGCAGACTTTTAATAACTACACCTATGACTCAACTATAGGTGCATGGCGTTCTGCGTCGGTGACTACGGTTGGAGTTCCTTCGGGTGGTTCCGCGGGGCAAGTCTTAGCTAAGGCTTCTGCTAATAGCTATGACACTACGTGGAATAGCGTTCCTACCTCCCCTAACTACATCATTAACGGTGCGCTGGATTACTGGCAACGCTCTACCTCAGCGCCTCAAGCGTTAAATACATCGGGGTATCCGAGTGCTGACCGATATAAGATAATTTCCTCTGGGGCTTCAGCAGTTGCTTTGACTCTTGCTCAAAGTACTGATGTTCCATCCGGTGTTGGTGTCCAATACTCAGCGGCGCTATCATGGTCATCCAATATTTCTGGTGGAGACCACATGGTCATGCAGAGTATTGAAAATGGAAAATATCTTTTTGCTGGTAAAACAATTACGGTATCGTTTTACGCAAAGGCAGCTACGGCGATTACTGCTAAATTTGACTTCGACCAAGACTATAGTGAGACATACTTTAACCTCACTACATCGTGGCAACGATTTAGCTATACGGTGACACTACCGTCAACTTACCAATCTTCACGCCCAACTGGTGCCGCCACAAATGATAATACTGAACTTAGATTTATTAGGTTTACATCTGTTTCTTCAGCCTCAAATACTGTCTATTTCACGGGAGTACAGGTAGAAGAAGGTCCCGCGGCTTCCCCATTCCGTCGTTCAGCACCTAGCCTTCAGGCGGAGCTTGCTGCATGTCAGCGATACTATGAAAAGTCATATGATGTTGGAGTAGCTCCCGGCACTGCCTCAAACGTGGGAATGGTTTACGGTAGTCAAAACGTAGGTGCTGTAACAACGGGATATATTGGTGGACAAATAATATACAAGGTCACTAAACGTGTGCCCCCAACAACAGTGACCTGTTACGATGCTCTTGGAGCCTCCGGAAAATGTCAACGCTTTATCTTGGGGTCAACTACCACACAAGGACAGACTGTTTACGCAGATACTGGTTCTGGTAATACAAATGTTACACTTGTATATTCTAGTGGCACTGCAAGTGCTGCTGGTATTGGTTTTCAATATACAGCTGAAGCGGAGCTATAGGACATAAAATGGCTAGAAATGCATATGTAAAAACAGCTAATGGCTGGGAGCTTATCGGTGGCTCATCGTCTGGCGTAGTTGTTGGCTCCACTGCGCCTACCGACCCAAATGTTGTTTGGATGGATACAACATCTACTGGTGGACAGCTCGCTCTTGATGACCTTAGTGATGTTACTATTGCTTCCGCCACTTCAGGACAACTTGTACAGTACAACGGAACCGCATGGGTAAACTCTTCTACTGTCCGAGATGGTGTAGCAGCGACAGCTGCTTCCGGTGTGGGATTTATGGGTATGCCACAGCTCTCAAAGAGTGCTTCATATACTCTTGCCATCTCTGATTCGGGTAAGCATGTCTATATGACTGTTACTGGTCAGACAATTACTATTCCTGCGAACTCGTCAGTAGCATTTCCTATCGGTGCTACCATTTCTATCATTAATGGCTCGGGTGTCACTACTAACATTGCTATTACCACTGATACTTTGATTTTTGCGAATACTGCTGGAACAACTGGTACTCGAACCTTGGCACAGTACGGAATGGCTACTCTTGTTAAGATTGCTGCCACCACATGGATTATTGGTGGAAACGGACTTTCGTAATGACTGGCATACAACAAGCCACGTTTACTGCTGGTTATAGTTCTTTTACTCCAATTACTGCCACGGGTGGGACGGTAACCACTACAACTATTGCTGGCGTTCCCTATAAAGTGCATACCTTTACTGCTGGTGGTACGTTTGCCGTATCCTCTATTGGAACAACTAGTGGAAAAGTTAAGGCATGTGTTGTTGCTGGTGGCGGTGCAGGTGGTTGGGGATATTCTAACCCCGGAAACACGCTCTATGTAGGTGGTGGTGGTGGAGCTGGTGGACTTTTATGGTATAGCGGAACAGCCCTGTATTCTGGAGGACCCAACAATCCACTATTGACGGTATCTGCTACTAGCTATGCAGTAACCGTGGGTCCTGGCGGGACAGTGACCAGTACTCCAGCACCCACTAACGGTGGAAACAGTAGTATCGGTGCGTTAGCTACGGCTACTGGTGGTGGTCGTGGAGGAACTGCGCCCAACACATACTTTAACTACAATGGAACTGGCGGGTCTGGTACCGCATATCCTGCAAGTGCTGGAGGAAGCGGTGGTGGTGGTGGTTCCCCGGACAACGGAGGGCTTACCACGTACCCGGGGGGTGCGGCAAGTCCTTCAGGTCAGGGTTTTGCTGGAGGATACGGAACTGAAACTGGAATTTCTGCGGGTTCTGGAGGTGGAGCAACCTCTGCTGGGCAAAATTACCCCGCTGGGGGTAACAACGGCGGAAACTCATGGACAAACCCTGACCTTGGAGGTACCTACTCCCACGGTGGTGCTACAAATACAAATACTACAACATATATTAGTGCTGTACTTCCAGCTGCAAACAGTGGTAATGGAGGATTGGGTCCTGTTAATGACGGCACAGGTGGTTGGAGAGATGTCACCCCATACACAAACTATATGCAGGGTAGCTCGGGAATCGTTATCATTTACTACCCCACAGATAGGAGTCTGTAATGAAAATATTTATTGATACGGAAAATAAAAATATTGAAGTAATATCGGACACCAGCGAAGCTGTTGCTCCCTTTCTTGATATATTCTTTTCGGTTCCCAAGGAGATAGATTTCCTTGACCCGTTCCGTTTTGGCTATAACTTGCTTGATGGGAAGACTACGGTTTCCACAGGGAGCTACCCTGTGGGGGACAATAAGTTCATCTCCACTGACCAAGACTACCTTGTGTCAGAGCGTGTAGATGTCATTGAACCTAACAAGTCGTATGATGTCTTGGTTTGGGCTATCCACGGTACTGATTATTTTGAAAAACTGTTGACATTTGATATTAGTAATCTGGGGCAACCTTTCCCTTCGTGGATTTTTGACTCTGTAAACCACCACTGGTCTGCTCCCGAGCCTCGTCCCACGGATGGGTTACAATACTTGTGGAATGAAGATGCTCGTAAATGGGAAAAATTTACTCCTAGAATCTTTCCTACGGTCTAAAGTACCGCTAAGTAATCTATACTTAGTTATATAGAATTTATGGAGTAGGCAATGACAGTCGCAAAATACTATGACACCGCGTCATCATCGTGGAAGCCAATTATTGTCGGTGCTACGGCACAGGCAATTGTTCAAGCTGCTACTGCTCCAGCTGATACTTCTCTTTTGTGGCTTGATACGTCTATTTCAAGCACAACTTTAAAGGTTCAAGACCTTAGTGATGCAGTAATTAGCTCGCCCTTGGGTGGTCAATTACTAACGTATAACGGAACTAACTGGATTAATAGTGCCACCATTTCGGGACTGACTCTCGCTTCTCCGACGGTCACGGGAACTCTAGGTGGCGCATCAATTACTGCTTCTGGAACACTATCGGTAACAAGCACTACTACTCTTACTGGTGCTTTGACAGCTAATGGTGGTATTTCAACTACTTCTGTATCTGCATCTACAACCCTCGGGGCTACGGGTGCAACCACCCTTGGCTCTACGCTAAGTGTTACGGGTCTTAGTACCCTCACGGGTGGCGCAACTACTGGTGGAAATACGACGCTAACACTGGGCGCATCTACGGGTGGAGCTAGTGGAAACGCGCCATTGAAACTAAGCAGTGGTACAGTTATTACAACCCCGGCTGCGGGGGCTGTGGAATATGACGGTACGATAACTACACTAACTTCCAACACAAGCGTTGGTCGCGCTCCTATTGCTACTCCAGTTTTTACCTCTGGTGTTGGAACATCTGGTGTCGCTGCAACAACAAACTACCCTTTGTTTCCAGCTGCAAATGACACAATTACTCTCCCTGTGGGAACATATAGAGTCGAGCTTTCAGTGAGGATGCTTGTTGCAACATCTGTAGTTTCCTCTGCTTTCCCATTTAACATAAGGGGTTCTGGTACTGCGGTCGGTACCTTGGCATGGGATGGAACAGCTTCGATTACTGATGGTGGTGCAGCTAACGAGTTTCAGATTGCCTCAACTGCAATAACTACAACAAGTTCAATGGCACTCTCTGCTGCATCTGGCGCAGCTGGTAGGGTTTATCTTGTTCGCGGAAGTGGAATCCTAAAAATTACTACTGCTGGAACAATTATTCCTTCATACTATTGGGCAGCTGCTCAGACAAGCGGTGTTGTGACACTTTATGCAGATAACTATATGATTGTTACCCCACTATCTTCAAGCGGAACATCTACATCTACTGGAGCGTGGGCATAATGTCAGTTCTTAAAAAATACAACTCTACTACTGGTCTTTGGGAGGCAGTTGCCGTAGGTGCAAGTGGTGCGACTGGTACTTCTGGATACTCCTATGTGGCTACTACAACATATACGACCAACACCACGCTGGGTTCCGTAGATGTACGAGCATTGATTCTTGTTAATTCAGCATCGAGTACCACTATAACTATTCCGCAAAGCTTAGGTGTCACTGGAGATACCATTACTCTTGTTCAATACGGAGCTGGTCAAATTGTTGTCGCTCCTGCATCTGGAGTTACGCTTCGCAATAATACGACCCTTAAGTCCCGTGCACAATATTCTGTGATTACAGCGATTAAGCTCAACACAGATGAGTGGCTTATCGCGGGAGATACGGCTATCATCTAATGGCTGTAAATCCTGCAATTCAACCAGTAGCTAGTTCTAAAAAACATATTCCAAAATATGCTTCTAGTGGAAGTGTATATAGCTATGCTTTTGATGAAACCTCTGGAATTACATATTTAGGTGGAAACTTTAGAGCCATCTGGAATACCAATACTGCAAATGGAATAAGTAAGGTAAGTGGCTCAACTGTAAACTCTAAATTTTATAGTGGAACTCCTCCCTATAAAATGATTTCTGATGGCAGTGGTAACTACTATCTTGGATTTAGTAGTGCTGGTTCAGTACAAAAAATTAATTCTTCTGGAGTAGTTGACTCGACATTCAATCTTACGTTGAATGGTACTGTTCAAGTGCTATATCTAAATGGAACTACGCTATATGTTGGTGGAAGTTTTACATTAGCAAATGGTGTCACGCGAGACCGTCTAGTAGCAGTGGATTCAACCACTGGCTCCGTATTAAGTTTTGATGTCGGTGGGTTTGGAGCGAGTCCTTATGCTCCTGCTGTATATGCACTAGCGGTGTCTGGTAGTAGTCTTATTATTGGTGGATTTTTTAGTACGATAGGTTCATCAGCAAACTCATCCCCGGGTTTAGCCACTGTTAATGCAACAACAGGAAGCTGGCTTGGTACAACAAGCCCGAGTACCGTATCTAGTTTGGGTACTGTCAGAAGTTTGGTGGTTTCTGGGGATACCGTGTATGTCGGAGGAGCTTTTACTACTGCCTCTGGTCTGGCATCTTCTAGGGTAAATGTCGCTGCCTTTACTATTTCTACTGGTGCCTTAACTAGTTTTAATCCGACTGTTTCCGCTTCTGGTGGTGTCACCTATATGGCTCTCGGTGGTACGGTTCTGTATGTAGCTGGTGCTGGAATTACTCAAGTAAGTAGTGTAGCTAGGGCGGGATTGGCTGCTATTGATATTAGTTCTGGTTTGACTTCTTTTAATCCAACCCTGTCTCTTACAGGAGGTAGCTCTGCTAGTTTTAGTCCCAGTGCATTATTTGTAGTTGGCAGTACTCTATATGTTGCAACTATTAATCTTAATTCTATGATGAAGCCTTCGGGATATAGCGCATCATCTTTGTTTGGGTTTGATACATCTACTGGTGCCGTAACCTATGCTCCAAAAGTTTATGCTGTATACAATGCTTTGTACGATGGGACAAATGTTGTAGTATCCTGTACCAGCACAAATACTGACTACGCGGAGAGGTACCTCATTGGGGCGGTATACTCTGATGGTTCAATCGTCTCAAGTTTTTACCCGACTGTAGATGCTGTTCCATACTTCTTTTTAGTTAATAGCACTCTGTATATGGGTTGGCAAGATGCTTCCTCTGGTGGCTATATTAATGGTTCTCTTAGACCCGGTCTTGGGTCAGTAGATGGGGTAACTGGCTCTTTGTCGTCATTTAATGCCAATACTTATCAAGATGACGGCAATGGTGGTTATTGGCGAGGTACTACTTATTCAGTTGCCTACGACTCAACTAATAATGCTCTTCATATTGTTGGAGTGATGAGTACTTTTGCAATAACGTATACTCTTGCAGGTCATGTAATCGTTAATGCGACAACTGGTTCATATATTGCTAGTACTCAATTTTATGATAGTAATGGTTCACAAAATGCTACTATGACAAAAGTACTCATAAGTGGTAATAGCGTATATGTATGCGGATATTTTGATACCGTAAATGGAAATACTACTTTTCCACATGGTGTGTATATATACGATAAAACTACTCGTGTGTGGGCAAACCCATTAACTAATGTCGGATATGATGGGTATGGGTATACTGCCGGTGTACAAGATGCATATGTTATAGGAAATAGTCTCTATATTATTGTAAACTCCACTCAAGTCAATGGAGTTACATGCAATGGTGTGGCAGTAATTAATGCAACTACAGGACTAGGAGCTACTTCCGTCCCGGTGGTGGTATCATCAGGTAGTACAAACTGGTACTCAATTGCAGTCAATGGAACTGATGTCTACCTATATGGTGGCTTTACTGGGTTAAACTCTGACGGAAAAACTTACGCTGGTGTTGCTATTGTGAACTCTATTACGGGAGCCTCTAAATATTATCCCGCATCAACTAGACTTTCTGCGTCAACTGGAATAGTAAAATCTACATCAGCTGGGTCATACTTTAATCCTGTGACTAATGGTTTTATGACTGTTGGAGCAAATGGTAATGATTTCCGTATCTGGGATACTAGATACAATGCACCCCGAATCTAATTGGAGTAAAAATGAATGTAGAAATTTATAGTGGTACTGGAGATTTTTACCAGTACACAGAAGAACAGATTGTTGAATTTTCTCGTGGTATTGAAGGAGTTTTTCCGGTTGTAACTGATGGTGCAGATGGCATTATCGCAATGCAACCTTGGAGTCCCGAAACGGGAGAAGCTTGGGCCAGTGAAAAGGAGGCTATTGCGTGGGGAAATGCGTGGATTAAAAGTTATGAAGATATCCGCAATGTGCCACTAGTTGACCCTCATATTGTTTCTGCTACCGAAAAACTTCTTGCTCTTGGTCTGACACAAGAAGAGATTCAAGCCATCATTTCTGGTAAATAGTGTGATAATATTCTTCTAGATACTTTCTACTACTAGGAGAAAAAATGTCAGACTTTGACGCATACCTCACAGACGAAGATAAAAGCATCTTGCTCCAGCGCAAGATTGCTCAGTTTGCTGCCGAGGGATATCAGCACGAACTCAATCTAAAGCTCGCTCAAGACACAAATAATGAGGAGCTTCTTACTCAGTCGAATCAGTCTATTGATGCTATTAAGAGCATCATTGCCTACTTCGAGGGTCTTCTTGCCGAGGTTCCTGTTGTAGCTACAGAAACCGCAGAAACAAGCGATTCTAAGAAATAGTAATCTGTCTCTGTTAGAATTAAAAGACAACAACTAAGGAGAAACATGGCTGACAATTGGGGTGGCTACAAAAATGGTCAAATCCCTACCGGCGCAATGATTCGGGTACAGAACGATTATTTCAAGCCCGATGTTGCCTACGCACTTCAGGCTGCTATTGCTGAGTGCGCTGCTAGCAAAATCAAAATCAATATCAATGAGGGTTACCGTCCTCTTGGTATTCCTGCTGACCAGCACATCAAAGATGAGCGACTCACCTCGACTCGTCAGTCGAACCAGTGGTTTCAGTATGGACGTATGCACCGCGGTGAGACACCATCTGCTGCTTATCCCGGTGGGTCAATCCACGGTTGGGGTAAGGCTGCTGACGTATCTCCCGGTCACGATAACGGAACTGTAACGGCAATTTTTGCTAAGCACGGTTTTGTTTTCGACATTGGTTCAGAGTCTTGGCATGCACACTTCGTGGGTATTCCTGCTCCGATTCCCGAGCCGGGTGTAATCCAGAAGCGTAACTGGAAAGCTCTTCAGGGGTATCTTGCACAGTATTGGGGATACTCAGGGACTGTTGACGGAATCGCTGGACCAAAAACGTGGACTGCAACACAGAAGTGGCTAGCAGCTCACTGGCTCTACAAGGGTGCCGTTGATGGCGTTCCCGGACCGCAAACCTATGCAGCCATGCAACGTGCTGGCTCGCCTCTTCGCTAATAAATAAGGAGTTACCGTGACTATCCTCACAAAAACATTCTGGCAGTATGCTGGAGAACGTGCACTCAAGACTGTCATTCAGACTTTCCTTGCTGTGTTTACAACTGCATCTGTATCTAACCTCTTCGATGGGTCGCTTGTACCAGTTGCTGGTAGTGCGATTATCGCTGGTGTTATTTCAGTTCTAACAAGTATCGTGGCTGTTCTTCCTGCACAGCCCGACCTGAGCGGTGCTACTGCTTCAGCTTCGGCTCCAGCTACCACCGCAACCCCCACTGCTACGTGGAATCCCAATAACTAAGTAGCATCATAAGACTGCCCCGTAACAAGAAATTGTTGCGGGGTTTTCTTTACGCTAATATTAATATACGACCAACCACGAGGTGGAGCTGTTTGTACGCTCTTACATTTCGGCTTCGTGTGGGGTTGTATGCCAAAAAGCTTCGGGAAGTTCCGGGGCTTTTTGTGCTGTGGTACACTAAATTCTTACGGCGGATTACTCAAGTAGCCAACGAGGGCTGACTGTAAATCAGCTGGGTTCCCCTTCGGGAGTGCAAATCTCTCATCCGCCACCACCAGTTGCACTATTTATTTTTATGTGTTACCATATATATAACGCAAGACCGACGGGTTGAGCGGAGTGATGGCTGAATGTGCTCTTCCAGTAGGAGCCTAAAGCACACCTCGGGTTAGCGCCCTGCCTTAGCGGGTAAAAGAGGTGGTCGGGTGCGGTACATACTAATGTTCTGCTGGAAACCCGTGGTGGTAAAACGCAATCCACCCACTCACACTTATAACCCCCGGAACAAGCTCGAAAGAGTGCCGGGGGTTTGTACGCGGATGAAGTTCAACAGGTAGAACGCTAACCTTCCGGGTTAGAAGATGTGGTTCGAGTCCACGCATTCGCTCGGCGTAGTGCAAACGTGAACGCTTTTACTAACTACTTAAGCACTGGTTAGTAAGAGTCTTTGAGACACTCAAATTGCATGGCAGAACCCCCAATTCCGATATCTATTTATAGGCGGTGAGGGGGTTCTGTTTTATTCTTATGCTAGGCTTTTCTTGGAAGTGTGACCGAGAGGCTTATGGTGCTTGTCTTGAAAACAAGAGTTGGTGAAAGCCAACCGCAGGTTCGAATCCTGTCACTTCCGCCGGGATGTAGCTCAGCTTGGTAGAGTGCCTGTTTTGGGAACAGGATGTCGCAGGTTCAAGTCCTGTCATCCCGACGTGGAAAATAAGTGGTTAGAACCAGTCGTTGAAAACTATCGCGCCTATTTTGGTGGGGGTGAGGCTGGGGTAGTTATTGATGTCGGTACTCGTGATGGTGATGACGCAGAGTATCTGCGTGAAAAGCTAGGTGGTAAGCGAGTCATTGCTATTGACGCTAATCCTATTGCTGTGGCTGAGACTCGGCATCGATACCCGGAGTTTGAAGTCTATGAGACAGCAGTCTCTGACTATAATGGGCTAACCAGTTTTCAGCAGGTCATCTCGGATGATAAAGACTTGGCTGGGTGCTCGTCGATGAGTGCTAAAAAGATTACTTCTGAGGCAGTCTTTGTGGGTAAATATGAAGTAATTCCTGTTCGAGTGACTCGGCTGGATAGTCTCTTTACCTCTATCGGTCTGCGTAGCAGTTTTATTGATGTAGTCAAAGTTGATGTCGAAGGATTTACTTATCAAACACTTCTTGGGTTAGGAGACTACCTAAATAAGATTAAGGTTCTACATCTAGAAACAGAGACTGAGTCCACGCACTTTAGTCATCGAAATAATCTAGAGGTTGCTTCGTTTATGCAACATAGCGGATTTGCTCTAGTAGATGTCTCTTATGAGTGGGGCTTTGGAATCCAAGACCAAGTTTGGGTCAATAAGAAACTTGCAGTAAAGTAATTCTGGGCTTGTGGTGAAATGGCAGACACGCTGGATTTAGGTTCCAGTGTCTTCGGACGTGAGGGTTCAAGTCCCTTCAAGCCCACTCATATGTTAGGATATTCGTATGAACGACAATAACGTCAGAATGAAGCTTCTTGATGAGATGGAAGAAGCAGGAATTGTCACCCGTGAGGGTAAGACCGCAAGCTACTTTGATAATGGTCGCGAGTACCTTCTTTTAGTAAATGTGGTCGATATCACGGGTTGGCAAAAGGAAACTGATGAAGTCTGAGCATGACCCGGTAAATCATCCTAAGCACTACACCTCTGACCCATCCGGTCTTGAGTGTATTCAGGTAACGCGACACCGGAACTTCAATATTGGTAATGCTATTAAGTATCTGTGGCGGGCCGGTCTCAAAGACGAGGCTGATAAGGCTCAACTAGAGAAACAAATCGAAGACCTTAATAAGGCAATTTTCTACATAAATGATGAAATCGGAAGACTACGTGATTCAGCTAAGTAATGAAATGACTGTTGAGCTTGTACAGAGCGTAGGGTCAGATGCATCAATTGCGGCAGCAGCTCGTGTCTCCACTGGTCTTGACCTTGAGGAATATCTCCCGGGAGCAGATGCCAAGCTTATTAACTACTTGGTAAAGAACCGACATGGGTCTCCCTTTGAGCACAACTCGATGACGTTCCGTATTTCGGCTCCTATCTTTGTATTCCGTGAGTTCATGCGTCACCGCATTGGCTGGTCGTACAACGAGGTATCTGCTCGCTATAAGGAGATGGAGCCAAAGTTCTGGGTATACCCTCCGACTCGTCCTCTTATTCAGCAGGGGTCATCTGCACACCCCGACTTGGTATCTGGTCATCCTGCTCTTACGCCACTCACTAATGCCGTAATGGAAAAGTCCTACCGTAAGGCATGGAAGGCGTACAAAGAACTTCTAGAGGACGGTATGGCTAATGAGGTTGCTCGTTCCGTGCTTCCTGTTGGTCTATTCTCTGAGATGTACGCAACTTGTAATGCTCGCTCGCTGATGGCATTTCTATCTCTGCGTGTTGATGATGGGAACGCTACGTTTTCTACCAAGCCTCAGTGGGAGATTGAGAATGTCGCAATGAAGATGGAAGAAGAGTTTCAGATTCTTTTTCCTGCGACTTGGTCTGCCTTCAATAAAAATGGTAGAGTATCTCCATAACTTAATACTTGCCCCCTTAACTCAGTTGGTAGAGTGCCATACTTGTAATATGGATGTCATCGGTTCGATTCCGGTAGGGGGCCCCATTCCTCGATAACTCAATTGGCAGAGTGCCGAGCTGTTAACTCGGGAGTTCTTGGTTCGAGTCCAAGTCGGGGAGCGATACAGAACTCGGCGTAAGCATTCTGTAGGCACGGTTGCCATCCCCGTGTAAATCAAATGGCACTTTTTTATATTCTGATATACAATCTAGATATGTCAGTTAAAAAAATTACTAAGGCAATCAATAAAGAACTTGAGATGGCTCGGCTTACTGGCTTTGAAGAGGGTTACGAAGCTGGTGAGACTACCGGATACGAAGATGGCTGGAGCGAAGGTCACGACGAAGGATACTTAGAGGGTATTCAGGCGGAAAAAGACCGATGGAAAGCAATTCTTCAGTGGAACTTTGAATACTGCATGGAAGCTAATCAGGGAAGCAAAGCAGTCTTTTTCAAAAATGTAATGGATATTCTTTCCATTCAGATTGACATGGAAGAGGCAAAGAAGAATTACGATAGGGATATGGAATCCTTTTAGTACTTTGCCCCGTGGTGTAATGGCAACACTCCTGACTTTGACTCAGGCATTTTTGGTTCGAGTCCAGACGGGGCAGCAACTTGATTTTTTCATATTAAACCAGTAAGGTTCTCATATGAAGACTTTGATTATTTGCCGAGGTATCCCTGCTAGTGGTAAGTCCTCGTGGGCTATCCAGTGGGTTGAAAACTCCAAGGGTGAGCGCGTTCGTATCAACCGTGACGATATCCGGTTCATGCTCTTTGGTAGGTATATCCGAGTCAATGAGACTTCGGTAACTCGTGTGCAGGAATCAATCATGCGCTCGGCTATGTCAGATGGGTTAGATATTGTCCTCGATAATACGAACCTTAATGATAAGCACGTTCGTAGTGTTCTGGACTTGGCTTCTCACTACGACTACTCGGTGAAGTATCAAGACTTCCCTATCCTCTTAGCCGAGGCTATTGACCGTGACCGTAAGCGTTCTCGGAAGGTTGGGGAGGGGGTCATTGCTGACTTCTACAAGCGTTACACCAAGAGCGGAGAACTTCTTCCTCCTCCGCTGTACACCAAGACTTCCTCTGACTTTGTCACCTATACTCCGCGTAAGGATGCTGACGACGCGTACCTTTTTGATATCGATGGCACACTAGCTCACCTCAATCCTGATAACCCTCGGGATATCTATGATGCGTCTCGGGCGCACGAGGATATTCTTGATATTAGTGTGGCAAAAGTTCTTCGTGACCTAAGCCACTGGAACAAAATCATTATCATGTCTGGTCGCTCAGAAGACCACCGCTCCGAGACAGAGCATTGGCTCAAGATGCATGTTGGAGAGTACGAGCTATTTATGCGTCCGTCTGGGGATGTTCGTAAGGATAGTATTGTAAAGCACGAGCTGTTTTACAAGCACATTGCGGATAAATACAATGTCCGTGGAGTATTTGATGACCGTCAGCAGGTTGTTGATATGTGGCGTGAGATTGGTCTTAAGTGTTTCCAAGTTCAGCCCGGAGATTTTTAGTCTAGACAACGAAAAACCCCCTGAGCAAATTGCTCGGGGGGTTAGTCGTAGATATTGGACCACCGCCTAGGTAGAAGAACAGACCCTTTCGTAAGTTGAGTTAAACATTTTAATCATGTAGCTCCTTACTGTCCGAAGACATAGTGTGGTGTTATACCTATAATTTTAAAGGCTGACAAATTGTTCTAGATGATTCACTATGGACAATTATTAGGTGTAAACTGGGGGCTATGTCTGAGCAAGAAGTTCAAGATTTACTAGCTAAAGCTTGGGAAATAGGCTACTGGGCTGGATTTGATGATGGGGCTGGGGACTCTTATGTGGAGCACCAGTCTAGAAATCCATATCGTAAAAGTGCCTGACTGGTAAACTGGAAAGACGTTTGTTTCCCTGAAGGCGGGCTATTATGGACGGCAGTCCTGAACAAATTGTACTTTCTGCCCTAACTAAATTAGAGTTACTTCGAGACAAAGATGGCGCGTTGCCTCTTGGTATCGTCGATAGTTACCTATTTCTCTATTCCGCACACAGAGGCGGGAAGTACGATTCTCCACATGTCCTTGACTTAGCAAGAACTGTTTTGTACGAGGACATCCTATAACTGAATAATAACAAGTTGCGTTTCGGCGCATAACTGTGTACTATGACAAGCCTAGACCGTCTAGGCGGAAAGGAATGACACAGTGAATAAGAAACAAAAATCCGAACTCGAACAGCTACGAACTAAATGGAGATTTAACTCCAGCGAAGCTGTTTCTGACAGAACCAGTTACGTGCTAGACAGGGCACGTAAGGACTACGAAAAAGTAGTCGGGGCTGATGCTTCTGGTGTTGGACTAGCAAGATGGCAGTCCGACTGTCTAAAGTCCGTTGTTGGAATTGGAACAATGGAAGAGGTTACCAAAGAGGTAGCCGATAGTATTGTCTCAGATGCTGTTCAAGCAGTTGAGAGTGTTTTCAGTGAATTTGATTCTGGAACCATTACTCATGCAATTGGGCAGACTGTCATTGAGAGAGTAAAAGAAGCTGTAGAACAGGACTTAATCAGCCCTGAGACGGCTTCTGAGAGCATTAGCAGTGACTCTCCGGGAACAGTTCCGGTAGCATTTCTAAGCCGTTTTCGTAGCCGTACATGGGCTGTAACTGGTGTATCTGCGTTGCTTATTGGTTTGGGACTTGTTGTATCAAGTCATCAGAGCGCATGGGCAGATACATATGAGCCGGGGCAAATCGTAGTTACTAGCGGTAATCCTCGTGCTTGGCATAGAGATACAGTTGATGTGGTTATAGATACATATGCTGGTGTATTTGCTATGCCTAAGGTTGGAGTCTCTCCAGTGTTTGATGAAGCAATGAAATATCAGGGAGTGCCTTACCGCTCAACAAAGTATGTTGCTTATGGGTTCGATTGCTCTGGATTCACTAAGTATGTGTACTCTAAGTTTGGGATTGACCTCTATCATGGTGCGCGAGTTCAGCGTGACCAAAATAGGGTTATCCCTCGCTCAGAGGCTCGTCTAGGTGACCTTGTCTATATGCCGGGTCACATTGGGTTCTGGGCTGGAAACGGGCTTATGCTCGACTCTCCTAATGACGGTAAGACTATTGGTCTTCACCCCATCTGGTATCCAGACTACGAAGTTGTGCGGATTACGCAGACTAAGTAGCAAGCATAAGAAAAGCCCCTACCGATTGGTGGGGGCTTTCTTATTGGTAAAGCAACTGACTCTTTAAAGAGCCTATCACTTACTACTTACCAGTAGCAGCTGATGCGTTTGATTCATAGCTTGTGTTGGTGGACTCAAAGAAGTTCACAAGCTGAAGAGTATCATTAGCCGCAGCCATCCACTTAGCAGGGTTACCCACGTTGTAGTGTGGGGGGAATCCAAGCTCCTCAAGACGGCGGTCAGCGAGGTACTTGGTGTATTGGCTAACATAGTCAGCGTTGAGTCCAAGGATACCGTTGGGGAACTGCTCCTTGTTGTAGGTAATCTCCATGTCAACAGCATCAAAAATCATCTGCTGAATCTCGGCTGCGAACTCGTCTGTGACAATTTCAGGATTCTCGTTGAGTACCTCAAGAATGAGGTTGATACCAAACTTGAGGTGAAGGCTCTCGTCACGGACAATCCAGTCCACCAGTGAGGCAAAGTTACGAAGTAGGTTGCGCTGACGGAAGCTCAGAGCCACCATGAAGCCCGAGTAGAACCAGATACCCTCCATGATGACCGAGTAAGCCACGAGGTTGCGGACGAAGTCCTGCTTTCCCTCTACGGTGTTGATGTCAATGGTATCTTCGGTCATGCGCTTAATGAACTTGACCTCGAAGTCTTCCTTGGCTTTGATGCTGTCTACAGCAACATGCTGTTCATAAATTTTCTTACGGTCTACAGGGAACGTCTCAAGGACGTACTCGAACGACATGCAGTGGTTTGCTTCTTCCCACATCTGCTTAGCAAGGTAGAGGTGGCACTCGGGTGCATTTAGGTAAGGGTAGACACCGAAGGCAAGAGCCTTATTCACAATAAGCTCTGATGGGTTAAAGAATGACATCAAGAACGTAATAGCGTGTTGCTCATCCTCAGACATCTTTTTGAAGTCAGCGATGTCTTCGCCTAGTTGGATTTCGTTGGGGAACCAAGTATTGGCAACTGCTTGGTCGTACAAGTCCATTGCCCACTGATATTTGACTGGCTTCAGGAGGAGTCCCTCTTGGATGCCGGTTCCTAGAATTGCCATTGTTGTTTCTCCTTGTTAGTTATTGGGTTGCGTTTAAGATGCCGTTGAACACTGCTCGGTGAGTTTTCTTTTCCATGAGCGTGTAAACCGTGTCACGGCGGTTGTTGTCGATGATGCTCACAATTCGTGGATAACCAACTCCACGTCGTTTGTAAGATACTTCAGGGATGGTGATATACTTTGCTGGGACTCCGAGCTTTCGTAAGTTCTGCATCGGTCTTCCAGAGAACCGTAGTGTGTATTCAAGACGGTTCATATCTTCGTTTTTTACTACTCGAACATCGCTTCCCAAAGTCTGCATGAAAAGTTTCATGTCTTTAAGAAACTGAAAGTTGTTTGAGTAGAGATGCCACATTGGTTGTGAACCAATTTTTCTTTTAATAAGACCACTATCAAAAAGTCCAGCTAGCCACTCAAGCTTGGACTCTAGTGAGTACTTAGTGCTGAGTGGAACCTCGAAGTCTCCAAGCATTTCTGTAGTGAAGTAGAGGTTAGTCTTATCTGTCCGAGGGTCTAGGTCAAGCTCATCTAGACATGGTCTGCGACCACCATAGATAGCGAGTCTTGATACAACTCCGGGGCGACGCTTAAACCGTTCTGCTCCTGTGTAGAAGCCGTGGGTGTAAGCATTAGGAATTAGCTCAGTGCCGTGCTCTAAGAGTGGGAACTCGGACTTAACAATCTTTTCTCCGGGCAGTGCTTCTGCAACTCGCTTACGAGAAATTGTGTGGTCGAAGTATCCATTCTGGACAAACATCGTTTGGTCTGGAGTGCAGGTAATCTCTGCTCCGGTATCAAAGACAACGGTAACTAGAGGCTTATCTTTTCCAGCCTGTCCAACTAGGACTAGCGAAAACTCTTCGCCATTCCATACGTCCACCATGTGTCCATCAAGCTCACTAAGAGGCTTGTGTCCTGACGATGTCAAGACCAGAGTTTCAGGGGCGTACATTATGTCCTAGCTGTCTTAGAGGGGTGAAAGAAGCCCGGTACTCAACTCTACTACGAGGAGCACCGGGCGTTAACCCGAGGGTTAGATTCTTACTGGCAGGAATCGCACTGAAGCATGTCCATCGGGTCTACGGGGATGCAGTATCCGCCAACGGTGTCTTGTGATTCATTCATGTTTGTGACCTTTCAGGGCAGAAGAAAAATGACCAATTTCTTGGTCAAGAGGGGGATTGTTTGTTCTTCTATTTTAGCAAATTCTGAGCTGCTCAACAGACCGAGACAATCACTAAAACTTATATAATAATTATTTATTGTCAGCTTATTCTCATTAAGCTTAGTGAGAATAAATATGTTAAATAACTTAAAAAGACATGACATATTTTTTGTCAAGAAAACACCATCCCCCTCACATATTCTAGGAGTGGTACTCAACCAGATGGAGGGGGATGGCGATTTTATGTGAGTAGGTAGCGAAATTACTCATGTCGGAAAACTTGCGTTTTCACATTTCTATTCTACTACCTGAGGTTCTGGCTGAGTTTTAGCCTTAGGTTCTGGGTAAAGCTTGTCTAGTTCGCTGTCAATACTTACGGCTTTAAGAACAAGCGTGTCTTCATTCTTTTTAAAGTGGTGACCGCAGAAGAGTAGTTCTCCACTTTCGAGGTTGACACGGACATAGGCTTGAGCACCACAACTATCGCAACGGTCAAGAGACGTGAGCTTTTCTTCCATGACTCTAGTGTAACGGTAGAATAGGTACTATGAGTGATGTAATAGACGCAAGTGACTTCACTACGTCCATGATTGCCCGGGCCTTAGAGCCGGTCAAGAGGCATTGGTCACTTTTTAATCCTTCAATTGCTCGTCATCCGAACGGGAAGCTATATGCCACCTTTCGCTCAAGTAACTATGTACTAGGTGAGTATCAGAGGTACGAGGCAATTACTGTTGGTAATGACATAGCTAACCGACTCTTCTTCTCTGAGCTTGATGAAAATTATAAGCCAGTCAAACTTATTGAGATTATGACTATTGGGGAACTCGCGTTTAAGCGTGGCATCGAAGATGCTCGTTTGTTCTGGCGCGGTGGGAAGTGGCAACTTACTGCGATTATTCTTGAGAAAGAACATACTCGGATAGCGCGAGTTGGTATATTTGAGCTAGACCCTGATGCTGGTACGGCTACATATATTGCAAAGCATGATACAGAAACTCCTAAGGTAGTCGAAAAGAATTGGGGGGTAGTTGCCGGAGAGTCGGTCCCCGGGTTTGACTATATCTACGGAGCCAACAAGATTTTTAAAGACGAAAAAATTATCAAGCTTGGAGATGTCCCTGAAGAAATTGAAAAGCTTCGGGGCGGAACACAGCTTATTCCTTTCGAGGATGGCTACCTGTCAGTAGGTCACTATATGGTAATGAAACCGAAAGTTCTATTCAATACAAGAACATTTAGTTACGAACCGCTAGACCTACGGAGTTATTCTCACGTATTTGTTAAGCACAATAAAGATGGACTCATCGAAGCTATTTCTAATAAGTTTATTTTTCACGAGGGTTGGGTTGAGTTTGCTTCTGGTCTTATACAAGACGGAGACAAGTTTGTCATCAGCTACGGACGAAATGATTTGTCTTCTTGGGTTGCAACTATTGACGTTACAAGAGTGATTTCAGCTTTGCGTTTTGTCGAGCCAACATCTAAGCTATAGGTATGAGCAAAGCCGAGTATCCAGACTTTTTTGAGAAGGGTGAGCCTCATTGCGCTAGTGCTGACCCAGATGCGTTCTTCCCAGAGACTGGTGTTGGTGACTCTACAACAATGGTTGTACTAGCCAAAAAAATTTGTGCCTCATGCCCATATGTAATTGAGTGCCTAGCGTGGGCTATGGAGAATGAAGAGCTTGGTATCTGGGGAGGAACAACCGCTCGTGAGCGTAGTCGTCTGAGGCGTGGATATACTCCGCCACCTCGTAAGCAATACGATGTTCGGGTTAAGAAAGACTAAGCGTCTTCTTCTTCCCAGTATCCAATCTCTCCTCTTTCTTTAGGAGGAAAGATATCTACAAGTATTCCGCACGAGCGGATGAAAGATAGTGACGACTCATTATCGTAGTGAGCGTCTCGTTCTGAAAGTCGCACTACAAGACGACTAATGCCTGAGTTGGCTACGAGCTTGGCGCAGTCCCAACAGCAAGGATTAGTGACATACATTGTGCCACCTGCGTAGTCTCTGCGGTCTGCAAATAGGAGAGCATTAGCCTCTGCGTGGACGCTGACACAGTTGGAGTAAGTTGTTCCTCGGTCTTGCGACTTAGCGCGGTCACACCAGTTGTTACATCCTTCTGATTTAGCAAAAGAGAGTAGCCCTTCGTGAGTGGTTCGATTAAAGTTTGCCGGAGGACCGTTATATCCAACAGCCATTGGTCGGTTGCTGGAAGTCACAATGACACAGCCGACCTGACGATTAGTGCAGAGCGAGCGTTGAGCCATTGTCTCGGCAACAGCCATCCACGTCTCATCCCAAGTCGTGCGTGTCATCTGGTTCCTCACAAATTGCGAATAGCTTTTGTAAATCTTCTATTGCCTCTTTGGGCATAGCGAGAACTTTTTGGAGAAGCTCAAGGTCTTCTTCAGAGTGTCTCTCATTCTTTGGCATTAGGGTCTGCGTCTTCGATAAACGACATATCAAAAGTCTCTTCAGTCTCTGTGGCATTGAAGTACGCCTCAATGATGTCTGTGATGACGGTCATCGAAAGGGTGTCAATCTCTGCGGTCTGAGTCTGGTCAATAAGTGCATCTTTGAGGAGTTGAATCATTGCGAGTGACTGCTTTTCGTCCTGAGGCATAGAAGCAATCTCAAGGAGTCGAACTCCGGGCATTTCGCTAAGAGGGATTACTTTAGCTTTAAAGTTGTGAATATCAATCATTGCAGTTTTCATACTATCCTCCCGTGGAATAGAAGCCCTTACCCTTGAACGAGTAGGAGTTGAATTGGGGTTTACGAGTCATAGGAACTTTACAAGCAGTACATTCGACCACAACATCTTCATTTATACCGTGAATAATTTCTTCTCGATATCCACAAGCACAAATATAAAGATAAGTAGGCATTAGTTTAGAGACTCAATAATGAGAGTAACAATGACCGTTACACCAATAATGATTGCTGTAAGTGAGAATACGGTGGCAACCGTATCTACAAACAAACGCTTTTCTTTGGGTAGAGTCGTATCTTCCTTCGCCTTGAAAAGTGCGATGGTAAGTAGGGCTGTTCCTAAAAAGACAAGCAAAATAGTCATTAACTATAATTTCTGTTAGAAGTAGTAATCGTCTGTACCCCACTCATCATGCCACATGTCAATATAAGTTGACCTGCGCTTGCGGATAAGTTTCTTTTTCTTTAGTTTCTTTGTGGGAAGGTCAAGACTAAGAATCTTGTAAGCAAGCTCATAGTGTGCCGGAAAGTCTTCGGGGTAGAGACGAACCTTGGTGCGTCGCGCAAAGTCCAGTGGCTCATTAAGAAGTTTGATATGGACATCAGCAAACTCATCTTCACTACGCTCTAGGTGAGTAAGAGCGCGGTGTAGGATTCCCTCAAGGTTAAGGTCGTCAAGCATGCGACGAACTGCTCGTTCGTATCGGGTCATACGACTCATTCTTTTTCTCCTTGAATTTGAATTATTGCATTACATGTAACGCAATGGTCTTTACTGTGACTGCCATCTGCATCCCACACATGAAATCCGGGTCTACGAATGAGAGTCAAGATACGCTCTCGCTCATGCGCGATTCCTTGGCGGTATGCTCGGGTGTTTCTTGTTTCTTTTTCAGTCATTTGTTTCTCCTTTAATCAGGTTAATAAGGTCACTAACGCGAACATTTCCTAGTCCCTTGTCAGTAAACAGGTTATCTTCGAGTAGCGCGATAATGCGGTTGCGTTCTGCATCCCTACCAACGCGAACAGCAGTAGCAATTCCGTCAGAGTACTGAGCCTCAAGAGCCTCTGTCTGCGCCATACGTAGGTACTCATCAAATCGCGCGTAGGACATTGTTACCGTGACATCGTTGTTATCTCGGTTATTCTTTGCGAGGTCAAAGACGCTCATTTAATTACTCCAAACAATACGAGTAGTAAGAAAGAAATAAACCCTCCGGCAATTACACCAAGGGTGAACCAGTTTTCTGGTTTCACTTTTTACGCTCCCTAGCAATGTGTGCAGCAATTGCAATTTCAAGTTGACGCTTGGTAAATGTGTATTCGGGTGAGGTGGTAGTGCCTTTGTAGTTCTGGTGCTTACGAACCGTAGACTCTCCGATACCGAGTTTCTCGGCAATGGCTCGGAAGGATAGTCCCTTAGCGCGAAGGGGGGCAATTTCTTCGAGGATGTAATCCTCTACTGGTTTGTTATTATTGGGTCGATTAGCCATTAGCAACACCCATCGCAAGCATGAACATTTGTGTTTCCTTGGTTAGTTGAGTTGTAATATAACGCGGAGTCGTGGTCTGGGTGTCCCAAACCGTGAGAGCAGATGCGCTCAAGGATTCCCCTGTGCTCGTTCCAATTAAGTGGAGCAGTGGAGAGTTTGTGGTCTGATGGTGAATTATGAATAGCGCATGGCTTACGGCAATCAAAGATTGCGTGAATACCTGCAATACGGATATTAGGAATTTCTGTATCTGTCCAGTAGCCAGTTTCTGGGTTCTGTTTGAGGAGCATAGTAAGCCCTAATCCCAAGCAGAGCAGTTACAGGGCTGACGATGGGTGAGCGCACAGAACTTACGGTGACGTGCCTCCCAGTCGTAAGCCTGACGACGAGTAATGCCAAGAGGTCCCTGAGGGGTGTCAAGTTCTGAATCAAACTCTACGCCAAGCGGGTACTGGATGTCTGTTTTGTTTTCGTTGTTATTTGTCATTTTTGTCCTTTCTATTACATTGTATGGGTTACTGTTGCGAAATGTCAACTTCGGCTTTGGGATAGTCCTGAACCTTGTAGCGGAGTTTTGCTCGTAGTTCCTTCTTACGCGCTCGTGAGCCACGGAACATTACATAGCGATGCTTGCGTGGACGCTCGTGAGCAATCATGCGTTCTCCAAAAAACTCTTTGGCTTTGTTGATACCACCATGCTCATCAAAAAGGTGTCGGTGATGCTTAGAGGTTGCCTCTCCGTCAAGAGTCCATTGAATGTGCTTATCGCTCATTCCGGTATAGAGCCAGTTCGTTGCTTGGTAAACCGTTCCGATGTGCCCTGCCTGAATCTCTGCGTAGGACACAACGATGTCGTACTGTTCGGGGAGGAGGCGGAGGGAGTTACCGATAAGAAAAGACTCTGCGTTCTTAGGAGTCGTGTCAGCAATCCACAAGCGCGTTAGCTCAATGACGTGGCTGGTTTCCTCTGGTCCTGCTACGCCCTTACAGAGTGCTGGGGACGCAGGTTTACCGTAGATAACACAACCGACTAGTTTGTCTTCGAGGTAGAGTCCGTAGCAGTATGATGCTGGAGCCTTACGGTGGAGGTAGTGAAACTCGACCACCATGTCGGTTGCCTCGCGGTAAGAGAGTTCGCGGATGGTGTAGTTCTCAAGAGCCACTCTTCTTCACTCTCCTTAGTTGTCGAACATAAATGTACTTGGGGTCTTGGTCAACATAGTAAGCCTCTCCAGCCTCTAGTGCATCCTTGAGCCTCTGGGCAAACGGCTTAAGCTTTCCGTTATACATAGTGCGGATTGCCTTGTCGTGGTACTTGCGTCCGTTGTGCATAATGACACGACCCTTAGAAGTCTTACCTGCGAGGGTGAAGTTTGTCGCCTGATAGATAGTTCCTTGGTGACCGTAGTTGGGGTCAGCGTAGGAAACAACCGTCTGGATATCCGTATTCTGCTTAAGCCACCGAAGAGTCTTACCAATAAAGAAGGACTCTGAGTTCTTGGGAGTATCGTCAATCAGACAGAGACGGCGCAGTTCAATTACTTTGGAGGGGTCGTCTGCGTACTTTTTCCATGCGTTAGCCATACCAAGTTGACCGTAAAGCATTCCGCCAATAAGAGTGCCGTCGAGTTCCAGCTTAAAACAGTACTGGGACATAACTCCATTGATAGACTTCGAGTAGTGGTGCTCTTCAATAAACTTCTCAATGTCTTTGCGGTCACAAAGTGAAACCGTGTAGTTGCCTTCAAGTAGTGCCACTTGAGTTACCTAACTTTATTTGGTGCGTCTTCCGTGAGGATGATAAATCCAACACCGTTGCAGAACATATAGCTCTCAATAATCTTCTCGCGGTATTTAGATACGCGCTGATTGAGTCCTGTGCCCTTGCATCGTGAACATTCTACAGTCACTAGTTCTCTCCTCGTACAAGGAGGTACATAATGACGGTTGCGACTACCCCGAAGGAGAGCGCAATGGGGAAGAAGTTGATATCAAACACAGTTAGTGCCCACATAAAAAGGGTCGTTCCTGTGCCGTACATGAGTGCCTTAGCCATTAATAATCGCCTCCGCTGTAGCAATCTGCTCACGGTAGATATCAGAAAAGTCACTCTCATCAGGGATTTCTGTGACCATACTGCGTGTGTGTCGAAATAGATTAATGAGGGTTTCCGTAATGGGAAGATAATGCTCATCTTGAAACATGTCTTCGGTCTTCAGTTTAGCGATTGCTAGGTTGAAGAGTTCGGTGTAGTTGTGGGGCTGAATGTCCACTAGTGATTCCATTCGTATGTAACGGCATTGATGATTTCGAGAGTTTCGATGGAGGAAGTAAATCCTCCGTGGAAGTCCTTGAGGATTTGGCTGATTGCCTCCATAGGAGCAATCTGCGTGTCGAGGTCAGTCAGGTCAATCTTAGGCATCTTCTGGCTCCTGCTCTACCTCGTAGATGTAGTTCTCTTCCTCGTGCTTACCGTGCTTGTTGTCGTCCTTGTGGTGAGCTGAGTTAAGTGCGGAGAGTGCCGAGACGAACTGATACACATTCTCCGCGTAAATAGATGCATGAGCAACCAAGTCTTCGAGGTGTCCAGTATCGCCAAACGAGTGGCTGAGTTGCTCCTTAAGACCCTCACTAAATGCGTTAGCAAAAACCTCTGGAGAAAAAATCATCTGGCGGTAGCTTTCGTTGTTGTCAGTCATGAGTTATTTCTCTCCTTCGTTGAGACGAACCTTGTTCAGTCCGTAGTAAAGAGGGTAAGCCGAGCCAAGACCCATTGCCTTAGCAAGCTTGTTGAGGCTGATGCCTCTGTCGTAAAGGTTCTTGATTGCGTGGTGGTAAACAGTAGTTCCGTGAGTCTTTGCCTCTTTGATGTAGAGGACTGCCTCTGCGTAGTCGTCCTGCGTAGCCTTGGACTTCTTGGAGCGAGCAAGCGGAGCGACGGCGGAGGTCATTACGCGACGACGAAGTGCAGGGTACGAAGTACCGAGTGCTGTTGCCATCTGAAGGAGTGAGCCACCCTTAGCGTCAAACTCAACGAGGAGTTCTGTGTACATACGGCTGATGTCGTGTGCGTGGGATTCAGTTGCGCGTGAACCGAATGCCTTGGTTGCCTCTTCTACGAGGGGCTGAAGTTTGGGAAGGAACTCATTGAGGAGTTCAGTCTTCTTAGCCTTGGTTGTCATTTTTACCTGTTTCTTGTTGTTTGTCGTTTGCTCGTTTTGAGCGTGAACTCATTATAAGCACAGTTATTGGTATAACGCAACTTTGGTGTAAACTTATTGGTATGGGACGTAATGAACTTATCTTTCCTTGGGGAGATGCTTCGCAACCAGAAGTACCTGCTCCTGCTCCACTACCGCCAACTTCTGGCTTTGCTGAAATCATTCCTTCTAATACTGAAGAGAAAGGTCTGAAAAACAACATGGAATATGAAAACAATGGGTCACAACAAACACCTAATGAGACTTCTACTTACACTGTTCCTCCTATCCCCGAGTTTAGTTTTAGTGACGTTCCTGATTCAGGGGTCGTGGCTGTTGATGCTACTTCTGCCGACACTTTGGTTGGTGCTGATATTCTTGGTGTTCCTACTACTGCTGTAGAACCAGAGACAGTTATTTCTGAAATACGTGAGACGGCTCATAAAGGTGTCAAGCGGTTCCATGCCGATACGCCATTTGTGCTTGGAGTATTGCTATTCCTTATTACTGCAATGGCTGGAGCTTCGTTCTACTTGTCGTTCTCTGGTTTGTACGCTGCTGCTGCGTGGGCGGTAGGAAGTAACCCTGCCTTGCAGTTTGCTGTGCCAATCATGCTGGACATCTCAATCATTGCCTTTACTCTGTCGCTGTTCGTAGAGCGTGAGCGTGGAGATAAAGTTCGCTGGACTTGGATGGCTATTGGGGCATTTGCAGCAGTTTCGGCAACGGCTAACATTCTTCATACTCTGGTTGTCTCGACTGCTAGTGATTCAGCGCAGTTGCTTATTGGAGCGATTATCTCTGGTGGAGCACCTATTCTTTTGGCATTTGCGACAGACAAGATTGCCGTCAAGGTTTTTCGGTCAGCAGAGAAAAAGTAGAAATAAATCAAACTAGTAAGAAAGCGGTAGACTTACAGGATGAGTGACCCCGTATATCAAGTGGAACTAATTGAAGTTTGGCTGGAGGGTCGCTTTGCGACAGTAAATCTCCGTGCCACCGAGTATGGGTGGGTGTCAGACTGGTGGATATCCAGTAACTCTGGTGATGACTTACGGGTAGTGGGTCATCTCGAACTTCCTATCTTTGGTAACACTCGGGAAGATGCCGAGCGTCGGTGCCGAATTATTGCTGACGAGGTTTTGGACTTTGTATCGTGGGCTGGATTTGGAAGTGGCATTGTAGACGGAACTGTAGATGTAGTGCGTAAGGCTCATTGCCGAAAGCATTTGTCAGAGCAGAAGGACAAGCTAGGTGTGATGTCTACAACTGCGTATACAGCGGTGCTATATAAGTGTGCTCTTCAGTTTGGAGTTTCCAATCCTGCAGCGGTTATTGCCGGGGTAGAAGCAATGGATTCTGTGCGAACTATTCACGAGCGTTTGGCTCATGCGCGTCGTCTTGGGTTGCTTGATTCTCCGGGTAAGGGAAGTGCTCGTAAGAAGCCAGAGAAGTCTAATTCTTCGGTAGCTGAGTCAGTAAGTAAGAGTGACGCAGAAAAAGGAATTAAACGAGATGCGCGAGGTAAGCGCATTATGGAAGACGGATGGGAATTGATTTGATATGGGTTCTAGGGTTTGGTCATGGAAGAACTGGAAGTGTCGTATTGGTCGGCATGATTGGTTTGCTGAGGTAGCTGAGACGAAGCGTGGAACGGTAATCATTAAGCACTATCGCTGTGCGAGATGTTCGATTACTGAAGTACCTACATGGGGCGGTGGTTCGTAATGGCTGTTGAGTCGGACGACAATTTCGAGTTTGCGTGCCCACAACATCAAGATTTGGTGGATGACATCAAAGCAGCGCAGGTTCACAACGGCGGATACATTTGGCGTAATCCTTATACAGGTAATGGAGTCTTGTCTTTGGACAAGATTGCGGAGGCTGTTCTGGGGTCGAATACTTTGCGTCAGATGCTTTGGGATGCGTGGGAGCTTGGGTGGAGTGCGGGTTCTAGTGAGGGCAGAGACGACGTTGAAAATCCCTATGGAATAGAGTAGGCTGCTCTTATGAATATCTTTTCTAAGATGGCAGAGCGTCGTAAGCGCAAGCGTGCTAACCGTTTGTTGGCGCAGTTGATTGTGGAATACTTTGAGGCTGGTGGAACATGGGAGGAAATTACCACCCCCGCCGTAACCTCTCCTGTGCTGTGGGACAGGGTAGAGCAGACATGGTTTATTCGCTCTGAGTGGGGTTCGTGGGACGCTGATGAGGAGTTGGCGGTTGGCTCCAAGGTTTCATTCCTTGAAACTGGTCGAGGCGGTTGTACCGAGTTTGGCTGGATTGATAGGAAAATTGCTCCGGGAATGTGGGCTATCACTTTTGATGAGCCTATGGGCTTGAGTGGAGACTCCGAGTGAAACTCTATCTGGATGTAGACGGAGTTATTAATGCTTTCCGTGCGTCCGAGGAGTGGGGCTTTAATTCCATAGAGGGCTGGGACTACGGCTCTGAGGAAGTGCTTGGCTATCCTGTGATGTGGTCTGAGGAGATGGTTGCGAGGTTGCTGGAGCTACATGCTGAGTACCCTTCGCTGGAATTGGTCTGGGTTTCTACTTGGCAAGATGATTGCCGGAAGGTTGCTGAGGTCGTGGGTCTTGGCGACTGGGGCATGAATGCAAAGATACTGCGTCCTTTGGGTGGGGCTGTTTCGTTTCCGTCTGTGTACTGGAAGGTCGAGGCAATCTGGGAGGATAGCCGGATTGGATTTGGTCGGGAGCATTGGGCTTGGTTTGATTCGGGAGTCTGGGAGCTTCGGGATAATGCTGAGTACTCTGGGTTCTTGAGTACGCCGGGGTCATTTGTTCCATCCGTAAATGCGGACTGGGGCATTGGTAGAGACATGCTTGTGACACTTGAATTGATACTAGAAGCTGCTGAGGCGGAGGGCGAAAAGCGGTAGATTTTGGGGTACTAACTTGACAGAATTTTCTGTGGGTGCTGACTAATTAGTGGTCAGCACCTTTTTTCATTAGTTAGGGTATATAAGGTTTTTTGGTTGAGTTGGTTCTTATCGTGGTTAGTTGGTTTAGTTGGAATGGTAGTTAGTAAGCATTTAGTTGCGACGGTTTATTAGTTGGATTTACACTATTAACTGTCAACTAAAGCTATCTAAAGTATCTAAAGTAACTAAAATCTTCTATACGTGACGTGTGTACGCTGTGCACCTTACTAAGGAATTTAGTGAGTTTAGTGACTTTAGTGTGTATTAGTTTGTTTAGTATGTTTTTGACAGAGGGAATATACCATAGTAAGAAGTGGGGTTGGTCGGAGGGTTTGGGGTCAGTTGGGTTGGGGAGTGTGCTAGAGTGTTGGTTAGTAGTTAGTTATTACTTTTAAGGAGGACTCGTGGGTGAGTTCAGCATTATGAGTGACGAGGCATTGGAGAAGTTCACTGCCGGTCAGAGCACTCGTATCAAGAGTCGGGAAGTCTGCGTGTGCGGGCACTCGATGAATTACCACACAGATGTACCGGGTCGAGGTTCAGTTTGTGCACCGGCTCGTATTTCGTCGTGCCGTTGTGCAGAGGGTCGTCCGATTCTTGAGGCAGACAATCTTCGGTTGTTTATGTACATCACAACTGGTACGGCAGAAGACCATGCACTCGGTAAGGGTGTCAATGCGTCACGCAAGCGTGGAGCAGGATTCCGATTCTTGGAGAATCCGTTGAAGTGCGATGGCTGTCTGGAAGTAGCGCAAGGTGTTTATCCTGTAGCGATTGACCCAGACTCACAACGCTTGTCCAACACAAGCACACGAATCAACAAGATTCTGTGCAAGACCTGTTTTGACGCATGGAACGGCGCTTAATCCCAGACGCGGGATTTACCTACTTTGACGTATGTGTCTGTGGACATCCCGTGTCTAGACATGAACTTGCTAAGACTGAGTACGCTCGATGTAGCGTTGTCTATCCGCAGAAATGCCACTGTGTTTCTGAGGTAGGCGGATGCCGTGCTGTGTTGCGAGTCGAGGAAAATCCTGACGGTTCGAGCATGACTAAGACTTATGCGCGATTCTTTAAGCGACACCATTGGGTGGATAAGCCACTAGAACATCCGCTTACTGGTGGATTGCGAAAAGCTCGTGAGGTTGGAGTCTGGGTAGAATGGTTGATAGACACTTGTGACCGTTGCGGTCTTGAGTGGGATGGAGACTTTGTTGCGCTGGCTACAGACTCTGAGGGCAAAACTCAGAGAGAGATTCGGGAGTTCGTCGGAAAGACGATACTCCTCTGTGGCATCTGCAACTCCGAAGACCGATACCTCTGGGAACAATCCCAACCGGGAGGCTACGGACTATTTGGAGATGCTGGAATCGAAGGAGCCGGAGAGCCGGGAACCGGAGATGATTCAGATGACTCTTCGGGAGGAAGAGTATCTGGAGATTGGCACGGCTGAGTTTCTGGTTGGAGCCTTGTGGAAAGGATACGGTTCGATTGCTACTGACCCTGCGATTAAGTATTTGTTTTTCGAGGCACCAAAGAATAATTCTGTTGTAGACTTCTTGTTGTACATGGAAGAGAATGTTGGACATTCTGTTGCGTGTGCTTGCGCTGTTCTGTTGCAGACCGCAGATGAAATGCCCTTGATTAAGCAAGAGACGCTGGAGCGTATGTGGGATGACAACGAGTGACTTCAACTATGGAGCTGTCTTCCTAACTCCCGGAACTGCCGAGCATTTTCTAAGCAAGCTAGAAGAACTTGCCGGTGAGGATATTACCCGAGGCGCAGTTAAGATTTTTAAGTTCAACGGCAGTACCGTCGAGGAGCTTATGACTTATGTTGAGTATCATGGCGGAGTCGAGCTATCGAACTTTGTTCTTGGATACTTTGGAGGAGGAGCAGTGCTTGAGTTACCTAGGCTTCTTTACTCCACTGAGTACACACTTGGTACGACTCTTGGTAAGAGTTCGACTTGGGCAGTTCCAGCGTCGAGTATGTTTCCCGCTGTAGAACGAGACGAGTTTGGGAGGTGGATTCCAAGTGAGCGAACTTGATGATTTCGAGATTGATATTAAGACTGTTCATATCGAGACTAAGAACATCTCACTAGAGGCTATTGAGCTTTATGAGATGCCCGTATCGAGTGTCGAAGAAATGATGAGCGTCGGTGGACCTGAGCAATTAGGTCGTATGATAAAACTCTTCCGATTAGCAGTCGTCAATCCGGCAGACTCTGAGAATCTTTCGGATTACTCGTTTAATGAAGTAACCGATGCTGTGTTCCAGTGGTACAACAAAAGCAAGATTCGAGTATCAGGTTTGCTAGAAGACTCTATCTCCAGTAAGATTGACCCACCGCTTAACTAACAGAACGGATAGGTCATGGCTGAGAAAGTCTTTATGAAAGCACCCTGTGGCTGGTGCATCACCAACAGTCATGCTGAATGTTTGCCAGTTCTTGAGTGGGCTGGCAAAGAATATATCTGTGGCTGTAATGTTTGCGACAACTTTTCTAAGCATGGCTCTGAACCTGTAAAATTAAATGACGACGCAGAACCAGAAACTGAAGGAGACGACAATGCCAGTAGTGAAGACAACGACTGAGACATTTGAGCAAGATGTAGTCCTCCACCACGGATTCGTGTTGGTTGATTTTTGGGCAGAATGGTGTGGTCCGTGCAACGCGATGAACCCCATTCTCGATTCTCTTGCTGACCAATACGGTGACAACCTCAAGATTGTCAAAGTAAACATTGACGAAGAACCAGAACTTGGAAAGCAATACAGCATCAACTCCATTCCAACTATGTTGCTTATCAACAATGCCGAGATTGTGACTCGGATTCCCGGAGCTAAACCGCGAGGTGCTCTGGATGCTCTGCTGTCTAGCCACGTTATCCTCTAGCGTTTATGGGAAATAGGCACGGAGCACGGAGACATCTCCCCGGCGACCCCCCCGAGTTCTGCCATTACTGCGAGTCTGAAATCAAAGTCCACCGCGACAGAACCGTAGACCACATCGTGCCATCGAGTCTCGGTGGTCGCTCGGAACGGTTTAACTATGTCATTTCTTGTCGCAAGTGTAATGAGAATAAGGGTCAGAAATGGCCCAGTTGTAAGTGCAACAAGTGCCGTAAGTCTATAAAGATTCACCGTCAGCAATACAACATTCAACCGCCAAAACGTCAGAACTAAAAAAGCCGGAAATCACCTTTATAAACAGGGGTGTATTATTAGGGTTTGAGGGCAAAATGCCTTCCGTCTCGCACCGCGCGCCAAATATTCGTTTTGGAGAATATATCCCCATGTCATCAGAGCTTGACAAAGAAGATATTCCTGATATGGAATATGCTGACTTATCCGACGCACCCTTCGACCTCCGCCCCGACCTCAGTCTCTACGGCATCGAAGAAGTAGAACGCGGCGTGTGCGAAGACTCCTACGAGAACCGCTCCATCCTCCGAGCTACTCGCATGGGTTACCAAGTTATTTATAATGACAACGGTCAGCCAACCGGCAACATCCGCGTACTCTCCCCGGAGATGGAACAGGCGAAGACCGCTCGCTCTCTAGAAGACCGGCGTATTATACTAACCGACGAGCGCGACAAAAACTCGGACTACCTAACCGAGGAAGCTCTCCTTGTTGAGGAACAAGCCGACCACCTTATTCCGATGTGGGTATCACAGGCGACCCGCACATGGATTCGGATTCGAGAGGCGAGGAAGACCGACCCGAAGAAGTCACCGCAGTTCTCTGGCCCGCCCGCTCGATGCCGAAAGATTAAATCAGACGGCGTGCGATGCATGATGTGGACAACGGGGCGAACCAATGACGACGACCTGTGTCGAGTCCACTTGGGCACACGGGCGAGCAATACCTCCGGGGCTGTTGCCCGCGCACGCGAACGGGTATACCAATCAGCACCTAAGGCAGTAGAGATTCTCGAACACCTGATGGAAACCGCTGAGTCTGAACCCGTCAAGCTGAAAGCTGCAACCGAACTCCTTGACCGTGCTGGCGTGCGAGGCGGAATTGAAATCGACGGTAAACTCGAAGTTGAAGTCCGTCCCGCAGCCGAGCTAATTATGGAACGGCTTAATCGCTTACAACCGTCACTAGTGAGTCGCAACAACGAAGATGACATTATTGTTATAGAATCAAAAGACGAACCGTCTGATGAAGAAGCAGATGCGTCCAACTACGGTTATGTAACCGTCGAAGTGGAAGAAGATGAAGATGCCTGAGCTAGAAGAGGTAACGGCGAGCGCAAGGGTGCACGCGGATAATCTTTCACGCGACATTAAAAATGCAACAACTCGACTTGAGCATGTGCGCTTGACTCAGCTTGCGTTCGAGGCTAACCGTCTGGTAGAATTGCTCGAAGCGTTGTGTAACGCAGAGAAGGGTTCCTATAATGTGTAACGGACAGTGCACCTGCGGGCGAGGCGTGCCCGACCCTTACACGGAAAAATCGACGGATGAGAAAGCTTAAGGCACACCCGCTAGTAGAGACGGCGAGCACTTACGTCGGGTTCACCGCGCGTAACGGGCTAACACCGTTCGGCTCAGCAACGGGTTATAATGGTTCGCAGTTCAACTGGGACGGTTCCTTCATTGATACCGTGCTACACGAAACCGACTACAACGGCATCTCGCACGCGCACACGGTAACCGCGCTCGCAGAGTACATCCAGAGCAACCGTATTTTCCGTGTACCTAAACCGGGTGATATTGTGTTCTTCAACTTCACAACGGGTGACAACATGTCCGCTCCGCACGTTGGCATCGTAACCGATGTTTCCAGCTGGCGGAAGCACCGTATGTTCCGCTCAGTGGAAGCGCAAGTCTCAACGGGACTTCCGCAGGGTGGAACCGCTAATGACGGAATCTATGAACGTCAACGGCATGAGTATGACGTTCTGGGATTTGCCCGTCCGAAAAAGAAACCGGCGAGCGCCAACGGTTACACGGAAAAATCAAACTTAATAACCGTGCTCCCCGCACATCTCAACCGATGCACCACCGCTCAAGCAACGGCGAGCGCCAAGCCGGATATACGGCGTGCGGTTGAAGCGGTTCAGTATGCGCTTTCCGCTGAAGTTGGACTACGCAACGCAGACCGCGCCATCTTCAACGCGAAGACGAAGTCCGCGCTCGCGAAGTTCCAACGGAGCATCGGACTCATCAATGCAACGGGTGAACCGGACGAACACACGCTAACCGAGCTTGCGAAACGCCAACCGCACTTTTTCCGTGTAAACGGTAATTGACCGACTTGACCTGAGGGGGGCGTGCGGGTAGTATGGGACGCATGCAACCGATATCCCTACACGCCTTCCTGCTCGACCTGCTCGAGATGGAACGGAAGAAGTTCCGTGAGAACGGGTACCAACGGCAGTACATCTTCGACTCGTACCCGGATGCTCAGTCTTCGAACCGTGCCATCATGCAGTTGCGCCACGTAGCTGGGCAGTTGCGTACCGATGACAGTGGGATGACATGGATAATCAACCGATAGAAGGGAACCGAGATGAATCATTACGAAACCGGAAACGAAGAAGGAACCGAGCGACTCCGTCGCGACTTCTGCGAGGAAGCCGATAAGGTCAGCTACCGCACAAAGCACGATGCTCGTAAGGCACTGGTTGGACAAATCGCTTCAAAGTCTGTCCGCATCTATCAATGCGCTTTCAACAAAGGTCACTACCACATGACCAAGGACTGGGCACATAAACGAAACGTGAAATAGTTCAGCAGTACACGGAAAAGTGTGATAGATTTTTTCCGTGTACAACAACGAGGTTGTGCACGCTTCTTACACGAAAGAGCCTCCCGCGGTTTTGCCTTCCTGCGGGGGGCTTTTTCAATTCCAGTTACACGGAAAAATATGTAATAGACTCTCGGGCATGGAACATCTAGAACTACACGTAGTTAAATCTCCCCGCGACGTTGAGCTAGCGCACATTGCTGGGTTGCTCGAATCCGGCCCCGACGCTACTAACACTGAGTTCTTGAGTATGAGTTGCGAGCTATGCAATACTCTGATAGAGTTCTCTCAGGACGTTGACTTAACGCCCACCGGAATGATTCTTGTTTCGGAACACAATGCAGTATCGACATGCGATAGTTGTCTAGGATTTGCAATCCAAGCGGTAGTCGTGTAAGGTACCTAGTAGCGCAGAAAGCGCAAGACAAAAACGACGAAAGGAATGCCACTCATGGCAAAGAAAATTGTAGGCAATGCCCTGTACATGGAAATGCGCCGTGGGCGCGACACGTCACAGGTACTCGTCATCCCTCCGATGATGAACCCGATTACTGGCATGCGCCAGAAAATGGTACTGCTCACTCGTAACATCGACCCCACTGTTCAGCGTCGCTCATGGCGTTTCTACAGTTCCAAGGCTGACCCAATCATGGAGCCAGAGATGAACTACGAGGTTGCTGTTGACCTCGCTGCACCACTGGTTCGAGAAATCGCCTCGTTCCTCTCCGGCTATGCAGCTGGCGAGTGGTTGATGTACAAGACTCCGCTCATGGTTGAAATGACCACTGACGACCTCATGGACATCGCGGACACCAAGACTCCGAACGCTTTGCTCCGCCGAGTACTGGTTGCTCGTAAAGAGGGAGGATTCACTGACTCGCTCTTCAATGAGCCGGTCAGTTTGACAACTCCTGCACCAGCAGGGTACACTCTCTAGTAACGCAACAGCGTTAACTAAACGACGAAATCAAAGGACAAGAAATGACACACACAATTGTTAATCGCGAAATCCTTCGCGCAGACATGGCTCGCAAGGTCACGCAAGAACCAAACGTGGAACACCTGTTCCCCGGTCTCACTACACTGCTCGGGGCAACCATGTTGCAGTCTTCGGTTGGCGTAACTGCTATCCTTAATGAGTACGCAAACAAGGGTAGCGTTGCACGCACTCGTTCGACTTCTGGAACTGTGGAGGCTCCTGCTGTGACTGGCGTGGCTAACACTGGCGAGACCAAGGACAAGTACCTGCGTCCCAATGGTGACTACTACTACACCCGGAAGTGGACTGACATCGAGGATGTCTCGGTTCTCAAGACTGCTCGTAACGAGGGGCTGTTCGTACTGCTGTACGGCGCACCCGGTTGCGGTAAGACTGCTCTGGTCGAGGCTGCTTTTGGCGAAGAACTGTTTACGGTTCTTGGCTCGGGCGATACCGAAGTTGCTGACCTTGTTGGTGGCTACGTTCGCACCGAGGGTGGCGACTGGTCTTGGCAGGACGGACCTCTTATCAAAGCAGCTGAGGCTGGTGCCCCACTGCTCATCGATGAGGTCGGTCTGATTGACCCCAAGGTTCTCTCGATTGTGTACGGTCTTATGGACGGACGCAAAGAGTACAACGTGACGGCGAACCCGGAGCGTGGCGTGGTCAAGGCGAAGGACGGTTTCTACGTCGTCGGCGCGACCAACCCGAACGCACCCGGCGTGCGCTTGTCCGAGGCTCTTCTCTCGCGTTTCACCTTGCAGGTTGAAATGACGACTGACTGGTCGCTCGCTCGTAAGTTGGGAGTACCAACTCAAGCAGTAACCGCCGCGCAGAACCTCGCCAAGAAACAAGCCTCTGACGAGGTAAGTTGGGCACCGCAGTTCCGTGAACTTCTCGCCTTCAAGAAGACCGAGAGCCTCTACGGTACTAAGTTCGCAATCGCCAATCTTCTCGCAGTAGCACCCGAGATTGACCGTCCAATTGTTCAGGACGTTTTCTCTCGTGCCTACGGTGAGAGCGCACTTCCGGCTCGAATCTAATTCGCCGGAATCGGGTGCCGGGTTTTCTTCGTCGTTTCCCCGGCACCCACTTTTCTAAACGACGATTTGACAACTTGCGCTCGCAGGGTGTAAGTTGTAGATACAAAGTCAAACAAGGGAATAGGAAACCAAAATGACGCACTTCGGAACTACCGTCGAGATTTCGGCAACTGATTATGACTGGCTCGCAACTGGTAGCCAGATTGGTTCAATCGTTAACCAGTGGGCAGAGCGCACTGATATCATCGCTTACATCGGGAGCGAGGCAAGTAAAGCCTCCGGCGCACCTGCGTCCTTCAACCCGGCGAGCGCACAGGTCGAGGTAAACACTACTGTTGCCTTCGGTCACGTTACCCCGGTTCAGGTTGGCGACCTCCGTCAGCGCACCAACCAGTTCGAGTTCCCCAAGGCAACTGGCGCAATCTTCCACGAGGCAATGCACGCTCGGTTCTCAACGTGGGACTTGCCCACAGCTGCGGCTCGACTCACTCCCCGAGCATTCGAGGCACTCCACCTTCTTGAGGAGTCGCGCATTGAGCGACGCGGTATTCAGCACTTCCCGGACAACAAGGCGTTCCTGCGTACTTGCGCTCTGGAGATTGTTCTCGGAGATACTGACGAGAAGGGTCTGGCGAAGATGTCTACTGTTCGACAGGCAGCTCACATTCTCGGACTGACCTACGCTCGCGTTGACGCTGGCGTTCTGCTTGAGGACGATGTTGAAGTCTTCCGTTCGATTCTGGATTCGGTTCTCTCACCCGAGAAGTTCGAGGACTTCCGCAGTGTATGGCGCGAGTTCCAGACTCTGGACGCTACGGCTCACGTTGAGCGCATGTACGAACTGGCTGAACTCTGGGAGTCTCTTATCGTTGAGGCTCAAGAAGAGGCTGGCGAGGAAGAGGGCGAGAGCGGTGGCGAAGGCGAGGCTGGCGAGGGCGAGAGTGGCGAGCCTACTCCCGGACAGAAGTTTGCCAAGGCACTCATGGAGGCACTCAAGGATGCTGCTGAGAACGCAGAGGTTGAGGGCAACATGGATGTCGAGCAACAGCAGACCACCGAGGACTACCGCGAACAGGTTGAGTCTTCCAACTCCAAGGCAGAGGAGCGTTCCAAGGCTAAGGCAAAGGCGAGCGAAGTATTCGGTGCCGGGACTGGCCCAACCGAGTGCGCTACGACTTACTCCGAGTTGGTCGAAGAGCGTGCGCCCAAGGCAGACGAGCGAGCCTCGGCAGTCAAGATTGGCAAGGCACTCGACAAGGCGAAGTACCGTGACCGTGACCGCGTGGTTTCGGGTAGCGATATCCCACCGGGACGACTCCGCACTCGTGCGCTGGTTCAGGGCGAGGCGTTGAAGTCTCGCGGGCTGACCGGCAACGAACAGCCTTTCAAGCGCGTACAGCACAAGAACGTAGACGACCCGACGCTGACCGTTGGCGTTATGGTTGATATCTCCGGCTCGATGAACTCCGCGATGAAACCGATGGCGAGCGCCGCATGGATTCTCTCCGAGGCAGTCCGACGGATTCAGGGCAAGGCGAGCATGGTCTACTACGGCTCGGGCGTATTCGCTACGCTCAAGCCCGGTCAGCACCTTGAGAAGGTTCGCGTCTACTCGGCACCGGACGCAACCGAGCGATTCGACGACGCTTTCATGGCACTCGACGGTCAGATGAACTTGCTCCACGGAACCGGGGCGAGGCTCTTGGTTATCGTCTCGGACGGCTATTACCGTGGCAACGAGGTACGCGCGGCGCAGAAGTGGCTCAAGCGTTGTGAGCAGTCAGGCGTGGCGGTACTTTGGATTGGAGCGGGCAAGGACGCGATGTTCGGCAAGCGGTTTACCGACGGACTCAAGACCGCCAAGTTCGTTCGCATGGAAGGCTCGGCAACGAGTGCCTCCGACGCAATCGGCAAGGCAGCTGCGGACGCTCTGACCGCGATTGGCTCACGCCGATAACAAACTTCCAGCCGGGGGCTACCCTTCCTATTCCCCCTGTTTGCTCCCGGCTGGAACTCTAACTTGACAAGGGTGGCGTGCGCCAGTAAAGTAGGTTATGTAGCAACCGCTACCACCAAATGACGAAGGGAATCAAAATGGCTACCTACCAAATCACCACTACCAGCATCTCGCTCAAAGATGGCAAGCCTAGCATTGGCGTGGTCAATGTGGAGGCAACAGACTTTCACGAGGCGAGCAAGAAGTTTTGGAAAGGCGACTACACTACCGTCATTGACGGAGGCGGAAAAGTTGTCTCGCTCGCTATCGCAAGTACGATTTGACACCGGCTTACCGATACGGTAAGTTAGAACTACCAACAACGAAAGGGAACCAAAATGGCTCGATACGAAGTTACCTACGAAGAGACGATTACGCACACCGTGACCGTCGAGGCTGAGAACGAAGACGAAGCTAAGCAACTTGCTCAGGCTCAAATCGAAGTCCACGGTGAGTTTGAGTATGCAGAAACCACCGAGTCGTACACGTCAGACAGCGACGGAAACACATTCCGTTTCTGCGACGAACTGGACGACTAGGAAAAGAGAAATCCCCTCATCCCCCTTCGGGGGGATTTCTTTTTTGTCCCGATGGTTTTTCCGTGTAAAAATCCGCTGAAGGTTTACACGGAAAAAGTTACTATAGAAAGGATTTGACACGGATGGCATTCAGCTGCTATTGTCTAAGTGAGGGCAAACGCCCACGAAGGGAAATGAAATGACGAACTACATTGGACAGTCGCGAACCAACTACTTCGCGGTCAAGGACGAGGCAAAGTTCCTTGCCGACATGGAAAACTATCCGGTTCAGGTTGTCGGCAAGAAGGACGGCGAACAGCAGTTGTGGTCGCTCTGTGACAATCAGGACGGCGACGGCTGGTCGTGGAACTACTACACCGACGACATGATGGAACTCGAAATCGAGTGGACGCAGGTTCTCGCGGAACACCTCGCTGACGACTGGGTAGCAATCTTGATGGAGGTTGGCTCGGAGGGTTATCGCTGGTTTCAGGGATACGCGCTCGCGGTCAACAACAAGGGCGAAACCTTTGAGGTCAACCTCGCGAAAGAGATTGACACCTACGCACACTCGCTCGGTAAGAACGTAACGCAGGTCGCATACTAGGAAGGGGCGGGGAAACCCGCCTTTTCTTATGCCACGATTTACACGGAAAAATCTAATATAAAAAGGATTTGACAAGGTACGCATTAGCTGCTATCTTGTTAGTAGGGCAGAAAGCCCGAAACGACGAAAGGAACACAATGTCCGTAAAGTACCCCGAGGTTGAGGTCAACCTCATTGGCGAAGATGGAAACGCCTTCGCAATTCTTGGTCGCGTCTCCAATGCTCTCAAGCGGGCTGGCGTGGCAAAGAACGAGTGCGACGCTTACTTCACTGAGGCAACTGCCGGTGACTACGACCACTTGCTCCGTACCACTATGAGCTGGGTTTCCGTCTCATAATCTCCGCTTGTGGGGGAGGACTTGACAAGGTTCTCCCCCATAGGCTAAGTTCGTATTATACAAACGACGAAAGGAATGGAAACATTCACACTCTACAATTTATTGCGGTCAAGGACGAAAGTGCCGAGGAAGCAACTGATAATGTCAAACTCATACTTGAGGGCGACGAGCGACCATACGGAAACTGGTACGACTGGTTCGTAGTCGGTGGTGGACGCTTTATTGGCGACAGCCAGTACCACGACACCGAGGTCAACACAATCTCGTATGTCGAAGACCCTCTCAAGTTTGAGGAACTGATTGCTCGCGTTCGCCACAATCGCGTCGAGGAGATGAACTACCTTCGTAAAGCAGTCGAAGAGTACGACCTCAATGCGGCGATTGAGAACTATATCGCTACCGAAGGTCAGCCTGACGCGGAGACGCGGTTCAGTATGGCTGGGTACAGCGTTAGCAAGGCTCTCGATATGGTTATGGAGAACTGGAATAGCAACTCGTTCTTCCTTGACCTTGAGAACCACACGGCGACGCTCAAGTACCTTCTCCAAGATATTGCCGACGGCAACGCCGAGGACTGGTATCTCGTTCCGGTGGACTTCCACTTCTAACAGAACTTGCGGTGTGCCTCAATAACTGGTAAGGTTATCTAAGAGGCACACCGCCTCCAATAAAACGACAAACGACAAGGACAAGAAATGCCAAACTGGGTTTACAACTATGTCTCCATCGGAGGCAAGCCCGAGGATGTCGAGGCGTTCCGCGCCAAGATTTCCGCACCGCGTCCCGAACAGAAGACCACGCTGGTCGAGGGACAGAACTACCCCGAAAATGTCGAAGGCGAGTGGTACATTCCCGAGACTTCTGACGAGGGCGACTTCTCATTCTGGAACTTGATTGCTCCGCCAAAAGACAAGTGGGAACTCTACTTCTCAACCTCGGGGTACAAGGATGGAAAACGCCTCGGTGATACGGAGTGGAACTGGTACGAGTGGAACAACTCCAACTGGAATACCAAGTGGGACGCTGGCGTGGAAGACTTCTCCGACTACGGCGATGGCTCAATCTCATATCAAATCAACACGGCGTGGTCTACGCCTATGCCGGTATGGAACGCGCTCGCAGAACAGCATCCTGAACTCTCCGTCGAAATCCGTTTCGAGGAAGAGCAGGGCTGGGGTGGCATTATCGAAATCGAAAACGGAGTTGCTACTCTTGTAAAGGAGTGGGACATTCCAGCAAGCCACGCCGACTACGAGGCACTTGACCAAGAGTGCCGTGGTTGTATGTGGGGCGACGAGGACTACCTCTTTGCCGACTGCCCTCGGGAAACGGTTTCCGCGTAGGACTTGCGCTTTGTCCTACACTCTGATATGCTTAGGGTGTAGGGCAAACCGCTCAACAAAAAACAAACGACACAAAGGACAAAAAATGTTTCAGAGAGACACCATTACCGTAACCGGACTCGTTGCTACGACTCCGCGCCACCTCGTAACCTCCGAGGGTCTGGCAATCACTTCGTTCCGACTCGCGTCAAGTCAATACAAGACCAATGACCGTGGCGAGAGCGTAGCGGTTGACACCAACTGGTACACCGTTTCGGCGTTCCGCAACCTTGCCAGCAACTCGGCGGAGTCAATCAAGAAGGGCGACCGCGTAGTTATCGTGGGCGACCTGCGTATCCGCGACTGGGAGAACACCGACCGCTCGGGCACTACCGTCGAGATTGAGGCGAGGACTATCGGGCACGATATGTACTGGGGTACGAGTGACTTCACTCGCGTCTCGGTTCCCTCCGAGTCCCTCGCAACAGTCTAGGACTTGCGGTTTGCTCCACGCTCTGGTAACATAGGGGCGTGGGGCAAGCCCACCTAACAAAGGACAACAATGACGACACCGACAATCCCGCACTTCGACCTCATCAAGGCAGAGTACGGCTCACTCGTAGGAAAGACCGTTGTAGCCGTAAGACCGCTTATGGCTGACGAACTCGAAAACCTTTTCTGGTTTGACGGCGGAACGGTTGCTTTCGTTATCTTCTTCTCTGACGGTTCGTTCGTGATACCGTCAAGCGACGCAGAAGGCAACGGAGCAGGTTCGCTAATCTACGAGCCAGCCCGATAGACCCCCAACGGAACTCCCCTACTTCGGTAGGGGTTTTTCGTTTTTGACGGTTACACGGAAAAACTTGATTTGCGTTTTTGACAAATGTATGAGAAGATTAGTTATCAAGCAACACGGCTTGACAAACGACAAAGGACAATAATGGGAACACGACACTTGGTACAGGTCATTGATAAAGGCGAGGTTCGCGTCGCGCAGTACGGTCAATGGGATGGCTACCCCTCGGGGCAGGGCATCACCATTCTGAACTTCCTCCGCAACTCGGACAACCTCGCTACACTTCGTGAGCGACTTCCGCAAGTACGCTGGATTACCGAGAATGAGGCGAACGCAGTCCACGCCAAGTTTTCAGAGCGAGGCGACGGAATGATGTCAATGGATGAGTCGGTGCGATTTAGTCGCGCTTACCCCGAACTCTCCCGAGACACCGGAGGAAAAATCCTTGAGGTGATTGCTACGAGTCCATTCACGGAACTTCCGCTTGTGGACAACCGTGACTTCATCACCGAGCCGGATTGCGAGTGGGCGTACACGGTACGGCTGGACTTCGACAACCTCCAAGTCTGGACTGACGGAAAAGTTATCGCGCAGTTTGACCTGAATAACCTGCCGTCGGATAGCGAGTTTCTAGAGACTTGTGAGGAACGAGTCCACTAAAAGATTGCCCCGCAGAAATGCGGGGCTTTCTTTTTTTTTATCTGTAGGTTTTTTCCGTGTAACTTCCGGCTTAGGAACTTGGACTTGCGCTCGCGGTCAATACCTGTAATAATGAATGTAGGCAAGTTGCCTAGCAAACGACGAAAGGAAATGAAATGGCGCAAATCCATTTCGTAGTCCACTACGACACGAACACCAATCGGTTCTTCATCGACGACGAAACTCTTATGGCGTGGAAAGGCACGAACTCTTGGTTCGACCCCGAGACGCAGACTTGGGTTCGACCCGATGAGGTAATGGAAAATGGTGATGAGTTTGATTGGGATATCCACGCAAAGTTGAGCAATACGCTTGGCTTCCATAATGGGAATGTTCTTCCTAACTCGCTCACCTACTTTGCCGAAGATGGTAACTACGGAGATGCTTCGTCACTCGCGCTTGTAGACACGAGCGAGTGGACTGAAGACGATTGGGCAACTCTGGAGTCGGAGTCTGATTGGAACCGACCTGAAACTGCCCGAAGCATCTCGGCAGAAAAGTAACTTGCGGATTGCCCCATACTCTGATACGCTTAGGGTATGGGGCTAATCCCATAAATGACGAAAGGCACAAAATGACAAAGGCACTCACGGCACACGAGGCACTTGATGCTTCCAATGGCACGAGCCTCCGCGGATATGTCAAAGCGACTCGCGCCGAGATTGAGGCAGTGTTTGGCGCACCGACTTGGGACGACGGAGACGTAAACGAGAAAGTCACCACGGAATGGGTAATCCGCTTTGACAGCGGAGTCGTTGCCACAATCTACGATTGGAAACGCTACGAACTCGGCAAGCCAGAAACGGAAGAACGCATTGAGTGGAACATCGGCGGTCACGACGCAGAGGCGTGGCAAGAGGTCAGCGTGGCACTTTGGAAACCGGCTTACGCTTTCTAACCACCGAAAGGCTCCCGAGAAATCGGGAGTTTTTCTTTGGCGTGGCTACACGGAAAACATTGACTTGCGGAGTCTCGCATATTTTGGTAAGGTTCTTAGTAGGGCAGTTGCCCGCAAATGACGAAGGGAAAGAAATGGCTTACGAAAAGAAAGTCCTCATTGAGTGGAAGGACAACATTGGCGAACACCTGTTGACCACCGTCTCAATCGACGAGGCGTGGAACTCACTTGATGAGGACGATACCAATATCTTCTTCTACTTCTCCAAGGAGTCCGAGTACCGTGATGCGTTCACGGGCGAGGGCTTGGAGTTTCGCATTGTCAAGGAGGTGGAGTAATGACAAATCAGGACTCGGCTTTTTACACCGACCACAACACGCCACAAATGGTTTGGCGAGACGAGGCGAATCCTCGGTTCTATGTCGTTCGTAATGGCGAAATGCGTATCAACGCTATTGACGACAAAGGAACGCGCCACATTATCCGCTACACCGACCAACTTATGGACTTCGGAATCAAGACCGACGAGGAACTACAAACTTGGTCAGACAAGGGAAATACCTACGACGGTATCTTTGAGTGGATAAACAACTCTTGGTTTGAGGTTTGGGACTCCACCGACGACGAAAACGGAGACGAAATCTCAAATGTCTACGACACGCTTGACGACGCTATCTCTATTGCGGTAGACTTCCAGAACATATACGGTAATGACGGAAAGGTCGAATAGTGACTCGGGAACAAAAGTTGTTCAGGATAGCAACAGCGTTACTAGTCCTTGACATTGGACTCACGGTTGTTGCGAGTATCGTATTCGCAACTCACTAAAGGAAACTCCCTTCGGGGAGTTTTTCTTTTAGGTACGGGTTTTCCGTGTAATCTCCGCCACGGCGCGACACGCCCGGGATTCACGTCGATTTGCGAGTGTCAGTCATATGCGGTATCTTTATCTCAATGCCAAAGTTTGGCAGGTCGAAAGGGACACAATGTCTACTCAGGAAGTCTCGGCTAAGGTCGAGTTGGACGCGGTTGCTATTCAGGCACTCGCACAATTCCGAATCGCTAAGGAAGCCGAAGCGGCTGCCAAAGCAAGCAAGAAGCAAGCGGAGAAGATTCTTCGTGAGGCACTTGGTTCGGCTCTCGTTGGTACGGCAAATGGCTTTGACGTTATCGTCGTCAAGGACGGAGTGAACACTTCGTTCGACCGCAAGGTGATGCTGGAAATTGCTCCCGAGGTTTACAACCTCACGCTCCGACGCACCGAATACACCTTCCTAGATACGGTCTAGGACATAGCGAGTGGACGCGTTTCGGCGCGTCCACTTGCTCATTGTCAGAGGTAGGGTATAGACTCTCCGTATAAGCAATTCCGAACAAGAAACAACGAACAAGGGAAAGACAAATGGAAACGACGAAAACTCAGTTTGAGCTAACGACTCAGTGCGTTTGCGAGTATTACGACGAAGAGACGGGCGAATCCGTTGCCAGCGACTATTGCTACGGTTGTTGGGAAGACGAGAAAGAAAACTTCCGCTACTGCGTTCTCGCTCCGTGGCTTGACGCAAATGGTTGGGACGAGTACACCCGAGTCCGAATCGAAGGATACGGAATGGGCTGGCGCGGAGTTTCAGGATTCCTGAACATTACGGCAGACAAGATTCTCGACGGACTCTCAATCAACAGCGACTACACACTCCGATTCACGCTTGACGGAACAGAGTTGACTTGCTCCCGTTCGAGCCACGATGAGTTGGGCGCGTTCTTCCGAATCGTGCCGGTGCCGGAAGGCGAAGACGAGGACTACTAGCAAGTGAGGATACCCGCCGAAAGGCGGGTATTCTTTCTTCCGGCGCGTCGATTTGTAAGTTGTCAGAGGTATGGTATAGACTCTTGATATCAAGCAACACACCGAAACAAACAAGGGAGCAAGAATGGTAAACAGTTGGGGAGCAACCGGAATCTGCGAAAGTTGCGGAGAGTCTGACTGCCACGGAGAATGTCGCCACGAGTGTTATCAGACGGGCGAACACAAGTTTATCGAAGACAAAGGCGAAACTTATTGCGAGTTTTGTAACAAGGAACAGGACTAGGAAAATGGGAAAGACGAACAGACGAAACAACGAAGACGGGAGCGAGTACGCTCGCGAGGACGAGGTAATGGTTACGGTCTATCGCGTACAAGGCGTATGGGACGGCTACCGGATATCAGAGCCAAGCCACGGCTTTGTTCACACGGACTTGGACGAGGCTATTGAGCGAGCGCGTGACTATGCTTGTAATGTCTTGTCTCACGCAAGCGAGGCACAAGAGTTGGGCAAGGCACTTCCGGCAGTCCGAGTCCTTGATAGCAACACAAGCAAAATCGTGTGGCATTGGGAGTCACCCGTACTTGACTTGACAAACTAGCCACCGGCTGATAAACTCTCCCTATCGGAACAATCCGACTGAACAAAGGAACTAACAAATGACGAACGAAACTACCTGAAGGGAACTTTATCCCGAGGACTTACATCCATACATCGCACTTGCCATTGCCGAGGCGCAAGAAGGTCGATACGAAAGCGAAATCGAAATGCCCTACGGTTTTGACTCGGTGGAGAATATCGTGAATGTTTACAAACTTTCTCGGTTTACAAAGTCAGTTGCGTAACAATCACCCGCTTCGGCGGGTTTTTGTTTTGTCACGGTTACACGGAAAAAGTACTACCTAGGAAAATAGCGGAACTTCTGAGTTTTGTATCTAACTGAAAGTGTGTTATATTTAGATAACGACGAAGGGAGTCGAAAATGGCAAAAGCCAAGAAACACCGTGGGATAGCCAATCCCGCGCTCGCGGAGGCAATGCGCGGAAAGCGTATGTCAAGCGCTGCGGGGACTCACGCTGACAAGCGTGACAAGCGGGCAAGAACCCGCTCGGCAAACCTAGCCCGTGAACTTCGGTTCGCGGGTTAGTTTTTGCCCGTAACTACACGGAAGATGACCCAATAAAAAATATTTGCCAAATGGACTTGACACGAGTCTGAATGTGAGTATTATGGGTTATGTAGCAAATGCTACGAAACGACGAAAGGGAACCAAGATGATTACTTTTGACAAAGTTGAGGACGCAATCCACGACGCGCGAGGCATCGCGTTCGATACCTGCCACAAGATTTATGTCCTTATGGATGACCACCAAATGGACTTGATGAAACAGTACGGCTACGAGGCTCTGATTAGCGCGGACGAGATGTCCGCCGATGAGATGCTCACCACGGTCAAGAAATGGTTTGACGACTCTTGTGCGCTCCGTTTCGTGAGCGCGGTTCGTACCATTGACGGAGACGCGAACGACGGCTTTATGAGCCTCATCGCACAAGGTGAGTCCGACGAGGACGAGTGCGAGGACTGCGGGCAGTACGAGTCCGAATGTTCTTGCTACGACGACGAGTACGAGGACGAGGAGGACGAGGAGGCGTAAGCCTCCTTGCCCTCGGGCGACACGCCAGAACACAACTTCGATTTGCGGATGTCAGAGCCAGCTGCTATATTGAGTATGTAAGCAAAACCAACAAGGGAGAACAAATGTTCATCATCATCGAAAACACGGAGCGTAAGAACCTCGGTGACTTCAACCTCGGATTTACCTACGAGGTAACTCCGCTGGTCGGTATCAACAAGGTCTTCGATGTCTGGTCGTCACCTAGCGACCTCATCACGAGCCACACGGTTCTCAACCTCACCTCCGCCGGTTTCGAGGCTCACGCCTTTGAGAGTGGCGCGGAGGTTCAGGACTACTTCCACGCCAATCAGTAAGCGTCAGGGCAGACTTGACAAATGTTGAGTCTGCCCTTATGCTTGTATCAACAGCAACACAAACAAACGACAAAAGGAAATGAAATGAGAAAAGCAGTAAAGGTTTCGTTCTCGGAGGACCTCGAGGTTATTGACCTTGACGCTCCCGAAGGTTCGCTCAAGGTTCTTCAGGATGCCGTTGACGGCTGGGTACAAGCCATTGACCTCAAGAACGACCTCACGATGTGGCTCAACGAGGAAGGTAAGTTGGAAGGCTACCTCACCAACTCTTTCGCTACGGCAGTGTTCCAAGCCAAGTTTGGCGCGGTTGATATCGTTGTCGGTAATGTCGTATTCACCGGAGGAACAGACGACGAAGGAGAGACTCTCGGACTTACCGACGAACAGGTCGAATGGTTCGTCAAGACACTTTCATAACTCCCTTGTGAAAGAAAGATGCCCCGCGAAAGCGGGGTTTCTTTTTTCCTACGATTACACGGAAAACTTGCTACGCGGGAGATTTGCGAGTTGAACTTGCGGATGTCAGTGATAGCTGCTAAGGTAGGAGTATAAGGCAAAGGCAGAAAGCCACCGCCACCTCAAACAGCCAGACAACAAGGGCGGAAAGGAACAAGATGTAAACTAGCAAAACACCGCCACTCCCGAACGACTTGTGTACAGAGTCGGACTGAAAGTAGGATGTGGCGGGCAGGAAAAACACAACGACAAACAAAGGAAAACAGATGAGTGGAAACTATCCAGACGGAGTTACCGGGCGCGAATACGCGATTGCCGGGGCTGACCGCGAATACACCGAGGAACGCGCCTCATACTGCGGTAACGAGGATTGCGCTGACTACGATGTCCAGAAAGACTTTATGGTCGATATGGAGTCCTACGGCTCCGACGAGTGGGGAACATTCATTTGCCCGACTTGTAACACCGAAGGCTCATACGAAGGCACAATCGAATACGATGACTCGCCTTACGACACAATCCAAGAGGCTCGCGAGGCTCACGGAGATTGGTAACAGACTAAGAAAGGGACTCGCCTTCGGGCGAGTTTCTTTTCGCGTCTATAAGTTTTCCGTGTAACGCCACCGCTTCAGGATTTGCGCTCGCGGGATAATGCTGGTATGCTTCAGGTATGTTACTTCTAATCATTCTCATTGCGTTCGCGCCTGTATTTATCAAATGGTACTCAAGCCACTTATTTGACAAGCGCGTCGAGGAAGCAACCAAGCGTTACGAGGAAAGTCAAAAGATTGCTAAGAAACCTTCTGTACCTACCTTTACGGAGGCCCTCGAGGAACGCGTGATGCCTGAAGGCAATGCGGGCAAAGAGTTGTACGAGCGACTTGCTCGGCAAGAAAAGGCGATTGCGAAAGTCTATTTCGGAAATGGACTTGACAAATAGTCAAATGGTCTGTATGCTGTAACTACAAGCAAATAGTTGAGGCGGGTAAGCGACAGCGGAAATCCCGTGAAGTGTAGAAGAACTCTACAGCCCGCCTCAACTCAACTTGACAAAAGACTTCTGAGTCTGTAGACTCGGGATAACAACTTACCGAAAGAGTCGCCCTGTCACGGCGAAAGGACTCGGGAAGCCGTATGGAAGAGGTTGAAATCTTCGAGTCGGTATACTAAAGAAATGAGGAAGCAAATGGCTGGACAAGCGGTAATTGTACCGGGGACACGCCAAATGCGAGCGTATGACATAGCGCCTAATGATGTGCTAGTCTCGCTAAATGGCTATCCTTCTCGGGTAACTAAAGTAGTCTACGAGGGACAATACCTTCGGATAAAGACTGACGGAAGACCTGAGAAGAGATACCACCACAAAACTTTCGTGCTTGTCAAGGCACGATAGCAAACGCAAAGCCCTCGGTTTACTCCCTTTTCCGAGGGCTTTGTTCTCTCTAGAAAGTACACGGAAGAAATGGCACACGAACGAGAAATCGAACAAATCGTTTCTCGCATCTACCAAGAAGGTGATGACGAGGGAATGTTGCGAGTCTGCGCTCGCGGTTGGGTTGAGGAACTCTACGCTCATCTCCGTGACGATTTGACAAACAAAGGTCTACCGAGTAGACTGTAACTAATGACACATAACGAAACGAGAAAAATGAACGATAAACTACATATTGCGTACAGCGACGATTACCTGAAGTGGAACTTGGGGACTGGCGATGGCTCGCACCCGACGCGCCCAATTCGCGCAAAACTTGCTACCGAGCATTTGGTTGATATGTTTGGTGACGACGTAAATATCATCGAGCCGACGGTTGATAAGAAAGACCGCGCTAGGTTGGAGTTTATCCACGACAAGCGTTATGTTGCCGAGGTACTTGACAAATACAAGGCTTGGGACTGGGATGGCGTATCTAAGGATAATGCCGAGACTGCGCTGAAGATGTTTGCGGGCACGGCTCGACTCACCGAGATGGTTCTCGATGGCGATGCTACTGTCGCTTTCAATCCTCAAGGTGCGAAGCATCACGCTGGATACAAAAACTCATCGGGTTTCTGCGTATTTAACGATATGGCGTGGGCTGCACGGAAGTTTCAGAAAGAAGGACTGAAGCCTCTCTACATTGACTGGGATGTTCACGCTGGAGATGGCGTACAGAACCTTCTGGAAGATACGGATATTCCTACGCTTTCGATACACGGAACAGGTATCTTTCCGGCTGGGATGGGTAACCACCATCCTGATAAGTTTGGCGAGGCACATACTTGGCACGACACGGAACGCCATTTCTACAACTGGAATATCGAGTTGGGTTCGGGCGACGACGCGCTTTTGTCTGCCCTTGACGAAGCCGAGGACATTGTTGCTGGCTACGCGCCGGATGTCATTCTTCTGGCTACGGGAGCGGATGGACACTACGGAGAATACTGGGGAATGAAGTGGACTCTCGAAGGTTACAACGAAGCCTCGAATATGGTATCAACTTGGGCTGACAAGTTTCTTATTGGCGGAGCGGGTGGATACCAAGCCGAGACTTGGACTCCAATCATTTGGGCAAATGTTGTTGGAAATATCTACAACAATGTAGTACGGTAGAAAGATGGATACTCAAATTATCATTCTTCTATCCGTACTCGGAGTAGTTGCGATTTCGTTGATTTCGTTCATCGTTATCGTTTCTATTCGCACTACACGGAAAAGCAAGCAAGTCCAACCTCTTCTCGGGGTTGTTCTTCCTATTGACAAGGACAATAACTAATGCGTAGATTGCTCTACTTTATTCGTAGCCTCCAGTGGGTTGCGATTTCCGCTTCATTCCTCGGGTTGCTTGCGATTGTTATTGCGCTTCTCAAGGGAGGCATTACTGACTGCGTTGTCGCGATATCGGCTAACGCTCTTCTTTACGCGCTTCTCGCTATTCGTTCCGAGTAGTTGACATTGGCTGTTGGTTGGTGTATGCTGAAGATATGAATGACGCATACGCCACCACCGCCCAGAAGGATTTTATCCTTTCGCTTCTCGCCCAGCGCGAGGTTTCCCTTGCTACCCGCGAGGCTCTTACTCACGCGTGGGACACGATGACCAAGCGTGAGGCTTCGGCTATCATTGACGAACTTCGCGCTCTTCCGGCGAACAACAACACGCCTCGCACTCCCGCATTTGACGGACTGCCTAAGTCTTTCTATGCTATTCCCGCCGAGGTTGCGAACAACGCGCTCGCGGACTCGGTTGTCAACAACGACTTGATGTTCGTTGTCATTGACGAGTTTCGTGGCACGGTTTATATGCGCGAGGTACACGGCGCACCCGGCGACTTTAATCGCTCCAAGTTGTCTGCTCGCGACACTCGCGCTATCGCGGGCGTACTGCGTACCGACTCGCTCGGCTTTATCAAGTTGTTCGGAACGCACTTTACGGTTTGTGGCAAGTGTGGCGCGAACCTTACCGACCAAGCCTCTCGCGAACGCGGGTTTGGTCCTGACTGCGCTCGTCAATTAGGTATTCGATAGGTTTGGTATTATGGGGGTATGCCTAAGAACGATACCCCCAATGCCAAGCCCTCTGATGAGGAAGTTGTAGTCGAAACACCGGCTGAAGAAGTAGCCGAGGTTGTCGAGGAAACTTCCGCTCCCGCTGAAGATTACACGGAAGAAGTGGTTCCCGAGCCAGTTGCCGAGCCAATCCCCGCGAAGAAAAAGAATGATGTTCCTCCGACTGAATACGCTGTATTTGGTGAAGGTGAAGTTGATGACGTTTTTGCGTCTCGCGTCATCTACAAGAATGTTCACGCGCAACGCTCACTTTCCGTGTACCACGTTCAGCGTCGTCTCCGCGAGTGGGGATTTCCGATTGACGACCAAGAAGGTTTCTACGGAGACTCAACTTTCAAGGCAACACAAGATTTCCAGACTCTTCGAGGTTTGGAAGCAACAGGGTTTGCTAACTACGACACGCTGTCCTCACTATTTGAAGGCGACACGAATGTTCGGGTTCTCCCCTAGTTGAACTCTAAGAAGCCCCTCGCTTATGCGGGGGGTTTTCTTTATGCGTATGACTTGACAAGTTGATGATGTATGTCGTAGACTGTTCTCACGCGGAGCGAACTCGTCGCTCCCCAACCTCTTGGAGGCACTTCGTGTCCATCTCATTTTCTTCCACCATCGACTTCGACAACGAGGTCAACCTCTCCAACGCGAACGCTGTCGGCGTTCTCCGTCTCCTTGGCATTACGCCGGAGAACACCGAGAACTTCTGGAATGGCGGTTCGCTTCCCGCCGAGGATTTCCTTGGGCGCGTCCTTATCGCGCTCGCGGTAAACCCTGCCGACGCTGGCGTTCCGGCGACTCAGGAAGGAAACTTCATTGACGCTGGTCGTCGTGAAGGTTACTTCGACGAGCGTCTCGGTGAACTCCGCGACATTGCGGAGAAGGCTTTTGCCGAGGGGGGCAAGGTTCAGTGGGGATAACTCACCGAGCCTAACCCCTCTTCGGAGGGGTTTTCTTATGCAGAGTTGCGCTAGATAGGGTTGTCTGTTAGGCTGTGGATAACATACCATAACAGGGGGAATGGAGAAAAATAAGAAAAGACAAGGAAAACAAAACTAATGACAAAATACCGAAAAGTCAATTTGACTTTGCCAAACGAAACTGCGGAGCATCTTCGCGAGGTCGAGGCTAATCGCGCTCTTCTTCCGTCGGTTGTTACCGCTTTGCGAATGGGCGGTTGGACTCTCGAAAGTATTGCCGAGCCACTTGGAATGACACGCGAGAATGTCCGACTGATTGCTCAAAAGTCTGACGTGCTTCACGCACTTGACGAGGCACGACGCGCTGGCTTCATTGTACCCGAGCCACCTCACGCTCCCGTCCGAGCAAAGATTTATCGCCCCGAGCCTCTCCCCGAGAACTTGGAACGACTCAAAGAACTTCAGCCACTTGCTCAGCAAGTACGCGCAAGCGTTTCGCGTTACCGTGCCGAAGCCGAGGAATACACGCGTATCCTCAACTACGAACACGAAACACGCGGAGTCTCGCTTTATCGTCTCGCTAAAGACCTTGGCGTTACGCACGGCGCATTGCGCTTCCGTCTTGTACGATACGGCTACAAGACTACGGAGTCAAGCGCAAAGGTTTATCAGCCGATTGTTACAGCGAACCGCGCACTCTAAAACAAAACAAGAAAGAACGCAAGGGCGAAGGGAAACTTTCGCCCTTCTTCTTTTTTGCGGGGATGGTATACTTTTCCGTGTAACTAACGAAGGAAGAAATTGGCTAAGTCACTCGCACAAATTGTTGCTGAACTTCCCGAGGAAGAACGCGCTAAGGCCCTCGAGGGAATCAACCCCGACTCGCTTTTGTGGGATTGGTCTTTCTGGGGTCGACCTGAGCAACTTGCGCCCGAGGGTGATTGGGCGATATGGTTGTTGCTTGCTGGGCGTGGCTTCGGTAAAACCCGATGCGCGGCTGAGTGGGTACGCGAGGAAGCCCGAGTAACAAGTGACGGGAAGCGACGCTTCGCTCTAGTAGCACGTACCGCGGCTGACGTGCGTGACGTTATTGTAGAAGGTGAGTCTGGTATTCTCAATGTTTCCGCACCGAGCGAGATGCCTTTGTACGAGCCGTCGAAGCGACGACTAACTTGGCCCAATGGTAATACGGCTACTTGCTTTACCGCCGATGAGCCAGACTCTTTGCGTGGTCCTCAATTTACTCACGCGTGGGGTGACGAGGTTGCAGCGTGGAGACAAACCCCTGACGCAGCTGGAATGACTGCGTTCGATAACTTGCGCGTCGGTACGCGTCTTGGTAGACAACCGAAGATTCTAGTTACTACCACACCGAAGCGCGTACCGCTACTTTATTCTTTGCTTGGTGAAGCGGAGAAGAATCCTGACAAAATCCGTGTATCCCGTGGCTCAACAATGGATAACGCTGGTAACTTGTCCGAGTCTTATATGGATGCTATTACCGGAGTCTACGCTGGAACGCGTCTAGCTGCGCAAGAACTTTATGGCGAGATGCTTGATGCGGTTGAAGGCGCACTTTGGAATGACGAGATTATTGATATGTACCGAGAAAGTACGATGCCATCGGTAACGCCTTTCCGTGTAATTGGGGTTGACCCGTCGGTTGCTGAAAACCCGCGTGACGAATGCGGTATCGTTGTCGTCGGTTCTACCGCTGACCGGGATTTGTATAAGCGCAACGCGTGGGTCCTCGAGGACGCATCGGTTCTGGGCGCACCATCGGTCTGGGCGCAACGCGTAGTCGCTATGGCTAAGAAGTGGGGATGCCCCGTGGTTGCTGAAGTTAATCAAGGTGGCGCACTTGTCAAGGCAGCCATCCATACTATTGACCCTACGGTACAAGTATTGGAAGTCCACTCGAAGTTTGGTAAGGCACTCCGCGCTGAGCCGGTAACACTAGCATACGAGCAAGGGCGTGTCCACCACGTCGGTTACTTTGCTGAGCTGGAAAGTCAAATGATTAGCTGGGTTCCCGGCGAGGGCAAGTCCCCTGACCGAGTAGATGCTTTGGTACACGCGCTTACAGCTTTGCTTATCAAGCCACCACAAGGATTTGTTGGTGGGCGTATTAGCGCACACTCAATGGCTTCCCGTCGAATGGATATGGGCCGTCGAGGTGGAAGCGGAAGCGGGAGTGGGCGTTTCCGCGTTAGGTAGTTACACGGAAAACTTGTTACCTTAAAAATTTTTAGGTAAAAGAAAAACCCCCGGCGGGGGAGAAGTGCCGGGGGTTTCTTTTCTGGGGGAGAAAAGTTATCTTGTATTTATAGTCTACCGACTTTGTTCCTGATTGTCAATTCCTACGGTAGGGGGGTTGCCCCCCTTTCGGGGGGCTTCCTGCCTACTTGGTATCGATTTCGATTCCGTTGTCTCGGGCGATTTCGAGAAGCCATTCGAGGGCTTCCTGACGGGCTTTGAGTCCCTTTCCGAAAGTCTCGCCGGTCAGTCGCTTGATTGTGTTGAGTGACGACTCGCGAGTCATTTGGAGACGAGTACCGCTTCCCCAAGTTTTGATTTCGAGCTTGAGTCCCATTACGAGAAGTCGAAGCTGGATGCTATTCATTGTTACTCCCTTGTTGGTTTGTATTGCTTATGTAATAAGTCTATAGCAGCTAAAGCATCTTGTCAAGTCCAAACCAAAACTATTTTCCAGCGGGCGAAATTTTTTTAAGGTGGTATGTTTTCCGTGTAACGCGGGGCAAGAAAATACCCCCGCTTCCACGGGGGTATCTCCACTAATTACTTACACGCTTCACACGCATCTTCGTTCGTAAGCGCGTCTGGTTCTTGGTAGTCTCCACTCGGTAGGCAAAAGAAAAACCCCGGTGGTTAGCCGGGGTTCCTCTCGGTTGCTACGCTACTGCGACTTCCTCATCGAGACGGTAGACGACATTGTGTTCGAATGTCTGACCGTCTGGACGCTTGGATTGAAGAACGACTTTGACTGCCGGGAATTTGCTCCACCCGTCATCGTAATCCTCTTGCTTAGCGGTGAGAACGGTTAGGCGGTAATACCATTCATTCTCTTGACCCGTGTTCAGTACGGTGTCGTTACGCTTGAGCGTCTGTGCCAATTTGGTCTTAGCCATTTTGGTTTCTCCCTATGTAGTTGGTATCAAGTAATTCACTTGATGTAATAAGTCTATAAACTATTTGCCGCATTGTCAAGTCAAGTGGCAAAAGAAAAGCCCGGGCGTGTTGCCCGGGCAATTCCTAGTCACGGTCTTCGTACTTGATGACGACTTGTTTCCTAATCAAGTCAAGCACTTCGTCCCGGCTTTTACCACGGGCAGACTCAGCGAATTGTACGCGGTAGAACCGCTGTACCCCGGCAAGTCTCAGCGCGCGCTCTGTCATACTGACGAGCGTCTCTACACCCGGGTTTTCGTTCCACGGGATAGTGATGCTGATGTCGCGGTGAATGGTCATAATGACTCCCCTGTTTAGTTGTTATCAAGTAAATTACTTGATATATCAAGTCTATTGCTTTTTTCTATTTTGTCAAATCAACAGCAAAAATTGTTAGATATATTTTTACGAGTACGGTTACACGGAAAACTATACGAATAAAAAATTTGGGCGGGGGGATTTTTGACAAAAGAAAAGCCCCGGTTTCCCGGGGCTTGTTCCTTAGTAAAGCTCTAGCGACTGGTAGATGACTCCCCGCTTGAGTAGCTCGGTAATCATTGCGCGGTGTCGCACGGTTTCCTTTGTGCTGATACCGTCACCGCTGGTGGCGCACTCTGCGAAGTATCTTTCCATCCAGTCCAGCTCGCTTTCCAGCTCTGATACGGTCATCTCTTCGATTGCCTTGTTCATTCTTACTCCCTGTTTAGTTACTCGGTCTTGCTTGATGTATCAAGCATAGCACCGTAGTTGCCATATTGTCAAGTCGAAGCGACTAAGTAAATAAGATTTTTTGTCTCCCGTTAAAAATTTTTAATCGATATGTTTTCCGTGTACGGCGGAAGCAAAAAAATATCCCGGCGCAAACCGGGATACTTTCTTTGTTTGTTAGCGGGATATATTTTCCGCCGCTTCGAGTAGGAATTTGTACTGCGTCTCCGTGATTACACCGCGCATCATTCCAACAATGTACGGGAATACTTCCGAGCGAGTGTCGTAACCGAGCTTTTCCTGAAGCTTGATGATTAATTCGTCGATATCCATTTTGTTTCCTTTTGTCTTTGTATCAAGTCCGTGCTTGATGTATCAAGTCTAAGACTTATTGCTTCGATTGTCAAGTCCACCGCACTAATGTTTTTCTGAATACGGATTGGCACTCTCTCCGTGTAAGTGCTAACGCGGGCAAAGAAAAACCCCGCCGTGTTTGGCGGGGCTTTCTTTTGATTGTTGGTTATCGTTTGCGGTAGGTAACTACATTCACCGTAAAGAGCGTGACTGCGAGCGCGGTAGCCGTAATGATTACGGTCAGGGCGAGGGGCGTGTTGTAATCGTTTCCTGCGCGTAGTTGTCCGAGCAAGTCTGCCGATACGATACCGGCGAGAATGAGCGAGACGACTGCGACTAGGGCGCGATTACTGCGAGCTGTGTTTTTCTTCATACCCTAAGCCTAAAGCATAGGTTTAGGGTTGTCAAGTCCATTCTGCTACGGCGTGTCATAGGCGCGAAAAAAGCCCCTAGCCGGGGGGTGACTAGGGGCTTTCGACTACGGGCTAGGCGGGGGCGTTAGCCGTGTAGTCGCACACGGGGCAAGTGTAGACTTCCCCGTTAGCAATTGGCGCGGGGTAGGTTTCCCCGCAATACTCGCACCCGTACTGTACGGGGTAGCAAGCCACGCAATTGTCTGCGCCACACCCGTAGGTGCTTTGCGTGGATACCAATGCGGTTACTTGGTCTTTGGTGAGTGGCATTTTTCTCCCTTGTTTGAGTGCCTACACTCATCTTACTATGGATTGTCAAAAACGCAAAATCCCCGCGTGTCGGTTTGTGCGCGAGCGGGGCGCATAGTTTTCCGTGTAACGAGACTCCCGGGCGCGGGCAAAAAGAAACCCCGGGATTTTCCCGGGGCACTTTCTTTGGCTTTACGCTTTGGTACTGACTGCGATTGCTCCGATATCGTAGAAACTTTCGACTGCCGCTTCCACTAGCCACGGGTCACACTCAATGCTGATTGGTGTGCCGGTTGCGAAGATTGCTGTAACGGTCATTGTGTTCTCCCTTGTTTGGTAGGCGTTGTTGCCTACATAAGGGACCTTACTCCCTTTTTGTTTGGTACGCAAGTCCAAGTCTCTCCCGCGCTGTACGCGCTCATTCTGGCGCATAAAGAAACCCCGGCACTCGCCGGGGTTCCCTCACGGGGTTCTATCGCCCTAGTGCCATATCCAGCGCGTCGGCGTCAAACTTGCTGATTGCGTCAAGGGCACAAACAACTTCGCTCATTGTCACATTAAGCGCGTAGCGCGATACCTTGCCACGCAAGATTGACGCGAACATATATGTTCCGGTGGGGAAACCGTTGTCGTTACATTCGACAACCAAGTGTGCGCCGTTACCGTTCTCAAAAGCATAGACGCGCTCGGTAGCCGACTCGGTGACGATTACATTCTCAAAGTTGTTCATTCGTTTCTCCCTAGAAACTAAGTGTTGCTTGTCCGGTAGTGCCTATCGGATTGTTCCGATACTTCGACTATACACCGTCTGAACATTCACGCAATACCAAAATGGCAAAAAAGTTTTCCGGTAGGAAGAAAAAGCCCGGAATGACGCGGAAAAATAGGGCAAAAAACTTTTGCCGGATTGCGCCTACGGGCGCGTTAGGCAACAAAATACCCCGCCGAAGCGGGGCACTTTGCTGACGCGCTTAGAGCGACTGAATACGCTCCAACACTTCATACACACCGCTATCGTCCAAGTAGGCAATGACGTTGTCGGTGACGGGTGTGTCGTAAGTGATTTCTCCACTTGCGTCGAGTACGGCGACTTCGTACTGCCCCGTCGGTGCGAGCGTGAGAAAGTCACGCGACTGAATGACGCTTGCGCCGTAGCCATTCTCAAAAGTGAAAATGCGCTGACCGATACGCGGGCTTGCGATTGTGTAGTTTTGGTTGCTAAGCATTTTGTTCTCCCTTGTTTGGTTTGCTTATAGTTTAAGCATAAGACCAAGATTGTTGATTGTCAAGTCGAAAGCAAAAGTTTTTTCTGCGGGCGCGGGTGCGGATAGTTACACGGAAAAGTTACCCCGCGAAAAAATTGCCCGCCCGCGATTGTGCGGGTGAGCGTGGGCAAAAGAATACCCCTAGCGATTGCTAGGGGCACTTTCTTTGGCTACTTGTCGTTATGCCATTCAGACTCGCACCGGGCGGTGAGACTTACCCACAAACGGTGGGCGTTGTCACTTCCGCAAGTGGGGCAAGTGACGCGTACCTTAGGCGTTGCCACCGTAGGGTGACTTGCTTCGTACTCACGCGCAAGCGCGAGGGCGGTCAGACTCTTGACTAGGTATTCTGCGACTGCGGTCATTATGACTCCCTTATTTAGTTACTAAGTCAAGCGGTTATTGCTTGATACTCCAAGCATACTGTACCTACGGCTAAACGCAAAATGTATTGACTCCCGGGCGTGTCGCGGTAGTTTTGCGGGCGGGTAGTTTTTCCGTGTAACCGGAACGCCCGCCGACGAAAAAGTTATCCACAGGCGGGGGCAAAAGTTATCCACAGGCAGGGTGTGGGGCTGTGGATAAGTTATCCACAGGGTGTGCGTGTCTGCCCGCTGTGCGTGTTTACGGGTGCGTGTCTGCGGGTCACGGTTGCCTAACGCGCTGTGCGCCACGCTGACGCGCTAACGGGTCACGGGTGAGTCTAGGTATCCCTGCGCCCGTATACGCCCGCCTACGGGTCACGGTGCGTCCTGCGTGAATGTATGCCGTCCACGGGTTGCCCTGCGTTTTGCTATGCGGTGAATGCTTCGGTAGGGGTTATGCGGTGAGTGCGAAAACGCTAGGGCAAACGAAAAAGTGCCTAACCCCTAAGGGCTAGGCACTCTCTCGCTTTGGTGCGTGTTACTCCGTGACTCCGGCGGTGCGTAGGAAGTCGTAGGCGGTTGCGGTCTGCGTGGCTTCGAACGCTTCGGGGAATGCTGACTTGAGTAGCGCGGTGTCTACTCCGGTGCGGTTGCGCTTTGCGAGAGTGACAACGGTGCGTCCCTCAACCGTGATTGCTTCCACGCCGTGCTGTGCCATAAAAGCGCGGAGCGCGGTTTCGGCTTCGGCTTTGAGTGCTTCGGCTTGCTTTGCGAGACGCTTTGCTTCCATAAACGAGTCGAATGCGCGGAGCGTGCTAGCGGTTGCTTCGGCGGTGGCGATTGTCGTTGCGGTCATTTTCGTTTCTCCCTGAAACTAGGTGGTGCTGGTTAGGTGGTGCTTGTCTGCGGTTGCTGACAAATACAAAGATATCGCACTTTTTGACTTGTCAAAACCATTTTGGCAAAGTTTTTTGCCGTGCGGGGCTACTTCCCTTTGTTTACGCGGAAAAATAGGGCAAAACTTTTTTTGCTCAACGGCGTTTTTCCGGCGTGTCGCGCTATGCGGTGAATGTTTTTGACGCGTTTTGCGTCAATGCGTTTTTCGCAGCAGCAGCTGTTACTGCGTTTTGGCTTTGCTCTGTGGCAGGGGTTGCGGGGTTGTTTGCGGGGTTACCCGCCTATGCGTTTCCTGTGAGAACCCTGTGAGAAACCTGTGAGTTTCCTGAGAAAGTTATCCACAGGTTGCCGTAAGTTATCCACAGGGTAGTTAGTGAGAATACGCCTATGAGTTTGCTGTAAGAATGCTGTGAGTTTCCTGAGAGTTTCCTATGAAAGTTATCCACAACCTGTGGATAAGTTATCCACAGGCATTGCCGTAAAAACTTCCTGTGAGTTTCCTGTGAGTTTCCTGTGAGTTTGCTGAAAAAGTTATCCACAACCTGTGGATAAGTTATCCACAAGTGCGGGGAAGTTATCCACAGGCTGTGTATAAGTTATCCACAGGCTACCTACAAAAGTTATCCACATGTGGATAAGTTATTCACAGCCTTCCGCGTTGCGGGTTGTTGCCTATGGCTTGCCTATTGGTTGCCTGTGCGTAGGGTTGCCCGCCTTGACTCGCCCGCCTGTGGGGGTTGCGGGGTTGCCCGCTGTGTTGCCTGTGCCCGCCTGTGTTGCCCGCCTGTGCCTGTGCGCGTGTCTGCCCTGTGCGCCTGATTGCGGGCACAAAAGTAGGGGCTAGTTACCTAACCCCTACTTTGCTACTTGCCTGTGTTTAGATTGATTGCTACGCCTGACTTGTCTATCGTGACGCTAATGCTGACGCTCCCGAGTGCCTTGGTTGCTACCTTGGTGATTGTCTTTAGCATTTTGTTTCTCCCTGTTTAGTTTCTGTACCTAACTAGGTACATAACTAACGATACTCTCTTATGCCTATTAGTCAAGTCATAAACACTAAGTCTTTTGATAGCAGCTATTGTGTTTGCTTATAGTTGGATTGCTCTGTGAGTAACTAGCCTGTGTATAAGTTATCCACAAGGGTAAAGCCCCCTGTGTATAAGTTATCCACAAGTAGGCAAGTGCCTGTGTATAAGTTATCAACAGGCTGTGTATAACTTATCAACATGTGTATAACTTATCAACAACCTGTGTATAAGTTATCCACAAGTAAGCACTTGCTTAGTTAGGTAACTATCTACTCAGTAGACTAAGCACTTGCTTAGTTAGATTAGTCAGTACCCTGACTATAGATATCTACAACCATTGACACTTACAACTATTGACTTCCTCAATGATTGACTTCCTCAATGATTGAGACTTTCAATGATTGACTTTGTCAATGATTTATTTTTTCAATGATTGACTTTATAAATGATTGAGAATTTTAATGATTGAATTTTTCAACTATCTATCTATATACTCAGTACACATATGGAAACGATTAGAGACGCGCCTCTCCTAAACGGCTGGCTTCTCACCGACCAAAAGCTATTAGCGTAAGGTACTACTTTCTCCGCTTTGTACAATGCCCTCGATGCAGTAGACTATGACCATGCGCCGTTCAGCTCGTAACCAGTCTCTGCCCGAAGATGAAGCCCTCTTCCTCCAGTCCCTCACCGGAATGCAACTACGCTCACGGTGCCAACACCTTTACCAAGCAGGTTGGACACTCTCTGCCATTGGCTCCCCCATCAACCGCCCCCGCTCAACCGTCCGGGTCTGGGTAACGGAGACTCCAAACTCTCCTGCGATTCGTCCTATCCCAACTCCTATCAATAAAGAGTACGTACATAAGAAGCCTCCCTCCCCGGGCATCCCCGAGGACATCCAGTCGCGTATTGCTCAGCTTGCCCCCATCGCCCGCTCGTATCGCTCTACTTATACGCCCTCGCATCCGGCGACAAAAGCAAATAAGGAACTTACTGATATCTGTCGCCAGTACAATGAATTAGGAGTTCCCATTCAGGAGCTTGCCAACCTCGCGGGTGTTACCTACCGTGCTATGTATCGAAGGATTAAATTAACCCCATGAGTATCAAGATTGACCTATTTCCCTGCTTCGTCTCATTCCTCGCAGGTGCAGACCCGCTCCCCCTCGAAGAACTCCGTTCTGCCCCGCCGTCCCCTAACTCACACCAAGTCTCTACCGCCCGAGTTGTAGTCACGAACACGAAAATCATTGTTGCTATAGACGGCTCTGACGGACCAGTCATTGTTATGAATGACCCCTACGACCCCGCAACTCTTAGCAAAGCCTCAAACGTCTCAACCACCGACTCGTATCTCGCCACCGCCAGCGGGACTAAGGTTGCCTTCCGTAAAGATGAGAACTGTGGCTGTGGCTCGCGCCTACGCTCGTGGAACGCATACTCGGTAATGGAGGCTTAACCAGTGTTTGAACCCATTCCACTTATTCTTCTTGCCCTTGCCACTTTCCGTCTGACGCGACTTATTACGCGAGACCAAATCACCGCCCCTCTACGCAATCGTGTTTGGAAGCGTTTCCCACCCTCAACGCAACTCGGATACCTGCTGACCTGCGACTGGTGTATTTCCATTTATGTGGCAACACTTGTTGTAATCTCTTATATACTTGTACCTAGCGTTATGCTCATTATTTTTGCTGGTCTCAGTCTTTCTGCTCTGACCGGAATTATTAGTACCATTCTTGATAGGAACTAACAAGTGGCTGTTTTCAGAAAAGACTCACCAGTACCAGCCGTCTACTCGGCTCCGCGTGCGCTTACAGCTGCCGCAGCTCAGGTAAAGATTGGTGACAAAACTGAATCAGACCAGTTTAAGGCTCGTCGCGCATCCTCTGTCACCCAGTGGCAACAAGAGGCGTGGGAATACTACGACGCAATTGGTGAAATCAAGTACGCCTTCAATCTGGTTGGCTCCGTTGTTTCCCGCATCCGTCTATATGCCGCAGTAAATGAGAATCCTGCCGAGACTCCTATCTCAGTGAAAGAGTCCGACAAGATTAGCCCTGAACTCTCCGCCGCAGCGGAACGCGCTCTACAGCGTCTTGACTCTGCGTATGGTGGACAGGCTGGGCTTCTCCGCGATGCAGCTCTTAACCTCTCTGTTACCGGAGAGTGCTACCTCGTACAGATGCCCGCTCGTATTGGTACTGGCTACCCCGAGTCTTGGGATATCCGCTCCGTTGACGAGCTTTCGATGGACGGTAAGGGCAACTACCAGATTCGCCCTCGTCACGACTCCACAACTGCACACAATATTCCACTGCCCTCGTCCTCATTCATTGGACGCATCTGGCGTGCACACCCCCGCTTCTCAGACGAGCCAGATTCGAGCCTCAAGGGTCTTCTTGACCTATGTGCCGAGCTTCTGCTCCTGAACCGTACCTTCCGTGGCACGGCTCGCTCACGTCTTAACGCTGGTGCGCTATACCTGCCAGATGGTCTATCCGTTGCCTCTTCTACCGACCCCGACTACCCATACGATGAGAATGGCGACCCGACGGGAGTTGTTGCGGAGGAAGAAGAAGACCAGTTTGAAGAGCAGCTCATCGACGCGATGACTACGCCCATCTCCGATGAAGCATCCGCCTCTGCTGTTGTCCCTCTTATCATCCGCGGTCCCGCCGAACTGGGTGACAAGATTAAGCAGTTCAAGTTTGAGCGTTCATTTGACCCCGCGCTAGCTGAGCGCTCAGACCGCGTACTAGAGCGTATCCTGCAAGGACTCGACGTTCCTAAAGATGTTGTTACTGGTCTTGCTAATGTTAAGTACTCGAACGCTCTACAGATTGACGAGTCACTCTACAAGGCACATATCGAGCCTCTGCTTCTTCTTATCTCAGATGCTCTGACCGTTGTTTACTTGCGTCCATACCTCCGTTCACTCGGATACGATGAGGCAGATGTCAACCGTCTTGTTGTTTGGTATGACCCCTCGGCTATCTCGACTCGTAATGACCGCGCGGCAGATGCTGACTCGGGATTCGACAAGATGGCTGTCTCATATGCAGCATGGCGACACGCTCACGGCTTCTCGGAGGCAGATGCTCCCGACGCTACTGAGACAGCAATCCGTATGCTTATCCAGAAGGGTTCAATTAGCCCCGAGCTAACTGAGGCTCTTCTTGGAACGATTGCGCCGGACATTATGGGCAAGGCTCGCCAGACTAGCCAAGAGCAGTCTGTTGCTCCGCTTCCACCAAATGTTGAGCAAGCACTCGGAATGGGCGCACCCGAGTCCCCCACAACTCCAGAAGCCCCTGCAACCCCAGAAGCTACTCCAGCAGAGCAGACACCACCGGCAGAAGTACCTCAGGCAACAGCGTCTATTGAAGAGCCAGCTCCTAAGGTACCAGCTAAGACTGCTAAAAAGGCAGCGATGCCCGGAGAAAACACAAAAGACTCTCAGGTTTCCTAAACATAAAATCTAAGTCACTATCAAACAAACCTGTATGATAGTAAAGACGTAGAATTTTCTGTGAATGGAGCCATAATTGTCCATCAATTCTCTGATTGATATGGCAGAGCGCGAGCCTGTAAAACCTGTATTTGGTGCGAAGCCTATTGCTCCACTGTCTCTTGTTGCTTCACTGCGCTCTTTTGCCGATTCTCAGAACGAAAACTTCGCTGACGTGCAATATGTGTCCTATTCTACAATTGACGAAATTATTGCCCGCGAAGAGCATAACGGAGATGCTGTTGTTCAACGCGCTGTAGCCAACTTTTTCGCTACTGTAGAGAATCCAGCCACAAAACGACCTACTCAGCACACTGACCTCCTCCCCGAAGGTCACCCGCTGTCTACTCGCTGGGTATCAAGTTTCCAGAAGCGTGCCATTGTTGCGTCTTACATGGCTCAAACTGCCGAAATTGAGGACGAAGTACGTCCAATTCTTGCTTCTGCCCTCAAAGCAGAGCCAAACACCGCTACACGAAAATTCTACGAAGCCAAGCTCAAAATGCACGACAAAGGCTTTAGCACAGAAATCATTATTTCTACAGCAGATAAGGCTATTTCCGCCTAATTTGCGGAAATTGCTATAGTATTTACTCATGGAGAACAACGTGCCCGATAACATCGACCCCATCATCTCAGCAGGAAACTTCCACGAGTCGTGGCGTACCCAGCTTCGTGACCGTTTTGGTCGCTGGATTGAGATGGGACGCGGCGCAAAGTTCAAATTCCGCAACCGTAATGGTCAGACCATGTCTGGTCAGGGTACCTTCATTGGTGGAACAGGTAACGAGGGCGAAGGTCAGTTCTATGTACACGACGTTCCGGGTCTAAAAGACGGTTTCTACAACCTCAAATCAGGAAACGTACAGGAAATCCTTGGCTCACTCGACCCAGAGTACCTTAAGGCTCGCGGTATTGAGCTTGGTAAGCACGCTGAGGGTCACGATGTTGGTGACCGTCTCAACAAAGACATCCCAAACATCGACCAGATGGGATACTCGAACGCTCCTCTGAACTGGTCACAGGATGCTAAAGACCCTCGTATGTTCCACAGCAACGATGGCAAGTACACTGCCCTCCAGCAGGAGGACGGAAAGTTCAATGTTACTGGCGTAAACGGAGAATCATTCTCGGCTGATAACTGGGCAGAGGTTATTCATAAGTACGGTCAGCTCAGCGAAGGTGAAAAGTCTCCGACTCCACTTCCCGGCGACAAGGTTCTAGCTCGTCTTGGCGAAAAGGGCAATGCTCCCGAAGCCCCATCTGCCCCTAACGCAGACGCAAACGGTCTTTCCGCAGAACAGCAAGCTAAGATTGCACAGCTCCGCCGTGACCGTCGCGAGAACACAAACATGCAACGTGGTCTTGACCGCCGTGGTCAGCTGTACAACAACCTCGAAAAAGAGAACGCTGACATTGACCGTCAGATTGCTGACATCCAGAACAACCCAGAGAACGCTCCTGCACAGGAGAAGGTAGCAGAGCTTCCCGCAGAGAAGCCCCAAGCTCCCACCCCTTGGGGACATGGCGTAGAGCTTACTAATCCTGACGGCTCAAAGAAAGAGCTTAAGGACTTCACTGATGACGAAATTAAGCGTCTTGCTCAGTCTGAAGAAGCAGAACAGCATATGTCTGAGGAAAATGCTCGCGAGAAGGAGGGTCGCATTGGCATTGGTCGCTCTAAGACATTCAACGATAAAACTTACCGTAATGAGGCTCGTCGTCGCGGCATTGACTACTCCTACATGGTGGATGAAAAGGGAAACCTCGTAGAGAGTAAGGCAAAGCCCGAAGCTAATCTACCTACTGCACCAACCTCTGCTCCCACAAACCGCGAGGAAGCAATTGCAAACCTCGACGCAAAGAACGAAGAATACTCAAAGTTTATTGCTACTGAGAGGGAAGAGCGAACCAAGGACAGCACCTCACAGGCATACAAGGATGCTAAGCAAGCTCGTATTGACTACTTCAATAATGAGGTAGTTCCTGCTATCAACCAGTGGCACAAATATGCTCTTGTTAGTGACTACAAGGTGGGCGACGAGACTGGTGGAATTAACTTCGTAGAGAACGCTCCAGTTGGCACAAAGATTGCATGGTCTACTCCCGGATACCCATATGAGGAAGCTAGTCGCCAAGACCAGATGTTTACAGCTGAGAAGACTGGAGACAATAGCTGGAATGTTAGCTTCGTCTGGAGCCAAGACAGTGGCTTTGATGGAGAAGAGGGTGTCCTCACTAACCAACAAATTATTGACTACTCGGGAGACCAAGCTAGCATCGAGGAACTTCCTCAAGGAAAGCCAAAGGTAGAAGCTAAGCTTCCAGAAAATGCTCCTGAATCGCCCCTCCCCGGTGAAGCTCCAACTCCAGAGTCTGAAGTTGGCAAGATTGTACAAATCGATACTACTAATGGTCTTGAGTCTATTAAGGCTCAGATTAGTGATGCCATTACAAATGGTCACAAAATTCAGTTCTACTACAAAGGAAAGAACCGAGAGATTCTTCCTACTCTTCTAGAGGACAAGAACCCTAATACCCGAAACACTAACTTTGTTGGTACTACTGGTGATGGTGAGCCTAAGAGATTCACTCTTACCCAGATGAGTAACTACAAGGAAGACAATACAACTGCTAACCCAGATAAGGCTCCTCATGCTCCGCTCATCAAGAACGAGGCTACAAACACCGAGCTTGCTCTAGACCCAGCTCCATACGAGTCTAAGGGGATAGGCATTGACGGTACATCAGATGACCCATCTGTTATTGCCAATACTCACAATGTACAAGAGCTTCAGACTGCGTTTGAGAACGCTCTTAAGAATGGTGACCAGACTGTACGTCTTCAGTTCCCCGGTGAGGGTAACCAGCCCGGACCGGAAGCTGATATTCCAACTGAGGCTATTCGTGATGCTCTCCAGATGCGTGGTCGCGATACCAACACTATTTCCGAGAACGTAACACCTAATAACAGCGCAATCCCGGAGCCTAGCGAAACAGGTAATGAGGCTTCATTCGGAAAAATCTACCTTGCTCAGCACCTCTACGAGCACCGTGAGCTTTCTAGGGAAGACCGTACTCGTGTACGAGACATCCTCGCACAGGAGCACCCATCTGCCGAAGATGTTCAAGCTGTTATTGACGAACTCTCTCAGCTTCCTGAAGCAGCTCCCGGAGATGTCAACCTCAAGCGTGGATTCCGCGAGGTTCCCCCAGCTATTCGTCGTGGTCTAACTGACCCCGGTCAGGTTCTAGAGGCTATGAAAGCTGTCTACCCTGACGCTCACTACAACGAGGATGGCGAGCTTGTTCTTGCTTCTCGCGAAACGACCCGTGCAGACGGTACTCGTATGCGTTACGACCTCGTTACGATTCGTACTACTGACGAGTTCTTCTACACTTACATGCGTGAGACAAACCTCACGAGTGGAGAGGTACAGTCTCGACGAATTACCACATTCACACAGTCAGCTCGCGCTCTCAACAACAAGACATACGCGGTCTACTACAAGATGATGTACGGTAACCCGGAGAGTACATTTAACCGTAATACAGATGGTCGTGGTTCAATCCAGCGCGACTCTATCAACCCAGAGACAGGTCGCCCAGAGCACCTTCGTGACCAGCCACTTCAGCGCGAGACCATCGAAGCTATTCGTAATGCAAGCTCGCTCGATGAGGTTACTGATGCAGTTATCCACTCGGTATTCAATAACGTAACTCGCTACGGTCTAGAGGATGACATTGTTTCCCGTCTTCGCCAAGAGACTGGTCTAAGCAACCAGCAACTCCAGCAACTTATTACCGCTATTAATATGCACGCTATGGATGTCGAGAACCACTACGACACATGGATTTCTAGCGACCACATGACACCAATCGAAGCTGGAGACATTGTTCAGCACGAGGATGGTCGTATCGGTTACGTTGTCAACCGTATTGGTAGCCACTTTACCCGTGGATACAACTACACCGACTATGTATTCGTTAAGTTCCAGAACCCAGACGGCTCATGGTCTATCTCACAGCGCAACATTACCTCGCGTAACCTGACAATTATCAGCACTAAGTCAGGTACCGATGGTTCAGAGCGTCGTGTTGGAAACCGTCCTGCCAATGCAGAAGCACCATCAGTACCAGAAGCACCTCAGGCTGAGAAGGCTCCTCGCCGTACAGAGCCACTGAACACAACTCCTGCCACTGCTCCCCGCGAGGTAGATGTTACTACCAACCCAGACAGCGGCAAGAAGGTTGTTGACCTTGGTGACGGTAAGCCAGTAGAAATGAGCGCAAGCGACACTGCTCTTCTCTCCCAGCGTGACTACGTCCAAGGTGATGTACAAGTTCACGACCTCGTACCGGGAGTTAATGACCAGACTGGTGAACTAGAGATTCACGAGATTCTCTCCATTGAAGAGAACCCCGACGGTGGATACGATGTCAGCACAGTTGTTGTTGGGCAGAACGGCTCAGCTACATCACGCATACTCGTTAACACCGTAAACCTTGACAGCCTCGACAGCCTTGAGGCATACCGTACCCGAGAAGCTTCCACACCAGAAGCTGCTACTCAGAACGAGATTGACCGCGTATTCGCAGAGTTCCGCGAGGCAGACACCTCGGGACTTAGCGCAGATGAACTCAACCGAGTCATGGAAGCCCTGCGTATGCGTGAGGGTGACACCACATTCAATGCCCAGCAGATGAATGACATTGCTCGCGAGCTTTCAGCTCTTCCTCGTCGTAACCAGCCAACTCCAGAAGAGAACGCTAAGGCTGTTAATGACCTAGCTAGTAGTATCGTTGACTCGAAGCCAGACGACACGGTTGATGTCTCTAATGCTGTCAACGAGGCTAAGATTCGTACCTCCGAGCTTGAGAATAACCAAGAGGCACTTTCACCAGCTACCTCACCGGAGGAGCGTTTCGCTGAGCTGAATCGTGACACTCTTGAGAATGAAGAGGTACCAAGCACCGAGTGGCTTCAGTATGCTCCCGTAGGTACTCAGGTCAGCCGTGTTGATGGTGACGGTACAGTAGTAGAAACTCGAACCAAGCAAGCTGACGGCACATGGCAGTCAGACCGTGCGGGTGCAGCTAGGTATACCTCAGAGTTCTTCACCCTGAATGACTGGCTAATCTCCAGTGTCCCTGAGAACAACGCAGAGGCTCAGAGACAAGAGCACGAGCAAGAGCAAATCAACTCAGGTGACCCCATCCCCAACCGTGACTGGCTACAGCACACTCCGGCTGGCACCGTGGTATTTGAGGTTGACAATGAGGGTGACCCCATTAACTACGTCAAGCAAGAAGACGGAACATGGAAGAACACGTCCTCCGGCGCTACTATGAGCGAAGCCTCAATGTATCGTAAAGCTGACAATCAGGCACTATCCCTTGACCGCACCCCTGCACCGACGCAAGCCCAGCCAGAATCAAACTGGTCTGACCTCCCCGCTGGAGCTAATATCCCAGATATGGCTTGGATGGAGAATGCTCCTACTGGAGTAATTGTTCGACTATCAAACTCCAACGATGCTTACATTAAAGATGTAAATGGTCAGTGGCACCGAGTAAACGCACTTGGTGACCGCACTAGTGAAGATGTACCAGCGAATGCTTTTGACCGTGTTCTAGCTGATGGACGAGTCCACCGTATAGCACCCGCAGAGGTTCGTCTAGAGGACTCTGGATTCCCCGAACCAGCCCCACTTCCAGCTCCTCCCGCAACATATAATACCCCTACTAATAAGGTGGAAGCTCCACAAGCTCCCCGAGAGGCAACTCCAGCTCCTGTAGTAAATACTGGAGAACTGACAAGCCCAGACTGGGAATCAATTCCTGAGAACACTCCTATCAATAACCCAGAGTCATTTGCTAATGCTCCTACTGGTTCTGTAGTAACTGTAAATGGTGCTACTTACATCAAGAAGGAAGATGGTCTGTGGTACTCTCAGCTTCTTGAGGACAACAACCGTCCTCAGACTGGTTCAAGCAATGAAGATATGGCTAATGCTAATCTCTTCCAGCGCGAGGGTAGCACCATTCCTACTCAGGTTTGGGAGCCTCAAGCAGATGGTTCAGCTGTAACTGACCCATCCTATATCGAGAATGCTTCAGTTGGAGCACGAGTCACAGTTACTCGTCCAGATGGAAGTTCACGTACATGGATTTATGCTGGCTCGGACATCTGGGTCAACCAAGACCGTGGAGAGACTGCATACACTTCTAGTATTGCTAGCCGTGTTAGTGAAGCAAATAGCTCAGTTGTTGCACGACCTACTTTTGACCCCTCTGCCCCTGAGTACCAGCCTGTAACGGTTAGCTCAGCTTCTGACCTGCGTAATGTTCCAGTAGGTACTCACCTGTCTGGCTCAACTACTGGCGGTCAGAGTCGATGGTTCCGTAAGAATGCAGATGGCTCGTGGTCGCAAGGCTCACCTACAGGTGCTACGCACACACGGGATGAAGTTTGGGTAGCAGACTTTATTCGTCGCAATGGTTCGGCTATTTACCACACGCCAGAATCGCGACAAGCTACCTCTATCATCAATAACATGCGAGTCGCTTCGTCTCGCGGTTCTAACCGTAACTCTGACCTCATCACACCTGCTGACCTAGACCCGTCAGTTCCAGCAGTTGCTCGCCGTGGCGGACCTATCGAGTATACCTATGAACCCGGTAGCTATGAAGGGGTTATGACTCCTGAAGAGTTTAAAGACCTCGTCAAGAACATGGATGACCCAAATAATAGGCGTAAAGTTCTCCAAATGGTAGAAGACCAGTTCACTGGTAAGCAGTTTGGTATTCACACCCTAGGTGCACCAGTATCTCAGGGCGGTCGTTCATTCAAATTTACTATCTTTAATAAAGACGGTAAAGATGTTGGTTACACGATTCGTACCTTTAAGTTCGATAACAATGGTGAAATGTACATCTACAACGACTACATGTACATCCCGGCTAAGCCAGACCGTGGTGGTGGATTCTCTACCAACTACTTCGAGGCATGGGATGACTTTGGTCGCGCCTATGGAGTCAATACTATGCAGGTACACGCTGCTCTTGAAGACGGTGGCTACACATGGGGTAAGACCGGCTTTGACTACAATGGCGGTAAAGTTCCTACTGAAATTAAGTCTCGTCTGAAGACTCAACTTCGTATGGCTATTGCTAATAACCGACTTTTTGATGCTCAGAAGCTGAATGAGATTATTCAGAAGATAAATTCTGGTGTACAGGTTCACGCATGGGAGATTGCCAACATTCAGGGTCAACGCTCTAGCTACCCCACTCATGGTGGTACGCTTGGTCGTGAGCTTACTAATGGTAGTAACTGGTTGGGTACACGCCGTATCCCCACTCTCGAAGAGGCTAAGGCAAAGCGCCTAAAGGATATTGCTAAGAACGAAGCAAAGAAGAATCAGAGGAATAACCGTGGAAACTAATACTAATGCAGATACACCTAATATGGTGACTGTAAAAGCGACGCATGTAACTCCCGACGGAGAGTTGCTTGCAACATTCGATAACGGTGTTCTTCTATATCAGGATGGCTCACTCGGAACTCAGTATAGCCTTGAGACTGAACACAAAGATGGTTTCGAAAATATTTACTCAGAATCATCTGGAACATTCGATGTTAGCAAAGAAGCATACGACTCAGTTCAGGGTCTTATTGATATGCTCAATATGGCTCAGGCAGCATATGAGGAAAATCCTCCTCAAACCCCTGAAGAAGATGACGAGTATCTCTATAACAGCGAAGAAGCTAATGAGGAGCTAGACGAAAATGCCTAATAGACTCATCTATCCAACTACCGGAGTACTCGAAAAGGCAGACGGGTCAGACCCAAAGCCTATTAAATCCGCTTCTATGCCAGACGACTCAACACTGAATGTTGAGTATGTTAGTGGTTCAGTTGACTCATTCCCCGTCAAAGACGGTAAGATAGAACCATACAATAATGGTTTAGTTTCGTTTACCACGGATGATGGCGATACCTACACAATCCGCCCACTTGAGTCAGAAGACGGCGAGTGGATTTCGGATTATGGGGTAGACTTGCCTACGAACATCCTCACGAAAATGCTTTTTAAGGAACAGGGACTGGGACAGATGCCATACCTACAAGATGCTAATGAAACAATGGTTGCTTTTAGCCAGCCAGATAGCAAAGACATCTACGGTGTCCTCTATGTCAATAAGTTTGGCGCGTTCATTCGCTACAACGGACAGTGGGTTGGCGTTAAGCCGTCTGACGACACTTTTGATGACACCATTCCTTACATGGTAAATGCTGACACAGCAGAAGAGTTTGTCAAAGAATACGACAAAGGCAACATGACCGTTGCTGATGCAGAGAACTACACAACCTCACCTGACGACACCACAGAGAGTAAGTAACTCATATGGCTCAGCTTGCTGGACGCTCTGGAAATCTTTACCTTTTCACTGAAGGCAGTGTTGGGGTAATTATTGATTCCTCTATTAATGTCATTGTTGCCTCTGGCTCGATGGACATTATGTCTGCGTCCCACGAGTGGGAGCCTGTACGCGGTGATGAATTTCAGTCTGACCTAGCTGACCTAGGTGTTCTTTCTATGACCGCTTCTATTACAGCATCTACTGGTCGTATGTACACAATTCCGTCTGGAGTAAAAGCTGAAGCTAAGAAGTCGCTTGAGTGGCACAAAAAGTACAACCGTGGTGGTACCTCTGTTGGTCTTAATACGGCTCGCACTCTCGCTGCTGGTGGACAAATCGGTATTCACAAGGTTCGCCACATTGCTAAGTACTTCCCCCGCCACGAGGTAGACAAAAAGGGTAAAGGCTGGTCTCCTAAGGAGGATGGCTTCCCCTCGAAGGGTCGTATCGCGTGGGCATTGTGGGGCGGTGACGCTGCATGGCGTTGGGCACAGGCAATTGTTGAGCGTGAAGACAAGAAGCCTGTAACTGCTGCTGGTGTGTACGAGTTTGATAAGCCTAATCACTACATTGAGCTTGAGGATTTTGAGAAGTCACTAAAAGAGCAAGAAGTTGTTGCTCCAGAGTTCCTCGCCCGTGTTCGTCTTGATGGTTCTGGTATTGACCGACTCTACAAGATTGACTCGGATAGCCATGTCTATGTTTGGGACGATGGAGACTGGGATAGCCTAGGATTTCCTAGCGGAGATATCTGGGCTTATGACCGTGCACTTGACGACCCCTACGATAACGTAGAAACTTCTCACCTGATGATTGACCCGGATTCAGCAATCATCATCGCTGCTCACCTTCACGAGTGCCCATTTAAGAATGTCACTATTGATGAGATTGACTCCCACGAGTCTGAACTTGCTGTTGAAGCCGTATTTGCTGAGGACTGGGACTTTGTAGACCAGACAATTACCGCAGCTGCTCCAGCTGGTGCAGATACTGTTCCCTCATCAGACAACCAGTACACAGGCGAAGAGCGTTCACAGAATGCTTCTAAGCAGGTTCGTGACGCAACTGGTAAGTTCACCTCGATGGGTGCTCCTGTTACCGTAGGTGGCGACCCACGGGGTACTGGAACCGTTACAGCTATGAATAGTGCTAACGGAACAGCAGATGTAAAGCTTAAGAACGGTCAGACTGTTACTGTTCCCGGAAAGATTCTCCAGCCCGGTTCATACACAGCTACTATCCCCGGTCAGCCAGTTCAGGTTGAGCCTGTAGATGTTACAGGTATCCTTGGCGAGCCTCGTATGCCTGTTGGTAAGGCTGGCGCACAGCTTCCCGGAACTCTTCCTGCTATGACTGATGACAGCCTCAAGCAGGTTCTTGGAAACTTCTCAGCATGGGTTAAGTCAGAGCGTGATTCATTCCGTGCTAACCCAAGCCCCAAGGATGTAGCTGTTCAAGGAAAGAACAGCACTGACATTGGAGACGCTGGTCGTGCCTACGAAAAGAAGGCTGACGCTAAGTTTGACACGAATCCTTACGGTAACCCACTTCTCAATAAGTGGCTACACGAAAAGGACAAGCGTAGTGGAACTAATAACGCTATTTGGTACAGCCCTGTTGTTCCAATGCGTGCTGCTGGTGACAGCCAAGTTGCTGAGCCAGAAAAGGTAACCCCCGCTAAGCCGGGTCAAGCACCTACTCAGGTTACTCCAGAGAACTCAGATGTTGCCCCAATCTACCTAGCTGTTGTTGACCAAGACGACCCACAGGCTGTTCTTTCGCTAGTTAGCCTTGTCCCATCATCTAATTCGTCTACTAAGCCAGCTACGTTCGTTCGTAAGGATGGTAAGTGGGTTCCTGATGCTCAGACCCTTGCTGACCTTCAGTCAGCTACTCCTCCTCCAGTAGTTCCTCTTGATGATGCTACTCTTCAGGATGTTATTAAGCAGGTTGATGAGGCTACAGCAGTTACTGCTTCGCTGATTATGTCCGTTCTGTTTGGACCGACACTCGTTGCAGCTGGTGGTGCAGACCGTAACCGTGGTAACGCAGAGAAGCTCCGCGAGTATTGGACGCACGGCGAAGGAGCTGCAAAGATTCGCTGGGGAACTGGTGGAGACTGGAAGCGTTGTGTACGCCACCTCTCCAAGTACCTCGGTGTCCGTGCAAAGGGCTACTGCCAGCTCCGTCACAAGGATGCTCTCGGATTCTATACTTCTACTCACGCCAAGATGGACAGGAAGGCTAAGCACGCTGCATCTGCAATTGAGCAGTTTGCTGACCTAGTTGCAGAGTCGCAGGACGCTGAAGCTACACCAGCCTTCACAAAGGTTACTGAGAATGAAATGGCTCAGCCTATCCATGACATCATTGAAGAGCCAGATGACTCATACGATGACGACTGGGAGCCAGACGAGGAGATTGTTCTCTTCCTCAAGAATCTTGACCAAGCCAATGATATTCTCTTCTCGCTCGTAGCTGCTGGTGGAATTGACCGTAGCCACGGAGATGCAGAACAGCTTCGCCGTTACTGGACTATCGGTGAGGGTGGCGCAAAGATTAAGTGGGGCGTTGAGGGCGACTGGAAGCGTTGCGTTCGTCACCTTGGTAAGTATCTTGGTATTCGTGCTAAGGGTTACTGTGCACTACGCCACAAGGAAATGAACGGCGTATGGCCCGGTTCTCAGCAAGAGCACCACGGTCACTTCTCGCTCAAGGACTTTGACGAGATTTACGAACTCCGTCAGCTACACGCACAGGTCGAAGATGCTTTTGAGCAGAACGGTCTTATTGCCGATGGAACAGTTGCTGAGTCAGGTTCTGGCTTCTACATTCCTCTAGTTATTCCAGAGGGTCAGGAGTCCGGCGATGGACGCATCTTTAAGAAGGATGCAATCACCATGCGTGACCTCCCACTTCCACTCATGTGGCAGATTAAGACTGGTGCTGGTCACGACGGTTCTGTTGTTGTCGGACGTATCGACAAGATGGAGCACACAGAAGACGGCATTGCTAACGCCTATGGTGTCTTCGATTCAGGCGCATTTGGTCGCGAGGCTGAGCGTCTTGTCCGTAACGGATTCCTTCGTGGAGTGTCAGCAGATATGGACAAGTTTGAGGCTGAAGAAGAGGTTCCCACAGAAAACTCTGAAGGCGAAATCAAGAAAAACAAAATTGTTATAAATAAGGCTAGGGTCATGGGCGTTACAATTGTACCTAAGCCAGCTTTTCAAGAATGCACAATTAATCTTCTCGACGGAGAAGGCAATCCTCAGGAGGATAAAATGATTACAGACGGTGTTTACGTCGATGAGATGGACCCTACAGAGGCTTCAGCACTCGTTGCTTGTGGCATCGTAGCTGGCGTTGCTCCGACTAATCCCCCCAAAGAGTGGTTCAACAACCCCGCTCTCAAGGAGCCAACTCCGCTAACTGTTACTGACGATGGTCGTGTCTTTGGTCACATCGCTGCATGGCACGTTGACCACATTGGTATGGCTTTTGGCACACGCCCGCCTCGTAGCCGTAGTAACTACGCTTACTTCCACACTGGTGTTGTCCGTACAGAGGATGGCTCAGATGTTCCAGTAGGTCAGATTACTCTTGCTGGTGGACACGCAGACATTACTGCTTCAGCTGCTGAAGCTGTCAAGCACTACGATGACACCGCATCAGCAGTTATCGACTGCCACGCTGGTGAAGACGCTTACGGTATTTGGGTTGCTGGCGCACTTCGCCCCGGTTGCTCACCCGAGCAGGTTCGCGCACTACGCGCTTCTGCTCCTTCGGGAGACTGGCGACCAATCAAGGGAAGCCTTGAGCTAGTTGCTGTTTGTCAGGTAAATGTCCCCGGATTCCCTGTTGCTCGCGCCCGCGTCGCATCAGGTCAGGTTATGGCTCTCGTAGCTGCTGGTGCTTCAGTACTTGCCAAGCTCAAGTCAGACCCTGTAACTGAACTATCAACTCGCCTTGAGCGACTGGAGAAAGTAGAAACAATGTCCGCTATGGATGAAGCACGCGCACGTTTTAATGCGCTCAAGCAGGAGTTGAACATTGCTCCAGCTGTTGAGACTCTTACCGCTGATGGTATGGGTATGGAAGCTGAAGAGCAAGAGCCACTCATTGTTGACGTTCTTGAGAAGCTTCTCTCCGATGTCGTCTCGGTCTACTTCCGTGCACACGGATACCACTGGAATGTCAAGGGTCAGGACTTCGCTCAGTACCACGAGCTGTTCTCAGACATCTACGAAGACATCTATGGCTCAATCGACCCAATCGCAGAGAACATCGTAAAGCTCGGCTACGACTCACCATTCAACCTTGGTGACTTCATGGCTGGTCGCTCAATTGGTGACTCAGACATCGACACAGCTAACCCACACGACATGGCATACGACCTCTTCATTGCTAACAACGCTCTTATCGAAGAGCTGAAGATGGTCTTCAATGTCTGCACCGCAGCTAATGAGCAGGGTATTGCTAACTTCATCGCTGAGCGTATTGACCACCACCAGAAGTGGGCATGGCAACTCCGCGCTTCAGTTATCCCTGAGGAGTTCCAGACTCTCTCGGACGAGGCTAACGAAGATGAGGCAGAGCAGTTCTACGCTCAGGCATTCTCAATCCTCGCTGACGAGGGAATCATTGCCTCAGGTGTTCCTTACGATGAGGCTGGTTACATCTCGGAAGCTGTCCGTGCAAAGGCAGCTGAAAAGGGATTTGCCCTCAAGGATGGTTCATTCCCAATCCGCAATGCCTCGGAGCTGAAGAAGGCTATCCACGCCTACGGACGCGCTAAGAACAAGGCAGCGGTTCGCAAGCACATCATCAAGCGTGCAGAGGCTCTTGGAAAGTCAAACCTCGTACCCGAGGGCTGGACAACAGCAAGCTCACAGGGCATCACAGCTAGCGTTGAGTCAATGCGTGCTCGTATCGAAGCCATCACTGCATCTGCTGAAGGTACTACAGAGTCAGAGTAATGGACAATCTTCCTGAAGACATCAATGAAGCGCCAGCACCAGTGACTCCACTGGTGGCTGGTGCTCTTGACCGACTCAAGAATCTTGTTGAGGACGCTAAGACCGCTGCAGAACAAGCTAAGCAGGGTCGCCCCGTTCCCGGTGGAGATGCTCCTAAGACAATCATCAACGCTAAGACTGGTATTGAAAAGGCTGTAGAGCCTGTCAACCTTAATAAGGGACTGCCATCTCTTGATAAGTATGTTCCCGGTAAAACTCAGCCCCGCGATGAGGCTGGCAAGTTCCGTGATGTACTAGCGCGTCTTAAGCAGGACTTGGGTCCTAACGGAAATCAAGTTGTTCTTGCCAAGATTAAAGAAGCAGAGAAGTTTGGTAACGTAGGAAACTACAAGCAAGCTGTACAGTCTGCCCATGACCTTATTGGTACTGTTGACCGCCTTGATTCAGGTGCACTCAACTCCAAGTCTGTAGAGAACGTGCGTGCCACGACTACTGAGCTTGGCAAGGTTATTTCAAATCTTCCCCTCCCATTCGACGACCAAGCACAGAAGGTTCGCTTTAGCGATTTACCTCCTGTTCTTCGAGAACTCACTCAAAATATCATTGACCGAGTTGAGAAGAAGATTGGTCCTAAGGATGGAGCCGTAGCCACGAAGGATTTGAAAAACTTCATGTCTGGCGGAGAAGTGTACAGTCAGTCGCAAATTTCGTCTCAATTAAACCGAATGCTTCGATTACTAACATAAAATTGATGTAATATTAGTTAGTGGGTGTAGTGCCTCTTCACAATCGCGTGTTGAAGTCCCTATACCTCCGACTATCCGCAAAGATGAGCGGGACTTCCGCTCATCCTTACTGGCCCAAGGAGAGGTACAGTGGACCAAATTAAAACACAGCTAGACCAGCTAGCTGAGCTGAGCGACGAGCAAGTCGCTGAGCTTCAGACAAGCATCGTCAGCGAGTTTGAGGCGGTTGAGCAAAGTGACCCCACTCCCGAGACAGTAGATGCAATGACTACTCTTGCAGACATGTTGGACACAGTCCGTGGCGAGGTAACTCGTCGCGAGGCACAGGCGGAAGAGCTTACTGCTGCTGCTGCCGATGCTGTTGACCGTGTTCACGGTTCAGAAGATGTAGTCCCCGAGCAGGTTCCCTCCGAGGAGAATCCTGTTGAGGACTCAACCGAGACCCCTCAAGATGAAAACAAGGAGAAGAACATGTCAGAGGCATCAACTGACTCGGCTGAAGTTGCTGAGTTCGCCACCGACAACGCACCCGTTGACGAAGCACCCGCTTCGCCAGAGGTTCCAGCAGAGGAGGCTCCCGTAGAGGGCGCTCCCGCTGAAGGTACCCCGGCTGAAGAGGGAACAGAAACACCTGAAGAAGAGAAGAAAGAGCCTGTTGAGGAAGCACCTATGGCTTCAACATCAGACGTTCTTGAAGCTTCAGTTGCTGAAGAAGAGACCTTCTCAGCAGAAGAAAACACAACTATTGAGCCAGAGGCTCAGGAAGAGGCACCCGTGACCGCCGCAGCAGAAGGAGCTTTCGAAGCTCCTGTTGACCGTCAGCCTGTGCTCGAAGTTGTCGAATCAGCTCCAGTTGCTATCACAGCTGGTGCCGACATCCCGGGCTACACCGCTGGAAGCACAATTGATTCAATGTCCGACGTTGCAGTCGCAATGGAGAAGCGTCTCCACTCACTGCGTCGCGTCAATGGTGGAGATGGTGAGCAGCACATCGTTGCTTCAATCTCGACCCAGTACCCAGAGGCTCGTACTCTCGGAACTGACCCAGAAGAGAACCGCGCAAAGATTGAGAACGTAGTTGGAGCCAAGGCGCTTGTCGCTTCGGGTGGTTTTGCCACACCTCTTCAGGTTCGTTACGACATCTTCGGAATTGGCTCAAACGCCCGTCCCGTTCGTGACTCACTTCCTTCGTTCCAAGCAGACCGTGGTGGTATCCGCTACGTAACTCCTCCAGTATTGGCATCATATGACAACGCTGTTGGTGTTTGGACAAACTCAACCGACACAACCCCGAACAGCTCAACTAAGGCTAGCCTTACTGTTACAGCTGCACAGGAGCAGACATCGTACACTGACGCTGTTACTCTCCAGATGCAGTTCGGTAACCTGTTCTCGCGTGCGTACCCAGAGCTTCTCGCTCGCCACAACGAGCTTGGTCTTATCCAGCACGCTCGTGAGGCAGAGCAGAACAT